CTTATATTTTTTTAAAATGTTCATCTATTTTTCCAAATCCTGACATTCCCATTCCACCATGAGTTTCTTCATTAGTTAAGAATTCTTCATCTGGTGAATAAAAAGGTTTATCTGTTACATAATAATATGGATGATATTTAGTTTTAGACTCTAACATAGCACATTGAGAATAACTTATTCTTGTTACAGGATAAGATTCACCTTCTTGAAATAACATTTCATTTTCCCAAACCAAGTCTTTTATACAGAGTAATTTTTCACCTTTTTTGTATTTAGTGTTAAATACCTTTACATCTTTTAATTTTTTCTCTTTCATTTTTAGTTTATATATTTTTTCTATGAGTAGAGAAGTGGAATACCCCTCTGTCAGTTCTATTGTTACAACTTTACCACCATATGATTTCACAAAATCTTCACCAACAATCATAATCTTTATATATTTATTTTTCCAATACCATCATTTCTTGGTAAACATATTGCTGTTGCAGTGTTTGAACCATCTGATTTTCTATCATTAATAACAACTCTTTCACCTCTACCTAATCCCATAATTAAATGGTCATAGACTATTCCACAGACAAGTAATTGTTTTTCTGTAAATTTTCTAAGAGATTCTTTTCTTCCAGTTGTTATAACTATTGTATATCCTGCAATTTCCCATTCATCTAATTTTTCCAAGACTCCTGGGAGAACTTCAGTTTTTTGTTTAATTAATGTTGATGATGAACCACCTTGATGTTTTATTATGCAACCGTCTATGTCTAAAAATATTGTTTTACTCATAATTTTATTTTATTTTTATCTTATTTTTATCTTATATCTTCTTCTACAACCGTCCAAGTTGGATCATTTTTTAAAGTTTTTTTAGTATTCATTTCTGATCTAATTCTGGTTAAAATATAATACATATCATTCATGAATATACCGAATATTCTCCTTGAGAAAAGAGCCAAATCTTTTTCACTCTTAGTTTTTGAGAATGATTCTAGTTTATCATTCAAATATTTAACTGATTCCATACTTGGAACTGGTTGGTTTTGAGGAAATAATAATTGGGATTCTATCATCTTGAATTTTTCATATGATTCTTTCAATTCTTCTATGTAAGAAGTTTTTGAATCATTGAATTTCCCATAAGACATGTATATGACTTGATGTTTTGTCAGTACCCTTTTCATTTCTGGTCTATCTGAATATTGTATCCAACTATCACCACAAGCATCAAGTGATACTGGGTCCAAAGGATTTAAACCTAAGATATTTTCATGTTTTTTATCAAATATTATTTCAAATGCTAAATAACCATCAATTAGAAATGTCTTTATGTAATTATACAATGAATGATTTTCTATGATAGGATATCCATCTGGTTTCATTAATGTTATAAATTGAGTTTTCAAATTATCATATATAGCATCTGTAACAATATCAAGAAAATTCCTGAGTTCATCTTTACATGCCAATTGTCTGAGTATTCTTCTTTTTTCCAAGTAAGGTCTATCTTGGAAATCTATTTTATCTTTTTTTTGAAATGTATAGTCAGTACTAGATTCTTTAGAGTTATTTGTTAATCTTTTTTCCCAATAAGAGTCTGATAATTTATAATATACTGCTGAATTTGGTGTGAATTCCACACCAGATTTCATTCCTGCTAACCAGGATTTAAAAATCACTAAAGATTCATTGTTTATGTGAATAATATCAGCAGTATTGTATGCTGCACTTTTTTGTAATCCATCAGAATTGTAAAAGTCTTTGTAAATATCTATACCTTCATCTCTTCTAGCAATTCTTAAATCACCTAATTTAATTTCTTTGTTTTCCATTTTGTTTTGATTTTTTTTTGTTTTTAATTTGTTTTGAGTTGTTTTTTATAGCATTTTCTACATAGTGGTTTATAACTTTCATTACCACCTATTTGTACTTGTTCGCCTTCGGTTGCTATTTTACCATTGACATATCTTATATTTAATATTGCTTTCTTTTCACATTCATGACAAAGTGTTACTAATTCCTGTATTTCATCAGCTATTGCTAATAAACAAGCTGATCCTTCAAATACATTCAATTGAAAATCACTTCTTAATCCATATGCAATGACTGGTATATCTAAATCATCAACTATATCAGATAATTGTAAGATATGATTTCTTTTAAAGAATTGAACTTCATCTACTAATACACAATCTATTTTATCTGAATTCTTTACATAGTCATAAATATTCATTTCATCATTTACACCTATAGCTTTTTCAGAAATACCTATTCTAGATTTAACTATATTTTCCCCATATCTATTATCTTTAGCAGAGGTAAATATTATAGTTTTCTTCCCTCTTTCAAGGTAGTTGAAATTAACCTTTAATATATCTAAAGATTTACCAGAGGACATTGAACCATATCTAAAAAATAATTTAGCCATCAATCAATTATATAAAAAAACACTTTAAGAGTTTAATATATAGTAATAAAAATATCTTTTAGGATGGGAGTGAAGAAGTATTTGAGTTTTTTGAATGAAGAAGTATCAGAAGAAGTTCTTAAATTTAGGAGAGCTATGGGTGATTATGGAGATGATGAAATAGAATTCAAAGATTCTAGGAAATTCCAGGAAAATGGAAATCCATTTCAAGATGATGGTGATGATGATGAAGATTATGATAATTGGGACACTTTCAAAAGAGAAAAAATATTTTATTTATTTCATGCAACAGAACAAAACCTCCTTCCAACTATAATAAGAAATGGGTTGATTGGGAGGATTTATTTAACAGATAATCCAGAAACAGCTCTAGAAAAACACCCTGTTTTGTTAAGAATAGAAGTAAATAATTTGGGTTTGACTAAAGAAGGGGATTATTATATTGCTAACAACATAGCCCCTAATAGAATAGAAGTCATAGGTAGTATGCAAGAATTTATAAATTATTATTCTAATTAACCGTATGTATCTATTTCTTTAATAACTTGATCTATTTTTTTACCCAAATCAAAAGGTAACATAGCTTGACTCCTACAAGCTTCCAACAAAGATTTCATTTGCATAGATACTTTCAAAAGAGCTGCAATGTCTCTTTCCATAGTCATATCTATTTTTTTGTTTTTAGTATATTGATCTAATTCATTTTTAAGTTTTTGATTTTCTAATCTTAAAAATTCTAATTCATAATTAGAACCTGTTGGCCCAGACCATACACTATCATTGAAAGATGTATTTTTTTTCCTCATATAGACTTTTTATTTTATATAACAAAAAAACAAGTTTTTGTTTTTAATATATATATTAAAACATACTAAAATATAAATGATTAGAAATTATCTTAAATTTATGAATGAAGCAAATGATATAGAAGATGATGATTCTGTATTAGATGGTTCAGAACCAGATTCTTTTTATACTGATTGGGGTAAATGGAGAGATGGTAAAGGTTTTGAAAAAACAAATCCTAATGAATTTCTCTATCATTCAATAGAAGATGATTATTATGATGGTGTTATGAAAGATGGTTTAATAGGTAAAATATATTTAACAGAAACTCCACAAGAATCTGCTCAACATCATCCAATTGTTTTGAAAATTAATGTAAAAGGATTAAGATTAAGAAAAGATGGTAATCATTGGACATTTTATGGTAAAATACCAGTTTCAAAATTAGAAGAGATATAAAATAATTAAAAATTATGATAAAAGATAAAGAAAAAATACTTATACAAACATTATATAATTTCTATAAGGTAGAAGAACCTAAGAAAAAAGAAATATTATGGCCATCAAGTTTGTCCCCAGTTGAATTTACAGATGGTGATCCAGTTATGTATGATGATCAAGATGGTAAAAAAAGAGCTGGTATATATAAAGGTTTTAGAAAAGAAGATGGTAAGTATAAAATTCAATTTGTTGATAATGGTGGGATAAGATATTGTTCTAGAAATAGAGTAAAAAAAATAGAAACAAAAGAAGAACCTAAAATAACTAAACAAGAATTAGATAAAATTCAAAAATTAATTAGAATTCTTAATCAAATGGTTGCAGATGGTGATTTATCACAAGAAGCTGTAGATGTTTTTGTTAAAGATTTAGAGATAGAGAAAAAACATAAATTACTTGATCCTTATAATGAAGAAAATTGGGATGAAGATGTTCAAATAATAAAGAAAACACCTATTCAACAACCTGGTATTACATGGAAACCAGCAGAAGATAGACCTGCCTATAGAGGCTGTTAAAACTAAAATTATGATATTACATAACAAAGAAGTATTCCCAAAGACAATATATTGTCTTACAGATGGCATTGCCGAAGAAGTAAAAAGACCTTTTTTCAATATACAAATTAAACTAAATGGTTGTAATGCAAATTGTGAATTTTGTATTAGTAAAACTGGTAAGAAATTCAATGAAGACCTATTTTTTGATAAACTGACTGAGATAAGAGAAAAGGCTTTCATTAAAAGACTTAATATAACTGGTGGTGAACCAACAATCAATTTTGAATTATATAACAGAATAGTTAGAAAATTAAGAGAATTATTACCTGAAACATTCATAGTCCTTAATACTAATGGATATAATTTTGAAAAAGTATTTGAATCTGATTCACATAAATACCTTAATAATATTCAATTAAGTAGACATCATTATATTGATGAAATCAATAATAAAATATTAGGATTCAAATCTGTACCAAGAGAACTTATTAAGAAAATTAATGAAGATTTAGAACATAAATTTTTAAATTTATCATGTAATTTAATAAAAGGATACATTGATAAAGATGAAGAAGTTTATAAGTATTTAGATGATGCTAGTGATTTAGATATAAGATGGGTTGGTTTTGTATCATTAATACCTTTGAATGATTTCTGTAAAGAAAATTATATAGATTTTGAGAGTTTAAATCTTACAAATAAAAGATTAATTCTTATGCAAAGTCATTGTTTAAATGACACTTGTAAATGTGCAGATTACCTTTATGTACCTAATGATTTAAGTTTTCCAATAAAAGTGTATAATAAAATTATTAAAAAATCAAATGTAAAACACATACTTGTGTTTGATGGTGAGAATTTCAATGTTGGTTTTGATGGTGAATTATTGGCTTAAATTTTATTTTCATATTTTAATTTAAGTAATAAATATTCAGTTACTATATCAAAAACTTTCATTTGATCTATATCTCCCAAACTTATTTTAACAACTCTATTTTCTTCAGTAACTTGTACACTAGATTGTTTGAAATCATTGTAATTCATTGGAAGTAAACATATGTGATACTGACCAACATTATTAACATCTTTGAAAAGAACTTTATCTACTTCAATAGGAAATAATTGATTAAGAACAATACCTGTTTTTTCATGTAATATTCTTCTAACATTTTGTGTTTCTGTCTGATCATCATTGAAACTATCTTTGATACTAGTTAAGTAATAGTCTATTGTGTTATATTCAGATTTATCTTTATATTTAAATTTGAATGCAGGACATTTCTCATATTTAAGAAGTATGTATCCTTCATCTTTAAAATAAGGTAATATAACAACTTCAGCATCACTTATTATGATATCTTTGTCACCAAATTTGATGATAGATAATTCATCATTTTTGAATCTTTCCTCATTTTGTTCTTGTTGAGGTTCTGATTTTTTCATTCTAGTAAATTTTTCCATATTTATGTTTTATTTTTATTCATCCCAATCTTCTTCACCTAAAGGATCATTTTCAGAAAATATTTGTTTTGGTTCATATATTTCTAAATCATTTGGGTCACAATATTGTGACATAAAAAACATAGACCCTGGTGGTTTAATTCTTATAAATATTGGAAATTTAAATGTAGGTTCTATTCTTTGTATTTTCCCAATATGTCTTGATTCTTTGTGTCTAACAACATCACCAACTTTAAAATCCTTTATTTCTAAAGATTCATTAGTATCATCCCAATCTTCTTCACCTAATGGATCTATTTCTGATATTCTTGGTTTTGGGATGGTTACTCTACCAGTAACATACATATTAACAACATCATCAACATCCAATATGAATATATTTTCTCTGTCATTAACAAAATATACATTACCATTAATTATTTCATAATGTAGCAAAAAAATATCAAAGTATTTATCTTCTTTGAATTTACGCCAAGAATTACCTATCCTTACTTGTCTTGTTGTGAAAAAAACATTTTTTCTTGTTATTATTATTCTATCTAAATATTTTTTTATTTTATTGAGTAAAATGTTACGATCTGCAATTTTAAGTAATTCATCAATATCAACCATATTTTCTGTTTTAGTCAAATATTCATTCAATGGTTCTTTAATAGGTTTAAATCCTTTATCATTGAAATAGTTTCCAAAATTAGGATCTTTGATGTCTACTTCACCTTCATATCTTCTTTTTCTGAAAATATTGAAATTTTTATTAAAGATATTGAAATTCAATTCATTAAGGTGTTCAATTGTCCAATCTTCTTCACCCAATGGGTCTATGTCTTTCATTTGGTTTCTGAGTTGAGCTTCTCTATTTTTATAATCCTCTATTTCATCCTTATCATATATTTTCACAGAATAGTCATCTTCATTGAATTTTGCCATATATATGCCAGTTCCAGATTTGTTGAATTCATCTATCATTTTTTTTATCCTACTTGTCACACCTATTCTAGCATTTTCACCCCAATTAGGAAGATAGATTCCATATTCATCATAAGGCTCCCATCCTTCAGGTCTGAATCCAGCTTCACTTTTCAAGAAAATTTTATCACCATCTATTTTGACACTTAAATCATTGAATTCTCTGATACCTCCCCAAGTAGGATTACTGAATCTGTATCTATTAACAAATCTTTTGAACATCTCTATTTTAGATAGATTTGTCAAAGGATCTGGGATTTCTTCTTTTTTTCTTTTAAATTCCTCGAAAACTTTTATCATCAAAACTAAACGTTTTTTTCTTTATATATAAAAAAAAGAATATATAATTTTAATATATAAGATTAATTATTTAACTTTACAAAAAAATAAACTCAAGTTATATGAAATTCAAAGATTGGTTTAATAGAAATAGCGAAGATGAAGCACCTGCCAAAAAATATGGTAATGTAAAAGAAGGCAAGACTGCAGCTGATTGGTTCAGTGGAGATAATGATGATGATGATGCTGAAGCTGAAGAAAGACGTGCTGAACAAGAATATCAAATGCAAGAGAAAGAAAGGATGCGTCTTGAAAAGGAAAAGCGTATGGCTGGAAAAGACAAGAAACAAGAAAAAGTCTTTCAAGTTGGAGATGTTTTAGTCTTAACTAATAAAAAACCATCTAGTAAAATGCCTGCAGATGCATGGGATTTCTTGAATACATATAAAACATTCACCGTACAATCTGTTAATGATCATGGTAAAATCAATTTGGGTTGTAGAATATCAAAAAATGAGGATGGTAAAGGTGTAGAGAAAATATTTAATTTTGGTACAGACAGATTTGATTATGCAGATGCTTCAAAAAGAGTTGCACCAGGTATAAAACCTATGGTAGATGACATTGAAGAAGATGTAGACTAATAAAAAAAGGAGAATTTATTCTCCTTTTTTCTTTATGGGTTTCTTTTCACTATTTATAAACCACCAATTATCTCTATATGGATCTTCTGCTTTTTTTGGTTTAGGTCTGAGTTTGAATCTACCTTCTTCATTGAATACAACATTATGTATACCTGTTCTACCACCTACACGTTCAACACTACCATCTTGCTTATAGACAGGTCTACCACCAATTTGTTCTATTTCATCATATTCACTCCAAAATTGTGAAGTATCAAAATAGAATGGTTTAAATCCTTCAATTGTTTTATATTCTTGATAAATGAATTCTTTATCTATCAAAACATCTCTAAATTCATTTTTACTAAGTTCTGGAATTATATATCCTATTCCTTTACATAATTTGCAATTCCAAGTGTGTTTTTCTTTCTTCTGAGTTGGGTTGTTGCATTTTTTTCTTTTCCTTTCCTTTCCAAATATCTCTTTCAAGTAAACATATTCATATTTGTCAGCATCTTTATCTTCAGGTGAGAATACTAAATTTCCTTGATTTGGTAACCAGTATGAGTTTGCGTCCTTGTCTGTTTTTGTAGGATATTCTGCAAGATTGAATTGACAACCATTACCATTAGGATTTCTCTTGTCAAATTTTATACAATATGTGTATCCATAATATAAAGTCCTATTGAAAATCTCACCTGACCATATCGCACCACCATACATCCTTACAAAGACTTTATCACCTATGTCGTATTTTATGTCTTTATATGCATCATCTTCTACCTTTTTGATTGAAGCCTCATTTAAGAATTCTTGAAATTTTTTCATTTTTTTATCGGTTTTTTCTCACTATTTATGAACCACCAATTTTCATCTCCTGGATCATCTTCTTTTTTTTCTTTTGTTCTAACTAATAATCTTCCATTAGATTTCCAAGTTCTAACATCACTAAAATCAAGTGTAAACCAATAATTATCAACATTGAACCAAACTGGTTTATCATTGAAATAATTTTCATAAGATTCTTGGTATTTTATTTCCTTATCTTTTAAAGGTTCTCTTATTAGTCTAAATATTTCATCATAACCTCTCATACCTGATCCTTTACAATATCTACAATTCCAAGTATGATGTGCTTTTTTTTGAGTAGGATTATCACATTTTCTTACATATTTATCAAAATATTCTTTAAGATAAATAATAGACTCACTTTTAGATTTACCATCATCTATATCTAAAACATTATTTTCATCAGTCCAATATGCTCTTCTATCAGGATCAGATTTTTTAGGAAATTCAGAATTATAATATTCACCAGAACCTGCGCCATAATAAAAAGGTTTATCTTTTTCAACATAAACTTTTATACAATACATCATATTATGTGGTTCAACAGCTCTATTGAAAATCTCTCCTTTGAAAGTATTTAAATCTCTTCTTACTCTAAATAAAACCTTATCCCCTATATTATACTTAAAATCTTTATATTTATCTTCTTTTGGGATATTTCCTTCAAAGATAAATTCATTGTATTTCTTCATTTCTTAACAGGTTTTTTTTCACTATTGGTAAACCACCAATTTGCATCACTTGGATCTAAAGGTTTTGATTCTGGTTTTGGTGGTTTTGGTTTGGCTTTATAGAGTTTTAATCTATCTGTCCAATAAACTACTTCCAAATCACCAGATATTGAAATACCTTCATTGCGATCTACATAATTTTCGCTTTCTGAATCATCTTCCCAGTAAAAATCATCAAATTCATATCTTGTTCTTACGATATCTTTAAACATATCTGATTTCATAGTACCAACCAGGGCGAGGGCAGTGTTATTACTTTGGACTGTAAATTCTTTACCTTTAAGAAGTTCTTTCAATTCCAAAAGAACTCGATCTACATAAACATTTCCACCTTTTGATTTGTGTTTTTTTACTATTTCACTCAAATAAATGTAATTATCTTCTTCTTTTTTTTCTTCAGGTTTCTTGTCTGTTTTTTTAACTTTCTTTGTTTCAACTTTACCAGTACTTGAGATATGAAATTCTTTTCTACCTTTTTCATCTTCCCAATCTTCTTCATCCTCTTGTAACCTCAAATTCCAAGCAGGAAACCACCAATCATTTACCAAATACAACCTTCCATTATAAGGACCATATTTTTTGAGTCCTTTGGCCCCCATATTGGTTAGTACTTCACCAATTTGTTTTGTACTACTAATATTGTCAACGACACCAACTTCATCATCATATTCATAATCATCTACCATACCAGATACTATTACTCTATCTCCAACTTTGAAGACTGGTCTGAGTTTTTTTTCTGTTATTTCTGCTTCATTTAAAAAGGATGAAAAATTATATACCATTAATTCAAATTATTTTTTTTCTTTAGGTTTAGTTCCAGCTTTCTTTGCTATCTTGCTATTCTGGAACCACCATTGGTCATCATTTGGATCAAATGGTTTTAATTCAACAAATTTCTTTGGATCATTTGTTTCTATATTTGCTAATGGAACATAAAAACAACAACCTTTCTTACCAATATCTCCATGACCTTGGTGAAGTTGTTTACTAAATGGGTCTTTGAATTCTATTAGCAAATTACCATATTCACCAATTTTCAAGATTTTACCGACTCTATCATCAAGATTGACATCATCATGATATCCTCTGGTCATAACCATATCACCGACTTTTAAGTCACCTCTTTTTATGGTTGGTGTCATTCTAACTGCACCATAGTAATCATATTCTTCTCTTATGTATTCCATATAATTATCATTAATTTTTAATTAATTTAATAGTATTATATATAAAAATATTTTTACCTGTTTTTAAATAAAAAAACCCTAAATTTTAGGGTTTTTAATTCTTAATTTGTATCCAAAATTCTCTAAATCTTTTCTGTGTTTTTGTCTCTGTTGTCATCTGGTAATATCATATCAAAATTAACATAAACCCAATTAAACATTCTATTGTTTCCAGCAGGTATTGCTACAACTGTTCCACTACCATATAAAAAATCAAAAACTCTATCACCAACTTCAGGGGTTTCACCATAGTCTATTCTCTATATTCTGGCTGGTCTTTGGATAACTACACCTTCTGCTCTCCTGTTTGGTCCCCTACCCCTTTGTAATACTATATTTTCATCCCATACTTCTTCATCATATGGATCTATGTCACTATGAACATTTTCAAATTTTTTGAATTTTTTTATCATATTAACCATTCCAATTTTCTTCACCTAAAGGATCTATTCTATTGAAAACATTGGTGTCATTGGTTTTGGCCCATTCAGCATAACCTTTTAAGAAATCTATCAAGTCTTGCATTTTATCTAATGTTTCCTTTGAATAAGTATCTATCTCTAAATATCTCATAACATCTTCATCTTCAAGATATCCTATGATTTTTGGATCTAATCCATAAAAAGCCAAGTCTTCAAAAGATAATTCTGCATCAGTTGATTTGATATATTTCAAATGTGCTAATTCCCTTGCCAAATCAGATAATTTATTATAACCAGATTTATTAACAAAAGTTTGTTTAACTGCTCTTAGATTACCTCTAACAAATATATCTTCTATGATCGAAACTATAGTTAAAACACCATTGAGGAATTTATTTTTACCTATTTTTCTCATTATACCAACAATTCTTCTTGTCATTGGGTTTTTAGCTTCATTGAATTTTTCAAATTTTGTTAACATATTAAATTATTATTTTTTATTTCCATTCGACATCATTGTCATAGTCTTCATAATCCATATAATCGTCATACGGGAATTTACCATAACTTGTTCCAAAAAATTTATTTATGGTATCATATTCTTCTTTTGTTATATTCTTAACACCTATAGAGTCCAAAACTTCTTGACCATTTTCAAATTCAATGTCTTCATTTGATCCAAAACCAAAACTATATTGACCTTGATGTTGTTGAAATTTTTTCTGGAAAATATTCCATTCAGCATCTGTCATTATGCTAAATCCTTCAACATCAAATTCATCAGCATAATCAGCACTGAAATCCAGCAATACATAGCCGGATTCAGTGCCTTCATTCAAGAAACTTAAAATACTTTTCATATTATTTTTTCTTCATTTTTATCTTATAATTGGTCATACGATCTAATGTACCTTCTTTACCTATAATTTCCATTATATCAAATAATGAAGGACCATTACCCATACCTGTTAAAACCAATCTCAAAGCTGGAGCAACAGCACCAAAACTCTTACCACTAGCATTTACATAACCTTCAAAAGCTTTTTGTATATCTTCTGAAATCCAATTATTAACACCTGCAAATATATCTTTCAAAGCAGCAACAATTTCAATACTTTCTTGATTCCATTTCTTCTCAACAGTTTTCTTATCATATTCTGTAGGTGGTTCAAATAAATATAATGAAGCATCATAAATATCTTTTACAAAATTTACTTTACCTTTATTCATATCAACCATCTTTGCAATAGTTCTATCTGGAAGATTAATTCCTCTTTCTTTTAACATTGGTTTCAATTGATCAACTATTTGTTCACTTGGTATTTGTCTCAAGTATTGACCATTGTACCATTTAGCTTTATCAATATTGAATTTAGCACCAGCTTTACCACATCTTTCTAAAGAGAAAGATTGTGCTAATTCATCCATAGACATAATTTCTTGTTCAGTACCTGGATTCCATCCGAGGAATGCCAAGAAATTAACAAATGCTTCTGGTAAATAACCTGAATCTTTATAACCACTTGAACTCTTTTCTGGAGTTTTAGGATCAGTCCATTTCAAAGGAAATACTGGGAATCCCATTTCATCACCATTTCTTTTTGACAATTTACCTTGTCCACCTGGGTTAAGTAAGAGTGCCAAGTGAGCAAATTCTGGAGCATCCCAGCCAAATGATTCATATAAATATATGTGAAGTGGAGCACTTGGAAGCCATTCTTCACCTCTAATTACATGACTTGTTCTCATTAAATGGTCATCAACTATGTTAGCCAAGTGATAGGTTGGAAGACCATCTGACTTAAATAGAACCTTATCATCAAGTGTATTTGTGTTTGCTACAACTGGTCCTCTGATGATATCATTAACGGTTATTTGATAATCGGCTGGAAATTTTACCCTAACGACATAAGGGACTTTCTTAGCCATAAGTTCTTGAACTTCATCTTCTGAAAGAGTTAAAGAATTTTTCATTTTCATTCTTGTACTATGATCATATTGTGGTGATTGAACACCAGCTTGAAGTAAGTCAGATTTCATTTTTTCAATATCATCAGGTGTGTCAAAACAATAATATGCATGACCATTATCAATAAGTTGTTTAGCATACTTAGGATAAATATCATATCTTTCACTTTGACGATAAGGACCATAAGGACCACCTAACCAAGGGGCTTCTTCTGGTGATATACCACACCAATCCAATGATTTTCTGATATATTCTTCAGCACCTGGAACAAATCTTTGTTGATCAGTATCTTCAATACGGAGATAGAATACTCCACCATGTTTCTTAGCAAAAAGATAATTGTATAGGGCAGTTCGCACCCCGCCAATATGGAGCGGACCCGTCGGGCTTGGAGCAAATCTGGTACGTACTTCCCCACTGACACTTTCTTTCATAAGACTGATAAATTTATCAAATTCTGTTATGTTTTTCAAATTAAAATTTTTCATGTTTGTCGTTTTATTTTTTATTATATATTAACTTTCATTTGCAAATATATTGAATTTTTTTAACATTAATATTAAAACTATATATAAATTTTAATATTTAATTTTTATCTGATGGCATATCTTTCTCATCTCTACAATCTTCACACCATCCCCTAATTAGGTCATCTGGTCTGTTGAATTGTCCACAATGTATACATCTACAATCTTCTCTACAGAAATTACAAATACCATTTGTCATCAAAATGTTAGGTGTGTAAGCACCACACATTCTACATTCACTTCCTCTCATTTCCATCCTATCAAAATAATTGTCATCATCATAATAAGGATTCCATATATTTTCTTCTTCATTCCAATTTTCTTCACCATAAGGATCAAGTTCTGTACTTTCAAATCTGTAACCCCATTCTTCTTCATCATATGGGTCTATGTCTGGATTCATGAGTTTTATTATTTTTTTACCATTTGAAACATAAACTTTTAGGTCTTCTCCAGGATTACCACCATATCTACCAAGATATCTTATACCTTTGTCATCTGTTATAACTATTTGACTATCATCATTGACTTTTACATCTTTTATTATACAACTTACTCTTTTCTCATAATTCTGGTCCAAGGCACAAGGAAAACTCACTAATTTTCCAATCATCAATTCTTTCAATTTGTTTTCAAAATCTATAAAAATACCATAAGGATAATATTCACCATTACGAATAGTTTTTTGAAATTCTTTAGATAAACCAGAAAAAGTAAATGGTTGTATATCTAAATCTAAATTTTCTTTTATGTATTTTTTGAATTTTTTAATCATAATTTTTCATTACTTTGTTTATCTATCTTATTAAGATAATTTGATTTATCTCTCCTTAATGTTTCAATATATTTAGGTTTTCTTGCTCTTTTCTTTCTTTGTTCTCTACTAACTACAAAATATGGATCTTCAATATAATCAGTTTCTACACCAATTACATCAGGACGATTATAAGTCTCAGCATCAGGTCCTTTGTTAAATGATGGTCCTGCATTTTGTTCAGCTGGTGTTCCGCTTGAACCATATCCTGTTACATTTCTATAATCAGCTTCTTCATTAGTAAAATCTTCAAATGTTTTTAAGTTATTCATTTTTATGTTAGTTTTTTTTGATTCGTACCATTCTATGTCTTCTTCTTTATATTTTTCTATTCTACTTCTATTTGCCGCTGAACATACAAATGTGAGATAATCACCAGATACATCAGCGGAAATAGGCATCCCATCTTTAGCTTTTGGGTTTTTCTTATGAATCGAATATCTTGTACCACCACCCATTTTATGTTTCCTCCCAAGAACAACATATTCAGTATCCCTAAATGAGACAACATCTCCTGGACTGAATTTTTCATTTACAGCAGATTCAAACCATTTGATATCTTCTTCATTGTAATCTTCTTTTTTAGACAAAAATTCTATTTCATCTTCTGTCGCAGTGACACTCACTGGTCCTGTGTTGTGCATCATGAAATTGAATTTGTTTTCTAGGACATCTTTTTTAAAGAGGTCAGGTCCTTTGAATTTTACTTTATCTCCCATTTTGAACATTGGTTTTTCTGAAACACTTTCATACCATTGTATGTCTTCTTCCTCATATGTTTCTTTTTCACTTGTATTTTTAAACCACCTACCATCAACACCTGCTATATTACCATATGGTAATGTTGGTTTATGTATATTTTCGGGCTTAATGTAAACTATACTATAATATCCATCTATCTGATCATCCACATTGACTATCTTACACATAGTACCTGTTTTTAGGTTATAAGGATTTCTTTCTTTTGCAATTACAATATCATTAATTTCAAATCCATATTTGTTACTTTCAAACCATTGTATATCTTCATCTTCATATTTTTCTTCTTTATCAAAATAAATACCTTGAACATAATTCATATTTACATATACATTATCACGAATAAATCTTATACTATAATAATCATCAATTCTATCATCTAATGCTGTTATCATACATACCGTTCCAGGTGGAATAAGATATGGGTTATCATCTTTGGCCAAAACTATTTCATCTATTTTAAATTTAGGAATAAAATTTATGTTTTCCATTTATACCCAATTTTTATTTATATAATTATCAGTGTAGATATTCCTATCTGCATTATCCACCAATATTATCTTTTCACCATTATATATCATATGTTGATTCAATATATTTACTATTTCTTGCTCATCAGGTATAATATCATTCAATACCCTTAAATTAGTATATTTGATATTAGAACCTTCAACAACTAAATCTGCTTCATTTTCAAATGATTGTACATAAATACTATCATAGAAAGTTTCCTTTATAATTTTGAATGTTGTTGATGCTGTGTGCAGTTCCATATTATTAACAGGTTTGTAACCAGCATTAATCAAATATGTATAACCTGTTGTATCAAGCCATCCTATAGTTTGCATTTGATATGTATCTGAATTAAAGAATTTAATATTATAATCATCATCTCTTTGATAAACTTTCATTTCGATTACTTGTTGTCTTTGATCCATATTTATTACAAGACCATACCAAATATTTGTTAATAAATTCAATCCTTGCAATTTATAAAATCTGTCGTTTATTTGGAAATTAATATCATTTTTATGATACCAAATCCTATATCCTTTAACATTTTCATCTAAATTATTCAAAAACCAAAAATTTGCTGTTGTACTAATATCATATGTTTTCCAAGCATTTTTATTTGGTTTATCTTCACTCCATCCATTATTAAAATTAAACCAACAAACAAATGATCTATTACCTGATTCAGTTAAAATATTATCAGTTTTCTTATAGATAACAGCTTGTTTTCCTATAACATCTTTGAAATCATAATGAGATTTAGAAAATTCAAAAGTTCCATTGGTTAATGTTTCTTGAACTCTTATAGTTTTACTATTCACTATGTATCTCATAGGATCAAAAGTGAAAGGTTTAAGTTGTTCTATATTAGTAATCTTAACTTCATCTTGTTCTCTCTCAACACCCATTAATTCATCAAGTGTTGTATTTTTGGTTAATGTATCAAGTAAAGCTTTTGATTCTTCATGAAGATTTCTAATATTTGCTTTTTGTTCATATTTTTCTAATATGACTTTATAGTAGTATCCTGCATTCATAACATCTCTAAAAATTTGTGCATGTTTCACATAATATAATCTATTTATTGGACAGAAAAATATTATATCATTTTCTGATGGTCTTTTATCTATACCAAATTTTCTTTTAAATTCATCTTTTAAAATATGAATTTCAAAAGTATCAAATAAATCCAAATTGAATTGATTAAATTTAACCATATTATCTGGGAATTTATTATCTGGTACTAAAACCTTAACTTTTTTCATATCAACAACATTATATAATTGATATTCATGTAAAATAAAATCTGTACCATTAGCATCAACATCTGTTAAATGATAATCTATTTCCCAAGCAAAAATACTATTAAGTTGATTTGCCATAGTATTAGCAAAATCCATAATTTGTGTTATACTATAAGGTTGCCATAGTGTTCCTGATGAGGCTTGATTAGTTGCATTAATTCCAGTCATAACACCACCTGTTGGTACATTGGTTGTTGGTTCTTTTGAATAACAACTTAAACCTTGAGTATAAAAATTCATATTTAAATCATATGATGACATTGCACTTGTTGGTTGACCATTACCAGGAGCATCACTATAAGTTTTACCTGATGTTGTACTTATATTCCAACCACAAGTATCTGTATTTCCAGTTAATCTATTAATGTAAGGAATTATACAATCTTGTCTTATACCATATCTATTTGTTTTGAGATAATTAGCAGAAACATTTTGGAAATCTCCTATTAAAATTACATCATAAACATTTAATGGTTCAGATAATGGATAAATAGTTTTTATTTTATATTCTATTCTAGCAAATCTTAAATTATTAAATCTAAAAGTTGATATGTTAGCTTTTGTTAATGGTTCCCATTTTGAATAAGTTCTACCATTATCTTGGGTTACTCTATAATGTAATTCTAAATTTCCTATATCATCTGTTATTACTTGAAAATCTGAAATAGAAAATACTTTATAAATATCTTTTGGTATTAAAACAACTTCATTTATTGTATCAGTTAATGTAAATGGACCATCAGTATAATTAAATTCATAATCTCCTGATATTATAACAGCAGGACTTACAGCATCATCTCCTATATAAATATTAGTTGGTGCTAAAGAATCTACTCTGTCATCTACCCTGAAATAGAATAATTCTATATCAAAAGGAACATTTGGTAATATTGTTATTCCAGTTAATTCTGATATTGGTCTCATTTCACTCCAACAATCTTGACATTCTGCTTCTTCATTGTTGTATTTACTTTGATATTTAAAATAAACATTAAGATATTGGGAATTATCTATATCTCCTCTAACAACTTGTTCATAAGAAGTTATATTTTTTATTCCTAGAATTGGTGCAGTTGGTCTAAGGTACAATGTTTTATTGGTTGGAGTAAGTGTTTCCGTACCTATGAAATTCATTGTATAAGTACCATCGAATTTTTTGCTTAATAAGTAATTCACAAAAAAGAGATTTTTTTTTTAATATATATAAAAAAACAAAAACCGGAAAAATGAACAATCTAAAAACTTTCGAAGAATATGGTCTTTTTAAAAGAAAAGAATTGACCAGCAAAAAAACATAAAAAGGGAGATGATATAGGACTTATGTCATTGAATTTTCCAATGTAAACAAAAATAAAAATAAAAATATGAGAAAGACAAAAACAACAACAAAAGGTGGTAAGCAATTGAAGAAATTCGAGCAATTTGATCCTGAAGCAGTTCAAGATGAAGATATTGCTATTGATGTTGCTAGACTTCAAAAAATGTTAAATATGGCAACTCCTATATTAACTGAAATAGGTAATATCATTGAACAAGATGCAGATAGAACTATAGGTGTTGAATATAGACAAAAAGTTGATTCTGCAATAGCAATGATAGATGATTTGAAAATTATGTACACATAAAAAATAAAAATATAATAAAATGACTTATATACAACCAAATATGTTGTTGACACCAACTGAAAAACTCATAAAACCTTATGAGTGTTCATTCATTGTCATCGAAGGACCAAACATGAAAGGTAAATTGAATTTGGAAGGCTTGGAAATAAGATATGATTCATTTTATTTATCACAATTGGTTTTAAATACCACATCGAGTGATCAACCCCTTATGTATGGTTTCCTTGGTGAGAGTGTAACTTTTTTGATGGTCAGAGCAAAATATCTTCCAGCTGATCCAAACTGGGCTATAGAAACAGATCAATTCATAGAATATTATTTTAAGGATGATCCAACTCAAATAAGAACTATGAGTCAATTAATGGTATTAACTGGTAATAGTACAAAGAGAATACCTCAAATATTCTTCAATAATCCTAATCAGACTTATAAAGTTTATTTGGAAGTATTAATGGCTAACTTACCACAAGAAAGTATGACTAATACAAATCAATATACTCAAAATAGTTCATACAGTGGATTGTATTGGAATTCAATAACATCTGATTCAGTAAATTATATTTTACCAACAACTACTGGTTCAACAGAATTGATGATATTGGATGCAACAGGAAGTACAGTTTGTGTTATCCCTTATGATAATATTAGGACTATATTGAAAGTTAGTTCAACAACTTTATTAATAGGTTTGGACACTGAAGAAAAAATAAAATTAGAATTTTTAAGTGAATTTAATTGTAATCAAGCTAATAGTAGGATTAATTGGGTATTAGAAGATAGGAGAAGGAGAATATTAACTACTTCATCACCAGATATAGATATAACAGCACCTGTTTTTACTTGGAATAATGTTTTAACTGGAAGTACAACAGGTATAACAAGTGGAACAACAACAGAATATTTATTACCAAGTGGAACAACTTATACTACAACTTTGTTGAAAGAAATATTTATTTCAGGTATAACTGATACTGTTGATGGTACTAAGAGTATATATGACACTGAAATAGTGATATATGTATTGAATGATTTTGTACCAACTACATCAATAACAGCTGTAGACACGTATAATGTTTTGTTTACTATTAGAGATATTGCAAATAATGAAAATACTGAACAAAAATATATCAGAATTTATTAAAAAAAATAAAGATAATGACATACAATTATAATTTAGAGAATTTTTTGATAACTCCATTTGGAACAGATAAAAGATTATTTATCTATGATAAGAATAATGTTTTTGTTGATAGTATAATAACTGATATATCTCATTATTTTGTAAAAAATAATTGTTTGGTTATAAAAATAACCAATAAGAATGATTTAATATTAAGTTTTGAAAGTAGGGAAGTTGCTAAACTTGCTCTAGAAAAATTAGATTTATATAGAAAAAATCTAATGGTTACAAATGATTTCATATTAAGACCAAACAGACCAACATTTAACACTATGAATAGAAATATGTTAGCTAATATAACAGTCACTGATGGTGATTTAGCATTAAATACTGTTGTTCAACAACAACCAACTTCAAGGGTTGAAGTTATAGTAAGAGGTAGTAGTCATATTTCTTGTGGGTATCCAGATGGTTCAAATATAGGATGTTACTTCACTTCTGTTACTGATGCAGGAGATCCAACAAAAGCTAGAATAAATGATGGTGATGTAATGTTAGGTGATCAATTGTATTGGATTGGTTCAATTGCCAATTTTAATTTGGATGATACTGATTATTTGGATTTTGATTTCCTAATCTAATTTCATTTTTTAAGTTTTTTTATTTAATATATAAGAGAAAACTTTCATCATAAAATGAATCCAAGAGATAATATTAGTGGTAAACAGATAGAAGACTCAACAATACAACAAAATAAACTTAATTTATCTAATCCAGGTTTTTTTGATTCTAATTCTGCAGCAACAGTTAGCTATGTTAATGCTTTATATTTATCTGGTATAACGAGTGGTATAACATCTGGTACTAGTGGTGTTTCTGGTAGTTCAGGAACATCAGGTAAAGATGGTAATTTTTTTGGAACATCAGGATCATCAGGTGAAAGTGGATCATCAGGTACTGCAGGTAGTTCAGGAACATCAGGTTCAGGAACATCAGGTAGTTCAGGTAAATCAGGTAGAGATGGTGTAGATGGTATTGATGGGACATCAGGATTAACAGGTTCTAGTGGTACATCAGGTAAAGATGGTAATTTTTTTGGAACATCAGGATCATCAGGTGAAAGTGGATCATCAGGTACTGCAGGTAGTTCAGGAACATCAGGTTCAGGAACATCAGGTAGTTCAGGTAAATCTGGTAGAGATGGTGAAAGAGGTTATGATGGTGCAGATGGAACTGCAGGAACAAGTGGTGAAACAGATGGTACTTCTGGTACTTCAGGTGTAGGTATTGGTGGTACTGCAGGAACAAGTGGTGAAACAGATGGTACTTCTGGTACTTCAGGTACATCAGGAACAAGTGGTGAAACAGATGGTACATCAGGAAGTTCAGGTATAAGTGGAACATCAGGTAGTTCAGGTAAAACTGGTAGTTCAGGTACATCAGGTAGTTCAGGTACTTCAATAAGAAAAGAGGTTTGGAGTTCAACAACCAATTATTTTTTAGGTGATATAGTTAAATATTCTTCTGAATTCGGTGGTGATTTATATGAATACATAGCAGTTAATTCTAATATAAATGTACCACCAGATACAAGTTTTACTTATTGGAATCTTATAGGAATAAGACATGAAAATTGGATTACTGAAATTTATTATGTTTTAGGTGACATTGTTAAATATAATAATTTAATGTATGTTGCTATAAATAATGGTTTAGGTGTACCTCCAATAGGTGATCCACAATCAGCTTTATATTGGTTATCTATGGGAAGTGGTAGTTCAGGAACAAGTGGTACTTCAGGTGAAACAGATGGTACATCAGGTAGTTCAGGAAGATCAGGTACATCAGGTAGTTCAGGAAGATCAGGTACATCAGGTAGTTCAGGTATTACAGGAACATCAGGTACATCAGGTGAAGGTTCTCCGGGTATAGATGGCACATCAGGTACATCAGGTACAGATGGATTATTGCCAGAAATAGGAAATCAATATGATATAATATTTAGAGAAACTGGTACAACTTATGGATATAATACAACTAGTGGTTTCACTTTTAATTCGGCCACAGATTATTTGAAAATAGGTAATATTTCAGAAGCAACCACTAGAATTCATATTTATGGTGAAAATGTAGGTTCATATTTGAATGTGGCTGATGTTAGTCCAGATTCAGCAATTTTCATTGATGGTAATTCAACATCAGATAAAAGTATAATTTATGGTGATGCTGGTGTAAAGAAATGGGCAACTCAAACATATAGAGAAGAAAATGGAGATTTTTATTATATTTATAACATACAGACAAACAATATAAGTCAGGTTTATTCAAGATCTGGTCGTTCTGGAATCAATAAACAATCTAATGTTATGGATTATCATCCACAATATATGGATAAAGTTAATGGTTTATTGAATGATATGGAAATTAGAGGTTGGTATGATAGATTATACCAAGCATTGTATGAAGTTCAAATATCTGTTCAAGGATCACCTGATCAATTTCATTGGAGAAAATCTAGAGATAATGGTGTTACTTGGAATAGTTGGTCACCAAATATTTTATGTGTTACGGGTTCTACAAACGCTGTTGATTTAGAACATTATATAACAGTTTATTTTAAACATTTAACTGGACATACAACTTTTGATAGATGGCAATTTACAGCATTTCCACAATTACCACAAGGCTCCTTTACAGTAGCACCAAATGGTTATACTGAAATTTTAATAACAGATGATTATACACAACCAATACCAGTATATTCTGATGTAACTAATGAATTATCTACAACTTTTACTGGATTTGAGGAATGTTTAGCTGACACAACATCAGCCATATTTGTAGGTTGGGAATTACCTTATAATTCAATATATTTTAATAATGGTCAAAATGGTAGTGGAGTAACATTAAAATTTGAATATTATTCACCATCAGGATGGACAGAAATACAAACTGGAGAAAATCTTGGAACAATACAAGATTTTACTGATAATTTATCAAAAGATGGTAAAGTAGAATGGGATAGACAAGAATTGAATTGGGTTGAATATCAATTACCAGGTAAAGGTTCTAGTTATTTGTTGTATTGGGTTAGAATAACAACAACTACAAATCCATATACAACACCAGTACTTGATTCTCTTTCTTTAGGTGGAACAGTGCGTTTAGGTGTTTATAGTGCCCATATGGATGCAAATCCTTCTTTTTATGTAGATGGTACAGGTAGAGTTATAATGGGTGATTACAATAATGTACTAACAAATAGTCCATATACTAATATTGGTTATTTAGGTATTAATACAACAGAACCACAGGATATAGTTCATATTTTTGGTTTAGATAATGCATCTGATAATACAGATACTATGCATAATCATATTATGATTGATGGTGTACCAGATGGTGATAAAGGTATATTGTTTGCAGATAATGGAGTAAAGAAATTTGAAGATTATTTATATCGTAATGAAGGTGGTGAATTTAAATACACATATAGTTATGCTAATGATAAAGATATAATGGTTATATCTGAAGGTGGTAGATTTGGTATAAATTGGTCATCTCCAAATATGAATCCACATGCTGAATATTTAAATACAATTGATCCAGAAAACGGTGTTGATAGTTTAATTGTTGGTGGATTATATGATAAAAGAATAGTAAGATATTATGAAATAAAAATAACAAATATAGTTTCAACACCAAATGAATATCAATGGAGGTCATCTACTGATTATGGTACAACATGGACATCTTGGTCTAGTACAGAAACTTGTTCTTATGGTTCATTTCTTTTGGATAATGGTATAGATGTGTCTTTTAAAAATATTGCTGGACACTCATTAAATGATTCATGGAGATTCTGGGCTTTTCCACAATTACCAGGTGCATCACTTTTAGTATCACCAGATTTATTTAAATCTGTGGCAGTTTGTTATGATATTTCTGCAGTAACACCTATTTATTATGATAAAACTTATAATTCTGCATCAATATTTGCAAATGGGTTTATGATGTTAAGTGGCACCACATCTTTGATGTATGTTGCAAATTCAAGAAAATTTAATAGTATTTATGTTGGTATTTCAAATCCTGGTTCTGGAGTGACTTTAAAAGTTGAATATTTGAGTTCAAGTGGTTGGACAGAAATGACATTTGTTAATTCCAATTACATTGATCAAACAAATAATTTAACTCAATCAGGACTTATAAGTTGGGATACATCAGAAATGTCAGATTGGATAAGTGGTGTGGCAACTGGTATGACTGATTCATATAATTGGTTAAGATTAACATCAACTACATCAATAATCATATCACCATATTGTTATTTAGTTGCATTACATGGTTTAAGAAGATTTGGAGTTCGTTCTGGTGCATTTGATCCATTACCTTCATTTTATATTGATGCACTTGGTCGTACAATTATGGGTGATTATAACAGATTAAACCCTATACCATTGAATGGTTATTTGGGTATAAATATGACAAATCCACAAAACCTAATCCATTCTTTTGGTATAGACAACATTCCAGATTCAGAAGATGATATGCATAATAATATTATGATTGATGGTATTTCTGATGGTGATAAAGGTATAGTATGGGCAGATAATGGTGTTAGAAAATGGAGTGATTATATTTATAGAAATGAATATGGGGAATTTAAATATACATATAATTATGAATCTCAAAGGGATCAATTAGTCACATCTGAAGGTGGTAGATTTGGATACAATAAACAATCTAATATACCACAATATCATGCTGGATATTTAAATCAATTTAATGATGGATTAGATGATTTAATAATCAATGGACTATATGATAAAACATATCAAACAAAATATGAAATTTATATTTCAACAACAGGTATAACTGATACTTTTAAATGGAGAAAAAATGAAGATCAAACACTTTTTACCGATTGGATAACAGGTATAACTTGTTATACTGGTGGAACATTAATTGATAGTGGTATTATTTTAACTTTTGAAAATTCAAATGGTCATAGTTTAAATGATAATTGGTATTTTATTGGTTATCCTCAATTACCACAATCTACTATGTCTGTTGGTCCACCAATGTTTAATGAAATATTGGGTACTATAGATTATAATACTACTAATTATAATGATTTGACATACACAATGTCAACATCAGATTTAAATCCTAATATAGTATGGCCAACAGGAATTACAAATGCTTTGTATATTGGTGATGTTCATAGATTTAATGGTATGATGTTAAATATCACAACTCCAGCAAGTGGAGTAACATTAGTTGCTGAATATTATGATATCAATTCTGGTTGGACAATATTGAGTTCAGATAATAATTTTATAGATAAAACATATAATTTAACTCAAACTGGTAACATTCATTGGGAGAAATCCACTATGAATTGGGTAACTACTTTTCCATCAGGTATAACAGAAAGTGAATATGATTTGTATTGGATAAGATTAAGAAGTACAACAAGTGTTTTACAAACACCAAATATAATTACTGTTTTACCACATAATAAAAATAGATTTTCTGTATATTCTGCACATTTAGATGAAAATCCAAATTTTTATATTGATTCATCAGGACGTTTATTTGATTTACAACAAGGTATTATTGGTTCAACTGGATATTCTGTGTCTTCTAAATTTGAAGTTTATTCAGATATTGGAAAATTGTTAGATGTTAAAACAGATGGTTCAATATATTTAAATCAATATAATACAACTGGATTTTTAAAAACTAGTGGAACAACTGGTGAAGTATATGTAGATACTACTAATTATGCTGGTTCATCAGGAACTTCAGGTTTTTTACCATTGATTGGAAATAATGGTGATTTAATAATAAGGGATACAGGTGAAACTTATGGATACAATTCAGTTGCTGTAAATCCTACTGTTTTATTGTCTTTAGGTCAAGAAACTGGTGAACCTAATGGTTTTAGATGGACAAATGAAGATTCAATTATTTCTTTTGATATTACTGGACATACATTTTCAATAATACCAACAGGCTCTACTTTTGAAGTTTGGATTCATGGTGTTAAATATAATTTAACAGGTGATACAATTTCAATACCAACAGGTGTAACACAAAAATATTTTATTTACTATGACAATAATTGTGAATTAACATATGGTAATTCATTTGATAAAACATATGTTTTTGATAAACTTTTTGTTGCTGTTGCATATTGGGATGCTGAATATCAAAATTTAATATACTTAGGAGATGAAAGACATGGTATGATAATGGATGCTGCTACACATTATTTATGGCATCTTGCTTTAGGTACTGCTTATATATCAGGTTTGGATGTGACAAATATTACGATAGGAGATGGTTCTTTAAATAAACATGCTGCATATTCAGTATTAAGTGGTGTTATAATGGATGAAGATATTACACATACAATAGGTAATCATTTATCTGGATTTACAACTAAAATATTTTATTTAACAGGTAGTACTATACATTGGGAAATAGGTAATAATGATTTACCAGTTTTGACAGGTGGAACCGGTTTGATGGTTTATAATAAACAATCAGGAACAACTTGGACTTTAAAAAACCCAGCAGATGGTTCTTATGTCTTGTATCATATTGTTGCAACAAATGATATTTTAGATTATATTCATGTGATAATTGGTCAAAATGAATATTCAACTTTACAGTTGGCTACTGATGGTGCAGTTACTGAAATAGGTAATTTAAAATTGGAAGGTCTCATTGTTCAAGAATATGCTCCAATAGCAACTATTATTTATCAAACTTCAAGTGGTTTCACTAATTCAGTGAAAGGTAGGATTGTACTTGATGTAAATGGTAATAGTTGGATAGATTGGAGAGGTTACAGCCTTGGTTCAGTTGGTGGTGGCGGTGGCGGTGGTGGAATTGGTATAGATGGTACATCAGGAACAAGTGGAACATCAGGAACAAGTGGAATATCAGGTAGTTCTGGAACATCAGGTAGTTCTGGAACATCAGGAACATCAGGAACATCAGGAACATCAGGAACATCAGGTATTGATGGTACATCAGGAACAAGTGGAATAGATGGAACATCTGGGACAAGTGGAACATCAGGTAGTTCAGGAAAATCAGGTAGTTCAGGAACATCAGGAACATCAGGTAGTTCAGGTACATCAGGAACATCAGGAACATCAGGTATAGGATTAAATGAAAGAGGTGTATGGACTGGTTCTACACAGTATTTCAAAAATGACATAGTTTATTATAGTGATAGTGGTATGTCAGGTAGTTTTATTGCTATAACAAATGTTATTGGATTTTCACCTGCTGAATCAGGATCATGGTCTATTTTAGCTTTAAATGGAACATCAGGAATTAGTGGAACATCAGGAGTATCAGGTAGTTCAGGTACAAGTGGAACAAGTGGAACATCAGGTAGTTCAGGTACAAGTGGAACATCAGGTAGTTCAGGTACAAGTGGAACAAGTGGTACATCAGGTAGTTCAGGTACAAGTGGTACATCAGGTAGTTCAGGTACAAGTGGTACATCAGGTAGTTCAGGTACAAGTGGTACATCAGGTAGTTCAGGTAGTTCAGGTACAAGTGGAACATCGGGTACATCAGGAAGTTCAGGTACATCTGGAACATCAGGTACAAGTGGAACATCAGGAAGTTCAGGTACATCTGGTAAAGCTGGTAGTTCAGGAACATCTGGTACAAGTGGTACATCAGGTAGTTCAGGTATATCAGGTAGTTCAGGTACATCAGGTAGTTCAGGTACAAGTGGTACATCAGGTAGTTCAGGTATATCAGGTAGTTCAGGTACATCAGGTAGTTCAGGTACAAGTGGTACATCAGGTAGTTCAGGTACAAGTGGTACATCAGGTACATCAGGTAGTTCAGGTACAAGTGGTACATCAGGTACATCAGGAAGTTCAGGTACAAGTGGTACATCAGGAAGTTCAGGTACAAGTGGTACATCAGGAAGTTCAGGTACAAGTGGTACATCAGGAAGTTCAGGTACAAGTGGTACATCAGGAAGTTCAGGTACAAGTGGTACATCAGGAAGTTCAGGTACAAGTGGTACATCAGGTAGTTCAGGAACATCAGGTAGTTCAGGTATATCAGGTACATCAGGTACATCAGGAAGTTCAGGTACAAGTGGTACATCAGGAAGTTCAGGTACAAGTGGTACATCAGGTAGTTCAGGTACAAGTGGTACATCAGGTACATCAGGAAGTTCAGGTACATCAGGTACAAGTGGTACATCAGGAACATCAGGTAGTTCAGGAACATCAGGAACATCAGGTAGTTCAGGAACATCAGGAACATCAGGTAGTTCAGGTACATCAGGTAGTTCAGGAACATCAGGAACATCAGGTAGTTCAGGTACAAGTGGTACAAGTGGTAGTTCAGGTACAAGTGGTACAAGTGGTAGTTCAGGTACAAGTGGTACAAGTGGTACATCAGGTAGTTCAGGTACAAGTGGTACAAGTGGTACATCAGGTAGTTCAGGAATGTCATATATTACTACTAGAATTCCAGTTGTTGATTCAGATTATACTGTTTCAGGTATAACTAATCAAACTATTTCATATACATCTTTATCAACAAAAAGAACAATTACATTACCTCCTGCAACAACTTTTGGTCAAATTATTCAGATTAATGATGAAAATGGTAATGTGACGCCAACAAATAGATTGAAAATAATTTGTAATAATAGTGGGGAAACAATTGCTGGCGATACTTATAATCTTCAAATATCCAAATATAATAATGTACAATATAAAAGTGATGGTTTAGGTCATTGGTCAATATTCAATAGAAATCAAAGATTATCAACAGGTGTTATATTAAAACCAACTTATACTGAATCAAATTCTGGTAATACTGTTTCTATTGGATCGGATGGTTTATATAATTTGGGAAAAAATACTGATGGTAGTGGTCTTATTAGATCATGGGAAATTACAGGAACTACATTATCTTTAACAAATAGAATGACAAATTATGTAGTAGCAAATTATAATTCTGGTTCACCATATATTCATGTTATTACTGATGTTACATTAATTAATGAAACTACAATAATTCCATTATTTACAATATATCTTGAAGACAATAATACTCATGTAATAGATTGGGATAGTTTAGGTTTAGCATTGGTTAATAAAATTCATCAATCTATTGTTAAGACACAGAGATATAGATTACAAAGTGGTTTAGTTTTAGGTGAACTCCCAACAAGATATGTTACTTTGACAGAAGGTATAGTTTGGATAGGAGCAAATAGTTTTACTTTATCAGCATTTAATTCTAGTGGTAATACTATGTATTTTTTACATCATACAACTGGTGGTACTTGGTCTTCACCAGAACTTGTAACACAATATAATAATACTCAATATGATAATTTAACTGGTTTACATAAGGTTTCTGGTGGTCATTATGTTGTCAATTATATTTATCGTGGTGTTGAGATAGAAGAGGAATGTTATATGGTTTTGGGTGGTGCAAATTATACATTACTTGAAGCTCAAGGAAGTTTACCACCAACTGATTTACCACCTATTATATCATCACATTCGATATTAACTGGTCGTATTATTGTTTCACAAGGTGAAGATGTGTCTTATCAAATAGATAGTATATTTTCTGCTGCATTTGCATTATCTACATCTGTTAATCATAATGATTTAACTGGTTTATTTGGTTCATCACCATATTATCATATGAGTTTAGATATGTGGTCAGCTTTATCAGGTGTTACAACAGGTACGACTTTTGGTAGTTCAGGTACATCTGGTGTAGGTAGTCCTGGAACAAGTGGAACATCAGGAACATCTGGAAGTTCAGGAACATCTGGTGTAGGAAGTCCTGGTTCATCTGGTACAAGTGGTACATCAGGTAAAGATGGACAATCTGATAAATATGCTACAACATCTAATACATCTATAACATTACCATTGACTCCAGGTTCAAATGTTTATTTAACTGGTGGTACTAGTTTATCATATACATTAGCACAAACTGTTATTGTTTCATATTCATCTGGTCAAACATTTACTGCATCAATAGTAGATTATGATCCTTTAACTGGTGCATTCATATTAAATGTTATTGATTCTAATGGATCTGGTTCATTGAATCCTTGGGAAATAAATTTAAATGGTGCACCTGGGCCAGCAGGAACATCAGGAACAAGTGGAACATCTGGGAAAGCAGGAAGTTCAGGTACAAGTGGTACATCAGGAACATCAGGAACATCAGGTAGTTCTGGAACTTCAGGTACATCAGGTAGTTCAGGAACATCAGGTAGTTCTGGAACAAGTGGTACATCAGGTAGTTCAGGAACAAGTGGAACATCTGGGAAAGCAGGAAGTTCAGGTACAAGTGGTACATCAGGAACATCAGGAACATCAGGTAGTTCTGGTACATCAGGAATATCAGGTAGTTCTGGTACATCAGGAACATCAGGTAGTTCTGGAACAAGTGGTAGTTCTGGTACATCAGGAACATCAGGTAGTTCTGGAACAAGTGGTAGTTCTGGTACATCAGGAACATCAGGTAGTTCTGGAACAAGTGGTAGTTCTGGTACATCAGGAACATCAGGTAGTTCAGGAACATCAGGAACATCAGGTAGTTCTGGAACATCAGGAACATCAGGAACATCAGGAACATCAGGAACATCAGGAACATCAGGTAGTTCTGGAACATCAGGAACATCAGGAACATCAGGAACATCAGGAACATCAGGTAATTCAGGTAGTTCTGGAACATCAGGTAGTTCTGGTACAAGCGGTACAAGTGGTACATCAGGAACATCAGGAACATCAGGTATAGCAGGTAGTTCTGGTACAAGCGGTACAAGTGGTACATCAGGTAGTTCTGGTACATCAGGTATAGCAGGTAGTTCTGGTACATCAGGTAGTTCAGGTACAAGTGGAACAAGTGGAACATCTGGAACATCAGGAACATCAGGTAGTTCAGGAACATCAGGTATAGCAGGAACATCAGGTAGTTCTGGTACATCAGGTATAGCAGGAACATCAGGTAGTTCTGGTACATCAGGTATAGCAGGAACATCAGGTAGTTCAGGTACAAGTGGTACATCAGGTAGTTCAGGTACAAGTGGCACATCAGGTAGTTCAGGTACATCAGGTAGTTCAGGTACAAGTGGTACATCAGGTACAAGTGGAACATCAGGAACAAGTGGAACATCAGGAACAAGTGGTAAAGATGGTAGTTCAGGAACATCAGGAACATCAGGTAGTTCAGGTACAAGTGGTACATCAGGTAGTTCAGGAACATCTGGAACATCAGGTATAGCAGGTAGTTCTGGTACATCAGGTAGTTCAGGTACATCAGGTATAGCAGGTAGTTCTGGTACATCAGGTATAGCAGGTAGTTCAGGAACAAGTGGAACATCTGGAACATCAGGGACTAGTGGTACATCAGGAACAAGTGGTAAAGCAGGTAGTTCAGGCACATCAGGTGTAGCAGGTAGTTCAGGTACAAGTGGAGTATCTTTTAACAATAAGTCTATAACTGTTGAAAATCCAACTGCGTCTGAAAACATAATAATGTTTTATACTTTTGATGCAATAACTGTATCTAATATTCAAGCTGTTGTTAAGGGAACAACACCATCTATAACAATAGATTTGACACAAAATACAGATGTTTCTGCAGTTGGTACATCCATATTGACAGCACCTGCAATTATAACAGGAACTACTACTGGTCAAAATTTAACTAGTTATGCAAATCCAAATATTCCAGCTAACAGATGGGTCATACTTGTATCAAGTGCAACAAGTGGTACAATAACATCATTAACTGTAACAATTAAACATACACAATAATATGTTATGAACCTTTGAATTAAAATATATAAACAAAAATAAAATAATAAATGGCTACAAGAGTTAAAACAATAGAATTTGCAACAACAACAATAAATACAACTTTAGCTGCAGCTACAAATAGAGATTTAACTGGTTCAACATCTATTTATATACCAGAAACAGGAGGAACTTTTGCATTTGTTTCAGTTATTCTTCAAGTAGAATGTACTGGAGATAATGCAGCATCAGCATCTTTAACTGCACCAACATTGGGTATAACACTTGGTGCTGTTGCTATTAGTACAGCAGCTGGTACTAATCCTGTTGCAAATTCTGGTGAACAAGAAGAATGGACATTTACTAGAAATGTAACTAGTTATTTTACAACAAACTGGACAGGTACAAATATGGCTTGGTATACAAGAGTTAATTTTTCAGGTATTGCAACATGTAATCATTCTTCAAAAATTATTATAACTTATCAATATGATGATGCTAATGCTGTAGATAGACAAATAAAAACTATTAGAATACCAATAGAATCTACAAGAACTTTATTAACAACAACATATCAAACAATTGGTGGAGCAACAGCAATACCAGCATTGACAAATTTTGGTGCTTCACCATACTTACCTGAAACAGGTATAACAATCAGACAAATATTTTTAGAATTATGGGGACAATCTGGTATTGCCTCAACTGGACAATTTACTATCACAATAAGAATTAATGGTACTACTACAATAGCTTTAAGTAGAGCAGCAGTTACTTTGAATTCAGCCCCTTGGTATAGAATGACTGCAGATATTTCAGCATTAGATTTATCAGCTGCTAGATCATTAGAAGCAATAGTTTCAACAACAACATCTAGAGTTTGTACATTTGGAGGTCAAATTGTAGTTACTTATGAATTTAATACTACAACAAGTACAACAATTTATAATAGTTTAATGTTAGGTGCAGTAGATACTGCAGGTTGGATTGGTGGAACTACTGCTACAGATCAAGGTGTATGGGAAAGAAATATTTATATAGAAGAACCAGATACCATAACTTTCAAGGAAAGTGGATTGTGTCTATACCAAAATGATTCTGGTGGTTATACATTTAATGTTAGAGTTTCTGGAGATACAACTGAACAAACAACTGTTCAGGCTTATGTTAATACTGCTGGAACACTTCAATGTGGAAATTATTCAATGATACATAGGATAGATGCTGGAGGACAAAAAGGACAAAATGGTATATCTCTAGTTAGAGGTAAAAATTTATATAGAGTTTGTTTTTATTCTGGTACAGCACAAGCTGGTTGGAATTTATCAGGATATTTAATATTAAATTATACATCAGGTAAACATCCAGATGGGGTAGGAGTACATGCACATAGTGTTTATCAACATGTTACAGATAATATTACAGCAGGTGGTTCAAGAGTAAATACATCTGCTACAGTAGCAGCAACAATACCAGAAACATATTATTATTTATTAGGATATTTATTTTGGGTAAATTATAGTAGTATTGGAAATGGTACTACTGGTGGATTAGATATTGATTTTACTGTTGATGCTGAAGTAATATCAACTGATCTAACACAAGGTGGTGATGGTTGGGTAACTTTATATAATGGGACAGCTAGAAATGATTCTGATAATATGAATGGTTACATATATGCAGCAGCTCGTAATAATTTCACTAGATGGAATGGTGATACTGATTCTGAAAGATTAGATATAAAAACATCTAGAAAATATAGATTATCAACAGGTCCACTATGGACTGGTTCTATGGGATATTGGTACACATATAATGCTATATCATATGTAGTATCTGGAACATGTACTGGATATAGTGGAGATGGTAGTGGAATACCAGTTGATATTTATAGAGTTATATCCAGTTCTCAAGATGAAATGATATTAAATTTAACTACATCTGCAGGTGGGACATTTTCTGGATTTTGGATAGATAATACAGATACATTATATGCAACAGCAAGACAAGATGATTCACATGTTGGTAGAAGTACAAATGGTATAGCAGGTTAAAAAAATAATTTAAAATGATATGTTTAATATAGTTTTAAGAAATCCTAAAATAACAAGTAATTTTGATATAAAATTATCAGATGGTACTGTTGTTAGGAGAATATTTATGATAACGTAAAAAATCATATTTTTTAATTAATATATAAAGATATGAAAAAATTGAAAACTTTTGAAAGTTATGGAGACACTGGACATCAAGACCGTCCAAAGAATGACAAATCATTAATTATGAAACATATAAATCATGAATATACTGATCATAATTCTGAACCAAGTCAATCTATAGATCCAATTAATGAAAAAATAAAGGTTATAGTAGGAAACATAGTAAAAACAAAAGTTTATTTCAAAATGCTTAGAGATACTACATCTCATGTATATAAAAATTTATTAGCTCAATATCCTAGAAATGTTGATGCTTTTACTGAAACAGTAACAAACAAAGATGTCATTCTTGGAGAATTGGTCGAAGGTGTTTATGATATAATAAATGAATCTGATACTATGAAAAGATTAGAAGATATGATTGATATTTTAGAACAAATAGAAACTTATACAGGTCAAGGAAATATAGACAGGATTTTAAAAGGTGAATTGAATATATATGAAGATGAAGATGAAGGTGAAGAATCAGATATAGAAGATGAAGATGAAGGACTTCCAGGTGAAGGTTAAAAAACAAAAAGAATATGAAAAAACTCAAGACTTACAATAGATTCGATTTGAAAGAAGCTGTCACAAGACCTTCAGATTTAAGTGCTTTAGATGTATTAATAGAAAACATTGTAAAGAAAAAGAATTTAATTTTAATGATGAATGATACTTTTAATCATATTAGTGATGAAATAAAAAGTGTTATGCCAAGTGATATGAGTGAATTTATGCAAAGTTTGGGTAAAGAAGAAAGACAAATATGGAAAACTATAGAGTCTTTAAATGATTTAATGGTAGATGGATACCCTAGTATAAAAGATTCTTTTGAAGAAGTGATAGATGATATTAAGATATTAGAAAAACATTTAACAAAAAAAGGTAGATAAAAATGACATTGACTTTTAATAAATATTTTGAAAATCATTCTGATGTTGACACATATAGTGAAGAAAATTGGGACAACTATGATGAACAAAAAATAACAAGTAGATATAATATTTATCTGTGTGTTAGGGATAACCAAGATTTTGCAGCTGGACATGTGTACATTGTTGTTGGAATAAATCAAAATGTGATAGGGCCGAATATAGTTGATACTAGAGTAAAGGTTAAAGGATTGATGGCAGATGAATATATAAATATAGATTTTAATGCTGGTGAAGACCCTTATAGAAGAGCTTTAGCTAATGGATCATTAATTTATATAGGAAAATTAGATGAATTTTAATATGATAACAAAATTTAATAAATATGAGAAAATATTTGAGAGTCTCCCAAGACAATCAACTGTCGATCAATTAAAAAGGATAAGACAAGAGATAAACAAATCTCAAAACATAAAAGTTGGTCCTGAAGAATCCACTATGAGTGGTGATGTTGGTGACAGAGTAATAGATGATTTGGTTAAACATAAAGGTAAACAAGAAATGAATAATCTATTTTGGTGGGATAATCCATTAGATAGAAAAATTGATTCTTATGAGACTTTTGTGAAAGATGATTCAAGAACATCTCTTGGTTATACAACTAAAGGTGACCCAATTAAACATAGGGGAACTGATTATAAAAATTAATTAATGAATTATGAAAAATTTAAAAACTATGGATGAATTTATAAATGAAGGTTTTTCTAACATATTTGGAGGTAAGACCAATTATGATTTACTAAAAATTATAAATGTTCAATTGGATGAAGTTGAAAAAAACGCTAAGTTAAATTTAACTATGTATAAAGAATTTGATATATTTAACAAATCTTTTCTTGCTGCAATAGATACAATAAACTCTTTTAATGTGAAACCTGATAATTCATATTATAAAGATGTTCATCAAGCAATAGATAAATTATATTCTTTAGTTCCATTCAAAGGAAGTAATCCTATGGCTTGGAAAAAAACAGTTGAAAAATTTAATAAAATGACATTAAAATATAATTCACATAAAAATTTAAGATGGTAATAAAAAAAAACATAAACAAAATGATAAAAAATTACAAAAACTTCATAGGTGAAAGTGTAGAAAATAAAGGAAAAGGTCCAGGTAATAATGATTTGTTTCCTTCAACTCCTTTTAAACAAACTTTAAATCGTCCAAATCAAACAATGGATTTTTTAAGAGTTGGTAAACATATTTTAACTAGTAAAATAGATGGTTTCATTGATAGTGTTCAAAATGAAAACATTTTTATAACAGATAGACTTACTGGTGAAATAAAAAAATATACACTAAAGGAAGTTTTGAGAGAAATGACCAAAGCAAAACCAGTCGAAGGTAAAAATACACCAGTTGAAGGTTTTACTGGAACACCAAGATGGGCTCAAAAACCAACATTGGTAAAAGAAAAAATAGAGGCTGTCCATACCATATTGACTCCAGAAGATGAATTAGATGGTGAAATAAGTGAAGATGAAATGAATGAATATATAAATAAAGTTAATAAAAGAAATGATACAAGATTTAAATATACTGAAGAAGATGAGTTTGGAGAACATTCAGATGAAAATTTTGGTTTAAATACCCATCATGGAATGTACAGAAATGAAGACTACCCTCAATACACACCTAGTGTTGGAAATGATGATGATGAAGAATTATCTGGAGATACATACAATCCTGGTTTACTAAGTGATGCTGATGTCAATTCACCTATATATGATAAAGTTGAAATAGAAGAAAATGAAATAGATGAAAGATTTAGACCATCATCATTAGCTGATGATATGGCTTATAAAAGTGGTAAAGAAAAACTAAAAAAATTTGGAATAGATTTAGATGAAGAAGATGAAGGTGAAGAAGGTATAGATAATTTTATATTTGGAAAAAAACCTAAAAGAAATAGAGGCACAGAAGACAACCCTGAAGGTAATACAAATCCTATAAGTGAAAGTTGGAACAAATACTGGGAAACCTTTGATCCATTAAGAGAAAGACTTGAAGAAGAAGATTATGAAGATGTTATGGATATAAACCCTGATATATTTGAAGAAGAAAAAGAAGAAGAGGAATATGAAGAACCAGAAGGATCAGAAGACAATCCAATTCAAATGAGAAAAAGATTGAAAATAGAAGACTATTCTGAAGACAATCCAGAACCACAATATGGTGATGATAGGTTTGATCAATTTGGATTCAATGAAAATCAAGAATAAATTATGAAATATTTAAAACTTTTTGAAGCTGATATTGAAGAAGATGAATATGAAGGTAATGTTGATATGAATAAACACATGTTGATACATGCCTTAGAAACATTGTTTCATTCTTGGGGTGGAGACACACCACCTGGAAAATTCTTAACAAAATAATTTTTTAAAAATGAGAAACCTAAAACATAGATTAGATTATATAAGAGAGGAATTGAAAGATTATAAAGATGTTGATGATTGGTTAAAAAAATCTGAATGGAAACCTCTTAAACATGAAAAACGCATCCCTTTATCACAAGTGGAAAAACTCTGTTATGATGCATTTGTAATAGGTTCTAAAGGTGATATGAGTTTTAAAACTTGGTGGAGTGACCAAAAATTGAATGAAAATATGTTACCAAAACAACCTATCAAAAAAGTTAAATGTTTAGAATGTGGAGAAAGTGTTTGTGATAATTTAGGTTACAAAATAGGACATTTATATAACAGACATAATTGTAAACCAAGTGTTGATGATTACATTGCAAAAAATATGTTGAAAAAATATTTCCCTTCTATTGTAAAGGAATCTAATTCTTCTAAGTATAATTGGATGCAACATCCAGATTATCCAGAACCACCTGTTCTTAATGAAACAATTACTAACCCTGATGTTGATCCTTATGGTGAAGAGAATTGGGGACCAACAAAAAGATATAAAGTTTACAAAACTGTTTATGAAAGATCTCGTGTAGAATATGTTGGTTATGTTGATGCAGAAAATGAAGAAGAAGCAATCAACAAAAGTGATTACATTACTAATTGGGAACAATATAATAATGATATAATAAATGAAGATATTGAAAATATAACTGCTGTTGAAACAGATGATGAAGTGATATATTTTCAAAATGGTAATTAAAATATACAGCGTGACTTAGGACCGCCTGTTATGACTTCGGTCATTTTTATAAAACTCGGGAATTCGCTGCTCCCGGGTTTTTTTATTAAACATATTTCCGTTTTTTTTCTATAAACATAAATTAAATCTTATTTATTAATGGTTGTAGATTTCGAATATTCGAATAAAATTCTAAAAGTATCTTATATTGGGGAAAATGGTAATGTAAAAATGAAACATTACAATTGGCCTAATCCTCAAAAATATGTTGTCTGTCCCGATGATGATAGAGATAAAAGTGGTAAATATACCACATGGGATGGTAATGCAGTTAAATTAGTCTACACTAGAAATCCAGATAGATATTCAGTTTATGATTACTTAGATAGTTTACCTGAAGAAGAACAAGAAGTAATCTTCAAATATAATGAACCAGAAATATTCTTCATAGATATTGAAAATGAAATTTTAGATTCAAAACCTACCCCTCAATTAGCACAAGGTGCAATTCAATCCATTTCAATAGTTGTTAGAAATAAAGTCCTTGTTATGGGAACAAGTGACTTATCTAAAGACCAAGAGAAATCAATAAGAGAAGATATCAATAATTATTTTGCCAAATTCAATACAGATTATGATTTCAAATTTATAAGATATAAGAATGAGTATGATATGATGCTCAACTTCTTTGAAAAATATGTACCTAAAATGCCAGTGGTTACTGGATGGAATTTCACAGAATATGACTGGGTCTATTTAGTTAATAGGGCTAGGAAAATTGGAGTTGATCCAACTGCAGCATCTTTAACTAGAGTTTTGAAACAACCATTCAATAAGATGAACAAAAAGAAAAACCAAAAAGAATCTTTTTGTGAACATCCAGCACATAAAATAGTTGTGGATTATATGGAATTGTATGAAAAATACAATTCCACAATTAAAATCAAAGAATCAAATAGTTTGGATTTTGTCGCAGATGGTATTCTTGGAGTTAAGAAAGTTAACTATGAAGGCTCATTAAAAACATTGATAAACAGCGATTACAAGAAGTTTATCTTCTATAATGCTGTTGACTCTATTCTTGTACAGAAAATACATGAAACAACTAAATGGGTTGATATTCTTTATGGTATTTCTACACTTTCTAAAATCAAAATACTTGATGCTTATTCTACTTTACCTGTAACAGAAGGTATTCTTAGAAGGAAATTAAAGAAAGAGAAGAATGTTATACTTTGTAAACTTGAAAGAGATTTTACAAATGACACCTTGATAATGGAAGCAGAAAGAGGTGTTAAGGGTGGTTGGGTTAAAGACCCAGTTAAAGGTATGGCAATGTGGGTGGCTTGTTATGACTTTTCATCACTTTATCCTACAACCATAAGACAATTCAACATTTCTGCTGATTCATATAAAGGTATTTTATCTCCAACAAAAGACTTTGCTGTTTTCAATGGACATAGAGTTGAATTGGAAGATGGAGACATAGTTCTTTTGAATGGTACTGTGTTCAAAAATGAAGTGGGTATAATCAACCAAACGATGACCGACATCTTTGCTGATAGGAGAAGGTACAAAGGGTATATGAATTTTGAACATGAGGACCTAGAGGCCTTTAAAAAGGATTTAAAGATAGCCGAGGAAGAGTTGTTATCCTGCTTACAGAATTAAATAAAAAACCCAGATTTTAGTCTGGGTTTTTCTTTAGATTTGTGTTAGATAATTTAGTTTCATCCATTCCTTGTAAGTGAGGGAAATGTCACCTCTCTTAAATTCAGAATAACTATCCAAATAGAATTGATCATCTTTGTTTTCTTTGTACCACTTATTAAATCCTTTCATATAAATTGTTTTTAAATGTTAGTATTTACCTCTTGCTTCTCTTGATTTCTTACGATCTCTACGGAAGTCTTTTTCTTTATCAGTACGGTATTTCTGAACTATTTCATCTTTCCTACCTTTTTTCTGTAAGTCTTTCTTTTCTTTCCAAGAAATTGCTTTACCTGTATCTTTAACATTCCAGATAGGTTTTATCCTATCAAGTATAGTTGCAGTAGGTTCAATCAATTTCTCAATAACTTCAGAATTTTTGTAAGCAAAAACTGATTCATCCAAAGTTTCCTTGCAAACAGATGTTGTGTAGATACCTTTCATAGTTTCCTTGACTTGTTCTACAGTAACCATCTCTTTTGCTTTGGAACGTGACCATTTCCTACCTGAACCATGAGGACCACTAAATAAAAAATCTGGATTTGATTTACCTTCACATATTAAGATACCATCTTTTTGATTAAATGGTATAATCATTTTCTGTCCAGTATAAGATGCAATTGCCCCTTTCCTTATAATCATATCTTTTGGGTCAATATAATTATGTATGGTTGAAATAATTTCATCAAATTTCACGATACCAATAATATCTTTAATAATATTTAACATTGCCATTCTGTTCCATTCTGCATATTTTTGAGCAAATATCATATCAAACATATAATTAATCATATTTTCACCTACTAAATATTCTTTATTAACACCTAATTTATATTTTTCTTTTAATTCTTGAATTTTTTTAGGTATTAAATTCATTGGAAAAGTATTCAATTTAATATCATCTAATTCTTTGTTATAAACATCTGGTGTGACAGACATTTGAGATTTAGCTACATTGGACCAATAATCATATATTTTTAAACCAAAATTTCTAGAACCTGAATGAATAGTAATCCAATAATCACCATTAGAATCAATACCAAGTTCCTGGAAATGATTTCCAGATCCGAGAGTCCCTATGGCATTCCAAAATTTATTTTCTTCAATTTTAATATCTTTTAATTTTTTGGATAACCATTTTTCATTGTATGTTGGTGCAATATATAATGTACCAAATTTTTTATTATATTCAGTTACAAAATTATCTGCAACCATTTGTACTTCATCAAAAGGAATATCAGTGAAAACTGGATTTTGATTAACATTGAATCCCATAGGTATTGAATTTTTAACATCAATATCAAATTGTTTCAAGTCTAATTTATATGTTCTTGAAAATTTAGCTGATAACATCCCACAACCAAGATCGCACCCAATGTGGGCTGGGTTTAACATTGTGTTGTTTAATGGCATACAAAATCCAATAACTATTGATTTCCCAACATGTGTATCACATTGAATCCTTATTGGAACACCTTCAGAAACAGGTTGATCTAAAATAGCTTGAATTAAAGAATATGCTTCCAATTCAACATCATCTGTTAATATTTTACAATCTTTGTTATATTTACCTTTTAATTCTATCATAATGGTTTTCTCCTATAATGCAAAATTACAAAATATTTATAACATAAAAAAATAATTAAAGAGACAAGTATATTCTTGATTTTTTATTCTCGACATCTACTTTATTATCATATAAATTATGTTTTTTTAATAATTCACGAATAGTTCTACGACTATGATTTGTTTTTTTAGAAATGTATGATATGAGTCCTTTTTTAGAATTACCAAATTCATTTATGTGACCTAATAATTTTTCTTTTTCTATTTTATGATAATTATCTTTTCTTTGTTCATCAGTAAGAATATTTTTATCTCTAATTCCTTCTCTTATGATAGAATTTATTTTTTTTCTTGTTAATTTAATTTCTTCATTAAAATTTTTAAATATTTGTGAATCTGAGAAACCATCATTATATAATTTATATACCATAGTTCTAGTTTCATTTGAAACTATTTTATATTGTCCATTTAATTCAAATGGTCTTTTACATTTTGATGAATTTAACATAGATTGTTTAATTTTTTCAATTATTTTTTCTTTGTTTGGATTATTTGTTATACCATCATTTGTATTACCACCTTTACAAATATTATAACCATTTGGTGATAATGTATTTTCTAATTCAATATAATAAATTTCCATTTCATTCAAAATTTCTCTTGTTGTTGTTCCAGACCATATTATATCTTTTTTAAAATTATTTTTACCATATTTTTTTATTGCTGATTTAATAATTGGACCAGAGCCAAAATATCCATTTCTACTATGAATACTTTGACCAATATATATTTTGTTATTTATTTTATTTGTTATTCTATATATTTCCATAATTATTATATGTTAATTATATATTAATGTTTCAAAATTAATAAAACTTGGCCTTTTTTATTATATATATAGTTAAGGAATTTATTTTTTGGGGATATTGTCCCCAAAAAAAAAATGCCTATGAAGAAACAAATTTTTAAACAGGATGTTATTGGCCCCCAAGATTTTGACAATTTAGTCAAAAAAATGAGGGGCTTTTTTATTGAAAAAAATTACAAAGAAGTTTATCCACAACCCATTAGATCAATAATGGCAGCATGTGAAGATCCAAAAACATTAAGATCATTTACATTTGATGGTAATACTTGGCCATTGAGTCAAACGAATCAAATGAATTTGGAAATGATTTTATTAACAATGCCAGAAGAAGCTGATGGTATTTATTGTATGACAACTAGTTACAGAGACGAACCTAATCCAATACCTGGGAGGCATGATAAGATATTCCCTATGTGGGAATTTGAACATAAAGGTAATTTTCAAGATTTAGTACAAACATTAAGTGAATTAAGTGTTCATTTAGGATTTGTAAAAAGTGTAGAAGATATACCAATTTTTACTTATGATGAATTATGTGAACATTATAAAGTAGATAGTTTAGAATCTGAACATGAAACTTTAATGTGGAAAGAATATGGTGATGTAGTTGGTATCACTTATTTTCCAGAAAGAACACATCCATTTTGGAATATGAAACATGATGGGTTAAGTCATAAAGGAGAAAGGTTATTTAACAAAACAGATTTCATTATTTGTGGTCAAGAAACTTTTGGCTCAGCAGAAAGATCAGTTGATCCTGAACAAATGAGAAATAGTTTTCATAGTATATCTGATGGTATGTATGCAAAATTATTATATAATGAGTTTAGTAAAGAAAGAGTAATTTCAGAATTGGAATCTTACTTATCTTTACCAATGATAGAGAGGTTTGGCGCGGGAATCGGGTTTACAAGACTATATAGAGCTATGAAATTAAAGGGGTTAATTTAACCCCTTTTTTTATTAAACTTATTAAAATTATCATTATATAATATATGATAGATAAGATTTACGTCATTTTTTATTTATCATATTAATTTAATTATTTTTGGTTAGTTAAAAGAACAGTTAGTGGGCAAAGAACGTGCTAACTGTTCTTTTTTTATTTTTTCTGTTTTTTTTATTTAATATATAGTTTCATATGATAACTAAATATTCAAAATATTTAAAACAAAACGAAGCTGATGATAATTCAGACTTTGATTATTTTGATGATTATGAGGAAACTAAACCTACATTGCCTAAAAAATCATCTCCAACTAAGAAAAATCTTTGGAATTTCAAAGGATTCATGGAACCTGAAGATCCAGATCAATTAGAACTTGATCTTGGTATAGAAAACCCTAGGAAGATAAAAGCTGCTGAGCTCAAAAAAATGGTTGATGATAAGGCTAAAAAAGAAAAAGAAGTTAGACAACCTACACATGTAGATACTGGAGATTATGTTGAAGTAGTGGATTTTGAAGATTTAAAAGAAGATCAATTAGAATTTTTAAAATCCGCACCTAATTTCTATGTTAGAGATATAGTTAATAGTAAAAGTTATCCATATGAAGTAGGAGAACCTTATGTAAACATAGGTTTCAGATCACCTTTCAAAATGTCTAGATTTAAAGTTATAGATAAATCTCATTGTAAGTACAAAATTTTATTTTTGAATTTTGATTTACCAGTAGATATACATGGTGAAAAAGACGTCAATAATTTCTTCAGGGATTCAAAAACTATGTCTGAATTATTCAACAAACTTTTTGCAGAGAAAGAAGATGACATATTGGTTAGTTTTAATATGTATGATGACATATATAGAATAAAATATGATTATTATATTAATGGTATATGTTTAAAAGATTATGATTTTGTATTTTTTGGACTCATATCTAATTTTACTTCAATAGCAAAAATGCTCATAGATTATTTACAAAAACAGAAAATACCTTTCTTAAAATATGGTACTTTCAAAGAATATGATAACAAAGCCTTTGAATTACATTTACTTGATTCTCTTGGATATCCATACATACCATCTATAATGGTTACGAAATTAACTAAAAAGATAATAGATATTGTTCAAAATGATTTTGAATTCCCTGTTATAGTTAAGGATGTAAATACTAATAGAGGTGAAGGAGTATACAAAATAGATGATATGGAAGGGTTGTTGAAGACTTTCAGACGTAATAGTAGATTAATGTTAATACAAAAACATATACCTAATGATGGAGATTTTAGGGTTATAACAATTAAGAGAAAAGTAGAATTAGTTATAAAGAAGAAAAGGATAAGTAAAACTGAATTCAGGGCTAATGTTGCTAGAGGTGGAAAGGCTATAAAAGGATCATTACCTCCACATATTCTTAAAATGTGTGAAGATATTTCTAAACATTTGGATAGTGATATTATTGGTTTTGATATAATACAAGATATGACTAATGGTGAATATTATGTAATGGAAACCAATGCTGGTCCACATTTTCCAACATTTTCTGTTATATCTGGTGTGAATATACCAGAAATCATAGTTAATTATATAATGAGATTAATAGAAAAATAGAGAGATATATGATAACAAAATATGAAGAATTTATAAATGAGAATATTTTAGACAAAATTATGGGTGGTATTGATCGTGGTATTGGTAAATTTCATACTTCTACTAGACCTATTAGAAAAGCTATTAGTACAACTTTCATACCTGAAAAAATGTATAAAACAATTAAAAATAAATTTGAACAAATTAAATTAAATTTTGATTTTGAAAATTTAGAATTAGTAGCTGACCCAATTGATAGAGATACAAAATTTTTGGTTTACACTGATGAAGATGAGATAAAATTGGAAATAAATATGTTTTATATTCCAATAATATATTTTAATGGTGAAGATATAACAAGTAAATTGAATTCTTTTTTGACTATGGATATTTATAAGTATTTTATTACAAAATGGAATTATGGTAATACAAATAAAATATCTGGTCAAATTTTTTCAGATGTTGATTCTTTAGGAGAAGAAGATTGGTCTAAGTAATTAAATTATATGATAAAGAATTTTAAATTATTTGAAGAATTTTCAACAAAAAGATACTACAAGGTAGTCACAAAAGATTTAAAATCTTTAGGTTTGAGAAAAAATCCTACTATAATGACTTTTCCAATTGGTGAATGGGTTTATGAACAAAAACCAACTAAGGACCAAGGTGGTTGGGGTGGAACGGGTGGTATTTGGGTGGCTAATGGATTACAAGGTGGTAAAGGATTGATGAAATATCTAAGAAAAAAAGCAATAAAGGAAGATAAACCAGAATTTCTTGAATGTAGATTATTTGAAGTTGAAATAGGGGAGATTTTATATTCAAATTCTTATAGGACAAAGACAGACAAAGTAAAATTAAAAAAAGAAATTAAAAATGATAAAGAATTTTAAATTATTTGAAACCACACATAAAGATGTTGATCCGCTCGGTGAAGAGAAATGGGAAGAAGATTCATCTTATAATATATTGTATGTTTCCTCTATGGAAACGACTGATCATTATTTTTACCTAGATTGTGTGGAAGGATACATAGATGAATCATATTACACACCTGAAGGTAAACTTCTATATGTTGATTTCTCTTATATAATAAATGGTGATAGAAAGAAAGCTTGCAGTCATTCTCCTTATGTGGTGGATAGAATTGAAGATTTTGATTTGGGGAAAATGAAAAGTCTTTATTATAATTTGGAAGGTGACACCAGAAAAAAATATTATGATAAATCTGGACATTGTACTTTCATACGTAAGGAAATAATGACAAAAGAAGAATTCCTTAAAATATCCCATGACATATTTGATGAAAATGCAAATAATTTGATACAAATACTTAAAAAAAAGATAATAGAAACTGAAAATAGAATAGAGAAATTGAAAAAAAGAGAAATAGGTTTCAACACCAACATAGAATGATAAAGAATTTTAAATTGTTTGAAAATAAACACAAAGACATAGACCCATTTAGTGAAGAACAATGGGAGGATGCTGAAATTGAAATAGGTACTAACATATATTTGAAGAAAGATAGGAATTATTTTAATAGACACAAAAACAAATTGTATGGTACCGTTGTTGACATAGATGACAAAGGTATAGTCGAAATGGTCAACTATGTTTATATTGAAAATGGAAAAACTTTCACCAAGAAAAGAATAACATGGAAAGTTTCAATGAAATATTTAAAGCACCATATAAGAACTATGGAATATACTTTATACGCTAATAATTAATGAATTTTATTTTTAATATATAGAATAAAATCAATTTGATTTTATGGATTTGTTATTGAGAGATAGGAATAAAATCACAAATATAGTAGATGTATTAAGGAAAAACAAGCCTGAAGGTGGTGCAAATTTTTTTGATAGAGTTGATGAATTTGTGAGAGACCCTAAAAATGTTGATATGGTATTCAATCTCATAAATAAAATCAAACAAGATTATGGTCAAAATTTTAATCTTATAGTCACAGGAAAATTTGGTGATTGGGTTTTTAATCTCATAAAAACCAATAAAATCAATGTAAATGGAGTAGTTATACATGTTAGTGGATCACTTAGAAGTGCAGCAAAAAATAAAACATTTCAAATAATAGGTGGAAATGAAAATCAAGCATATAATAAAAAATTTATATTATTGGATGATAGTTTTTATTCAGGTACTACAAAGAAAGAAATAGATAAACATTTAAATAAATATAATTCTAAAATAATAAGTACATATGTTTTCTATGATGGGTCTTTTCAAAAAAGACCAGATGTATTCTCTGTTTATAGGCATTGTAATTATAATAAAGAAGATATCTTACCAGTAAAGAAATTACTTAGTATACTTAATGGAATAGATGATGCCAATATACCTTATGATTTGTTGGAAAATCAAATAATGATAGGTCAGATAAGAAGTGTTAAGGAATTATTAAGGGAGATACAGATAGTCAGAGGTAAGTTTGGCAAACAGAATTTAGATATCAAATCTTATGGATATAAAAGGGAATATGAACATAAGAAAATGAAGAAATATGGGGATTTTGTTAACGAGTCAAAAAAAAAATATTTGACCTTTGACGATTTAGAATTCAAAAAACACCCACTCGCAGAAGTTTATGATGAAATGGTTGCCATTGGTGGTTTTGATCCATTTGGGGATGAAAGGAAACCATTGCAACAGGCAAAAATGAAATTTGAAAATGGTTATGGTGTATCTGTGTTATTGGGAGATTTATTTTATTCTAATGGTGTAGATACTTATGAAATCATGTGCTTTGATGATAAAAATAAATTCATAGGGGATCCACTTGGTCATTTGACTAAAGATGAGGTCAATCATGAAATGATGAAATTACAGAGAAGGAAACATCCTATTCAAAAATTCACAACAGAAGATCCTTATGGTGAAGAAGATTGGTCAGATGATATATATGAATCTATTATTAATAAAGGTGACTTTGAAATGACTACAATTCAATTATGGCATAAATATATAAGATTTGGAAGAAAAGAAACTATAGATAGATTTAGGAAAAATGTTCTTGAATTCAAAACAGATAGTAAAGGATTAAAAGAATATAAAGGAAAGATAATAGGGTTTTATCCTTTACATAATAATAAGACAAGGGAGATAATAATATTATTTGACACTAAAGAATATGGGACTTTGAAAGTAAATGATAAATATCCTATAATAGTAAAATCTGAAGTGAATGAACATTTGAAAAAATATGAAGATTTTATAAATGATTAAAAATTTCCAATCATATAATGAAAGTGTAGTTCCAAATTCAGTTGTATTCAATATTAGGGATTATTGTACAACTTATGATAATATTCATAAGTTGAATTATAGAAATGTTGAAACAGGTGATGTTTTTAGGATATTTGATTTGTTCAAAGGGACTTTTGGTTTGTTTATAAATGATAATGATTTTAGAATATTTCAAGAAAATGATACAGAATTTAGACTTTTTGATACAAAAAAAGGGAAACATCTTGAATTATGGCCAAATATGGGCTGGAAAAATACTTGGATTAATCAGACAAATAAAAATGATAAAGATAATAAAAAATGGCTTGATAAATATAGAATAGGTAGAGAAGATAAAAAGAAAGTAATAATTCCTATTGAAGGTTATATAACAACATATGATGTAAATAGATTTTTAACTGATATAAGAACAGAACTTAAATATGGGTATAGAACTTTGATTGGTTATATTAAGCAAGGATATCGAGAAGAACAACTTATTGGAGTAAGACAACCTAGATATATAACAATTCAAGAAAATAATGGTTATGAAGGAAGAAATACTAATTTCAATGTAGTTTATATAGATATGTCCAATGGTAGTGACCCCTATGGGACTAGGGGAATATTAAATATTGCTAAACCTGTTAAATTAAAACAGACTTTAAGAAAATTCACTGAAATAGATCCATTAGGAGAGGAAGATTGGGATGATTAAATTTTTCAAATATATTCAATTTATATTAGAACATAATGTAATTCATGATAAAGACATAAATATAAACTTATTCATTTCTTTAATCAGAAGAATTTATGGTGATGATATATTGATATTCAAATTTGATTATTTAGAAAAAATAGAAAATTTTTTAACCAGACCAGATAATTTTGATTTAATAAAGAAATTATTCTCAAATATAGATAAAAATTCTGACATAATAGTTAGTGGTAGTTTTGGTAAATATATATTTAATATAATTGATAATTTGGATTTTGATGGTAATGTAATACTAGTAAATGGTAGTATTAGAAAAGTAATGGAAGATAAAGACAACAAAGTTGAAATTATAGACTATAGATATAGAGATATAAAAAATAAAAAATTTATTTTTGTAGACGATAGTTTTGTCAAAGGAGGTACAAGAGATAGGATAAATGAGTTTTTAAGTAAATACAATAGTGAAATAGTTAAGACATATACATTTTACACCCATTATAAAATGGATAAAAATGATGTTTTTTCTTTTTATTGTTATGGTAAATCAAACTTAATTCCAATACCTATTCATAAATCACTTGATAAAATAAAAAATATAAATCTATTCAATTTCAAAAATATACTGATAAGAAAAATAGATTTAGGTGAAATAACAAATTTAAATGATTTAGTAAAAACAATAATAAAATTAGATGAATAGTATTAAGGTTATATTCCTAGATTTAGATGGTGTTTTAGTATTAAATGGTAGTGTTTGTATGAAATGTTGTGAACATCTTAATATTTTAACAAAAGAAACCAATGCAAAGATAGTAATATCTTCTACTTGGAGAGTTAAAGGAATAGAATATGTAAAGGATTATTTAAAAGATTACATCAATGGTGATATAATAGATTTAACACCATCATTAAAAGCTAATTCTTTCAAAGCTCCTAGAGGAACTGAAATAAAAGAATGGCTTAGAACATTTGTTGGTAAGAAAAATTGTGTTGAAAGTTATGTAATTTTAGATGATAGTAAAGATTATCTTATTTCCCAAATAGATAATTATGTAAATATAAATCATAATAAAGGTTTTGATAAAATATCTTTGAAAAAAGCTATAGATATCCTAAGTATAATAAAACCTCCAGTTTTTTAATAAAATTTCGTAACCTTTTTTATCTCTCCGTGTCTAATATGTGAAAATGGAAAAATTAAACTTTTTCTTATTTATATATAGAATAAATAAAAATAACAAATTAAAAAATAACAAATAATAAAACAATGAAAAAAACAATAATGATAGGATTATTCCTGATGTTGGGAATAATGGCAGAAGCGAGATTTGGTGGTGAAGACAATAAATTTGTAGAAATGAACAAAACAATTGAAATGAATATTAATTTATCACCTATAACACCAACAGAAGCAACATTTGAGGATGTTGATTTAAATACAGATACAATTTCCATAGAGAAATTATCACCTAAGACTCCTGAAGTCAGCTTCGAAGAAGTTTAAAAATGGACAATTATAACAAAATAGACGACATTATCAGAAATTATCTACAGACAGAAGATATCTGTTTGTCAGATGATTTTGATGATAATGTGATGTCTCTTTGTTTAAATTATCAATTAAAGAAGAAAAAAAGATTTAATTTATTTAAGAATATTGCTATAACAAGTATAGTTGTACTTGTAATTATATTAATGTTATTTACCCCAATAAATAGTTTCTTAATTTATTTATTAGGGAAAATAACATTAATAGGTTTATTTAAATATTATGTTTTTATGACTATAATAACAACTATATTTTTCTATAGTATATTATTTAAATTAATAGTTTATAAGATTAACTATAGTGAAGTTCTCTAAAATAGTCAAATGCCATTTTAAAAAGTGGACCTGGTACTCCATGTTCTAATTCAGGTATAATTAAGATTTCTCCACCAGCTTCTTCAAATCCAACTTTTTGTAGAAAATCAACCACTAAGTGACCATCAACACCACCTCTATTTTTTCTATCTCTTTCACCAATGATCATCATTTGTTCTCCAAAGACAGGAATATCTTTATAATCATCAGGGAGAGTTTGAAGTGTAGGGGCTTCACTTGTAGGTGCAATAGCAGGATTGAAATGAAGACCTTTAAGTTTATATTTATTACATAAATGGAAACCTAAATGCCCACCTGCTGAATAACCTATAATCATATCAACATGTTCATCTTCTACTATTTTTTCCAAATGTGGAAATAGATAATCTCCTTCATACCAATAGATTTCAGGATAGACTAATTCGTCTCCAAATGCAGTGAAGGTTCTAATGAAAAAGGGTTCTTTTTCAAAAGGTATTAAATTGTTGTCCTCGTCTCTCATTGAGCAAGAACCAGTGATAAACATAACTTTCATATTTTATATATATTATTGTTTTATACTGCAAATATAGGTGAATTTTTTATTAAATAAAAATTTGTATTTTAATAAAAAGTGTTATCTTTGCATAAAATGATAAAAAAATGAAAATAAATTTTAATATATATATACATAAATAAAAAATAAACATTTATCAAATGAAGATAAAAAAATTCAAACTAGATTTATCTGAAGGCCGTAAGCCTAAAGGTTATAACAGAGTGGTCAATGAGGGCAATATGCCAGAAGATCAAGGTTTCGAAGGTGAGGAAAGACCACCACAAGATGAACAGGCTCCAGTTGATGCTGAAGAAAGACCTGCAACTCCAGTGTTGGATAATTTTGGTATAGATTTAACTAAAAGGGCTGAAGAAGATAAATTGGATCCAGTCATTGGTAGACACAAAGAAATCATTGAATTGTCTTGGATACTTTGTCGTAAGAACAAGAATAACCCTGTTTTGATTGGTGATGCTGGTGTTGGTAAAACAGCTATAGTTGAAGGGTTAGCACAATTGATAGTTAAAGGAAAATGTCCTAGTAAACTGAAAGGTAAAAAGATTATGACACTTGACATTGGTAGTTTACTTGCTGGTGCAAAATATAGAGGACAATTTGAAGAAAGAGTAAAAGCTATTGTTCAAGAACTCTCTGCAAATAAAGAATGGGCAAATAGGGTTTTAGGATCAAAACAAGGTGATATTATTTTATTCATTGATGAAGTCCATATGATAGTTGGTGCTGGTGGTGAAACAGATGCTGCAAATATGTTGAAACCTGCTTTGGCTAGAGGTGAACTTCAATGTATTGGTTGTACAACATTAAATGAATATAGAGAATCTATTGAAAAAGATAATGCTCTTGAAAGAAGATTCCAAAAAGTTATGGTTGAACAAACTTCATTGGATGATACTTTGGAAATTTTGAAAAGAATTAAAGAAAGATATGAAGATTATCATATTGTTACTTATACTGATGATGCTTTGAAAGCTTGTGTTTCACTTGCTGATAAACATCTTCAAGATAGATTTTTCCCAGATAAGGCAATTGACTTATTGGATGAAGCTGGTGCTAAAGCCCACTTGGAAGATGCAAATGTTCCAGAAGAAATTACTTCTTTGGAAGAAGATCTTGAAAAAATGAGTGCTGAAAAAATGCTTCATTTACAAGCAGGTAGATATGATGAAGCACAGGCAGTAAGACAAAAAGAAGTTGCTGCTGATGCTAAGTTGAAAGAAATGAGAGGCAAATGGGAAGAAGAAAATAACTTGAAAAGAGTTGAAATCACTGCTGATAGTGTTGCTGAAATTTTCTCTATTAAAACAGGTATTCCAGTTGAGAAATTCAATGAAGATGAAGGTGCAAAACTCATGAAAATGGGTGAAAATTTAAAGATGGATATCATTGGACAAGATGAAGCCATAGCTAAAATTTCTAAATGTGTAAAGAGAAATAGAGCAGGATTGAAAGATCCAAAAAAACCAATGGGTGTATTCCTTTTCTTAGGTCCAACAGGTGTTGGTAAAACACAAACCGTAAAATCTTTGGCTAAACATTTGTTTGGTTCAGAAGATAATATGATTAGGGTTGATATGAGTGAATATGCTGAAAGTCACAACAGATCAAGAATGATTGGTGCTCCTCCAGGATATGTTGGTTATGGTGAAGGTGGACAATTAACTGAAAAAGTTAGAAGAAAACCATATAGTGTTGTTCTTTTGGATGAAATTGAAAAAGCACACCCTGAAGTTTTGACTTTATTCTTACAGGCATTTGATGATGGTATTATGACTGATGGTTCAGGTAGAAAAGTTAGTTTCAAAAACACTATTATGATTATGACTTCTAATATTGGAACTAATGTTGTAAAACAAGCTAGACCAATGGTTGGTTATGTAAATGCGCCAGCTGAACAGAAAGAAGTTGAAATGAAAGATCAAATGAAAAAAGAATTGAACAAAAGACTTCCTGCTGAATTCTTGAATAGAATTGATGATGTTATTATATTCAATTCTTTAGGTAAAGAAAATCTTTTCAAAATCATTGATATTGAAATTGGTCAATTGGTTAAAAGAATAAAAGAATTAGGTTATACATTAACCTTAACAGAAAAAGCAAAAGAATTTCTTCTTGAAAAAGGATTTGATGAAAAAATGGGTGCAAGACCTTTAAAAAGAGCTATTCAAACATATATTGAAGATCCTTTAGCAGATTTAATGTTAAGTAAGAAAATAACAGATAATATTAACATTGATTATGATGAAGCAGCTAAGAAACTTTTGATAAATGGTGAACCAGTTAATGAAAGTTTCAATATGTTAGACACCGTTAAAAAATTTGGAGAATATAAAAAACTTTTCTAAATTTTTAGATAAAAATAAAAACCCAACAATTTTGTTGGGTTTTTTTATTTTTGTATATTTGCATTATGAAAAAAATATCCATTGATTTTGATGAAACACTTGATAATGAGTGTGTTCAAACTTTTGTGTCTAAATTAGTCAATGATGGTCATGATGTACATATTGTAACTTCAAGACCAAGTGAAACTCATATGTGGTATGTTGAATTATGGAGTAATAATGATTTATATGAAGTTGCAGAGAAATTGAAAATAAAAGATGAAAATATTCATTTTACTAGTTATGTATCAAAGTTCATATTTTTTTCTGAATTGGAAAACCAAGATTTTGATTTTCATTTAGATAATGATGAATTAGAAATAAAAGATATAAATAAATACACCAAAGTCAAAGGTATTTTATTTGATGAAAATTGGGAAACTAACATAGAAAAACTCTTATTATAATGCAAACATTTTTACCATATGAATCTTTTACTGAAACTGCTAGAGTATTAGATTATAGGAGATTGAATAGTCAACGTAGAGAAGCACATGGTATTATAAAAATATTATCAGGTGAATCTAAAGGTAAAGGTTGGATTAACCATCCAGCAGTTAAAATGTGGGAAGGTTATGATGAAATGTTGAAACTATATTTTAATGTCATAGTTAAGGAATGGGTAGATAGAGGATATGTCAACAATTATGAATATTTTGATATTGATGAAACCAAATTAGTCTCTCCTTGGTGGCTTGGGGATAAGGATTTTCATAGGGCTATGAGAAGTAGATTAATAGAGAAAAATGAAGATTTTTATTTACCTAAATTTCCAAAAGATAAAGGTTTCAATGATGGTAAATATTTTTGGCCAGTAAATCTAACTAAAACTTATAGGATTATATAAAAAGAAAAAAATCCGGACACATTGCCGGATTTTTTTCATTATTACTAAGATAAGTATTCTGTTATCTGTAGTTGTTAGGTTAGATTAATACACCATGAGAATCTGTAACCTCAATAGCCATGAATTGTTTTTCTGGGAAGAAACCAATATCAGCTACTGCATATCTTGAACGGATAAGCATTCTTGGTGCCCATGTTGCTTCAGAAATCAATGAAATTGATTGTGCCATCAAATAAGGGATAAATAGAAGACCTGGTTGGTCAACACTATTTTTCCTACCTAAATAGATGTAGTTATCATCCCATCTCATATAAGGATCAACATAGATTGAAATTGCGCCTACATTACCCATTGGGTAAAGTTGACCATTGGTACTCAATTTACCAGCATTAACTGGGTTGATTGTGTAACCAGCGATATCTTGAATAACAGATGCTAAGTTACCATTTGTTACCATGTATTGTGCTGGTCCAATTCTACCATCAGTTGCGATAAAGTTAGAAGCGTTATTGATTTTGGCAATAAGTTTTCTCTGGATTGAGTGAGTTGTTTCACCCATTGCTCCACCGTTTGCTGTTGTTGACAAAGCATCGATGTAGGTATCAACATTAAGGTCAAATTTTGAAATCAAACCTGTTGCGTCTTTAGGAGCCGTGTAAGAAACTCTGTTCTTCATAGCCAAAGTTCTGATTTTACCAACAATTTCCTTAGAAATTACTTGGGTCAATTCATTAATTAAAACACCTTCAAGTTTCTGAACAATGTCCATACCTGTTGCTGCTTTAATATCTTCAATTTGGGTTCTCTTCAATGTTGAAGAAATTTCAACATCACCAACTTGAATTGCCTTTGTGAAGACATCTGGACCAATTACACCAGGATAAGTTTTTTCATCTTGGTATCTTGTCATTCCACCACCTGGAGCTGTTGTATTTCCCCAACCATCTTCCATATTAGAAACCCAACCTGCTGAGAATCCAGGAATATGATCTTCAAGTAATGAAATCAATTCAACACCCCAGTTACCTGATGTAGTACCTGTTGTTGCACCAGTCAAACATGTAAAACCACTAGCTGATAAATAAGCTGTGATAGAACCTGATTGTGGGAATGTGTTTAACATTTGATCCCAAGCTGAACCATCTTGTGGTGTCATTGAACCAACAGTGAAACCAGCTTGACGATAACATCTAAACATTGGGTAACCATCAACTCTTGAGAAACCTAAGAATTCTAACCAGTTTGCATAACCTGCACCTGTTGTTGAAGATGGACCTGCACCTGAGAATAATGTGGTTGAAATACCACCTGCACCTAAGTGAACCCATGCTCTTTTTGATAAACCACCAACTCTTTCTTGAATATCCAAGATTACGAGTTCTGCTTGAATAGCTGCTTTTAAATTAGCATCTTCAGTTGTTGAACCAGTTGATTTTACTTTAAAAACCAATGGTCTTTGTTTAGGATCAGCATCACCGTGGAAATCACCACCACCTTGGTTGTAAGCATTGTCATATTTAAAATCTACAAACAATAATTCAATTCTTGGAGAAGCGGTTGGCTTTACAGCAACCAAATCCAAACCAATTGTTTGAGCTGCAATCTTCATTGCAACTGGGAGTAAATTCTGTGCAACGTCACCACTACCCATTGTGCCACCCCCTTGCCAAGTTGAACCTGGAATTGTGGAGATAACTGGAGCTTGTACATAACCAGCACCATTGCCATTCAATGTTGCATAACCAACATTTTCATTCATTTGATGCATTTCTGCATACTCGGACATCCATGCTCTTTTTTCATCATCTTGAACTCTGAGAGCGTCAAGAATTGGAGCCCATTTTTTTACTGCTTTCGCACTATCTACTATAAAATTCATTTTTTTAAGTTTTTTTTTTATTATATATTTGTTTTAAAAAGTCATTTTTTTCCAAAATGATTTTAATTCAAATTATAATTATCTTTGATTTAATCTTTTCAAATATGCATCTACTTGAGAATCACTGAGTTTTGTGTTATCAAATCCGCTATAGCTTTCTTTTAGCAGAGTAACCTTACCCATATTTTTCTTAGCATATTCATGGAGGTTTCTGGAATTCCAGAAGCTTTCCATTTTGTCCTCAGTCAGGTTAGTATAAAATTGTGCACTGCTTATAACACTACCTTGAACTTCTGGTTTTAAACTTTCCCAAATCGGTCTGAGATCGCTGGGGATATTGTCAATTAAGATTTCATTAAAGCTTCTGTTTTGAACAGTCAACGCTCTAGACATAATTTTCAAAACTTCATTTTCTGATGTGTAATACTTGCTTTCGTTCATTGCAGCTACTACTTTTTCTTTATCTTGTGGAGAAAGACTATAGAATGCAGTCTTTTTCTTTTCTGACAAGAAACTTAAAAAATGTGGGTCTTTATCATCTGAGGCTTCTCTTTTTTTAGTCTCATTGATTTGCTTCAATATCATCCTCTTTAATGCGTTTTTAGATTCAAAAATCCTGTTACCAATTGGTGACAATCTTGATTCTTGAATTTCTTGTACTTCACCAGTATCTGACAATTTTACAACTGCAATACCATTATCAGTATTCATAGCTAAAATTTCACCAGTCTTGTCATCATCAATTTTAACAACTTGACCTGGAGTCAATTCTACACCATCAATATCATCTTCAATTTCTTCAGCGTTTACGCCATCAACATCAAAATCATCTAAATCATCTTGACCTTGTGCCTGACCTTGTCCTTGAACTTGACCCTGACCTCGGATTGGTTGAGCTTGACCTTGACCTTGAATTTGTCCTTGTCCTTGGACTTGACCCTGACCTTGTGGTTGAATCAATCCTTGACCTTGAACTTGACCTTGGCCTTGTCCCATTTGTGCTTGTCCTTGTGAATCTTCATCATAATATTTAGATACATTATTTGTTTTGAAATCTCCCATTCTTTGTTCAGGTGATTCAATTGTTTCTCTGAGCATACCTAAACCTTTTGAGTTTAATTTTTCAGAAATGTATCTACCATATTCTATGTTTTTATCCAATGCTTCTGCGATGTAATTTTCATAAGCAATTGAATCTGTTAAATTTTCTGCGATATATTCAGCATATTTAATGCTATTATCTAATTGTTCACCAATGTATTCTGAATATTTAATACTATTGTCAACATGTTCAGCAACATATTCTGAGTATTTGATATTATTATCAACATGTTCAGCAACATATTCTGCATAAGCAATGTTCTTTTCTACATTTTCAGCAATGTATTCTGAATAAGCAATATTCTTATCAAGATTTTCAGCTACATATTGTGAATAATCAATTGATTTGTCTACATTTTCAGCAATGTATTCTGAATATTTGATAGTATGATCAACGTTTTCAGCAATATATTCTGAAAAATCTATGGATTTATCCAATGTTTCAGCAATGTAATTTTGATAATCAATTGATTTATCAACTGATTCAGCTACATATTCTGAATAACCAATGGCTTTTTCCAAGCTTTCAGCCAAATAATCATTGTATTGAATAAGTTTGTCTGTTTTGCTTTGAAGTTTTTCTTCTAATTTTTCGTTGGTTTTTTTGATTGTTTTGTTTTCTTGAACTAATACCTGCATTGTTTCTGCAAGATAATCAAGATAAGAGGTTATTTTCTTAAAGCCCTCATTGAAGGATTCGTACTTCTCGTATAAATTATTAAGTTTTTTAGGATCAAAATTACCACTCTTTACGGTTTGACTAATTTCTCTTTTTGTTTTGGTAATTTCTTCTGTTAAATAATTTGAGTACCTTTCCATTTGTTCTTTTGTTATAAATTCATTTTTATCCATATTAAACAAATCGTTTATTTTTGACTCATCGGATATTTCGAATATCCTAAAGTTAGCACTCTCATTGAATCCCAAAGATTCATTTAAAGTGCGAATTTCCATCTTTGCTGAGCTAAATCCAGGATCAGCAACAGCATCATAAGTAAATAATTTTTTAATGGTAACATGACCATTAGATTCAGTTACACCAGCAGCTCTAGATGATACAAAAATTGGAAATCCATCATCGACCAAAGCTTGAGCTTCTTTACCCCAATGAGTATTTAACAATCTTATTTCTCCATCAACCCTATTCTTTTCCTTAACAAAAAAAGCCTTCTCAACAACGTGTGACACTCTTGAGAGGCTTGTATCGAAAACATCTGGGTGATCGAATTCACCATAAACAACTCCTAATGTTTTTTTTCTTTCTAGTAACTCATCCAAATGAGGCAAAAAACCAGCTGAATCATAAATTCGCTCATTGCGATTCTTAACACCAAATTCTGTAAATACACCGCCCAAGAGTATATTCTTCTTTCCATTATTGGCATTAACAGATTCATTTAATTTTTGTAACCCACTGGTAGAATTTTCAATGATTAAAACATTCTTCATGTGTTATCTATTTTTTTATTTATATATTGTAATAAAAAAGTCAATTTTTTCCATTTTGATAAAATAAAAAAACCCAGGTAAATTACCTGGGTTTTGTATTTTAAAATGTTGGGGCTTGACCACCTCCTTGACCACCTTGTGGTGGTGCAGCACCTTGACCTCCTTGAGCTGGGGCTTGAGCACCTCCTTGAGCACCGCCCATTTGAGCACCACCACCCATTTGAGCACCACCACCCATTTGAGCACCACCACCAAATTCTCCACCACCCATCTGAGCACCGCCACCGCCGAAGTCACCTCCACCGAAACCACCACCGCCGAAGTCACCTCCACCACCTGGCATTCCACCCATTTCACCACCTTCTGGACCAGCAGCATTACCTGCCCTCTTACGTTCAAGCATTTTATATTTGTTATTCTCTTCAATATCAGCATCACTGAATTTCATAATATGTCTGATAATCCATTCATTACTTAAATATGGTTTACCTTCAGGATCTTGAATTGAAGAACTTAATGTCTGTGCAATTTGAGCTCTCTCACTCAAATTCTTTAAATGTCTCCATTCTTCAAATAAAGTATCAGAAATAAAATCTAATCTTATTGCATCATTAAAATCAACATCATCTTTCAATTCTGGAAAATCTAAAATCATTTGAATTTTCAAAGGTTTCAAAATAATTTCTTTGAAAATAGTTCTTATTCTATTAATATAATTTTTAAATTTTACTTCATCTCTAGTAACAGCAGCATTTGAATCATAAGCATAAGTACCACCACCATTATCTTCATCAAATCTTTGGAATGGTAATTTACTAGCTCTTTTTAAAATTTTATAAAACCATTGAAGAACAATATCTTCATTCAAATTCACTTGGTTAGGTTGTAATATTTCAATTGATGGTGTACCACCATTACCTTCTGGGAACCAGAAATCTTTACTAAATGGAATATTTGTACTACCATTAATAGAAACGGTACCCATCCTATCATCCCATTGAACATCATCATGATATTCACTCATCAATTCATAAATTTGTTGTTCAGCTTGTTGTCTAGATAAACCACCTACTGGTATAACAAATTTCTTGTAAATGGAAGCTTGATTAATATTATAAAGTAATCTAGCTTGTTCAATCATTTTTAATTGATTGTAAGGTCTGATCAAATTTTCAACATAAGATGTTTCTCCATATTCATTATTATTAGAATATGAAATATAAATAATCTGTGAATCTAATAATATTTTTCTCATCTGAGGATTATCTGGATGTTGAATCCAAATCATAGTATTAGTATTAGGATCAGTTGCAACAATTAAAGTAATTGGATCAAGAGGGGCTAAATCAATAATATTTTTTTGTTTGTCATCATAAATTATTTCATATGCAATATATCCATCAATTAAAAGATTTTTTAAATATTGCCATGCAATTTGACCTTCATTAAAATTAAATGTGTTTATGAGTTTTGTAAAATTTTCTTGATATTTTTGTCTTATTGTTTGTTCATAATTATCTGGTATATCTTTTACATAACAAAATCTATTATTGTCATCATATATAATACATTCATCTGCAATTTGTGTGATAAAATCTTTTATTTCATCTTTAATGGAATATTGTCTTAATATTTTTCTTTTATCAAGATATGTTCTATCTAAATAAGCGATTGATTTTTTATCTAAAAATCTAGCAATAGTTTTTTTAGTAAATAAGTCATACATATTTGAACTATTAGGTTGATAAAGAACATCTGTTGTTTCTTCATGTACACCCATAGCATAAGCATTTCTAATTCTCATATCATTGTATTCCAACCCACCAAACATTGTGGATAAACTTCGTAATATTTTGTTGAACAAACCAAAATTTGTGTTGTTAGTTTGGTTTCCTCCATATCTATTATATGATGCCATTTTATTTATTTATTTTTTATTCTATAAATCTATATATTAATAATTATTGTGCATTTTCATATAGCTTATATTGGTTCTCTATTAACTTCAATTTTTGGTAATATTCCTTAACATCATTGTCATAATCCTCAACGGTTTTTTCATAAAGTTCTAATATCTGAGCAAGTTTCAATTTTTCTTTTTCTATATCTGTTTCTTTCATAGCTTGAATCATAATATTCTTATTAACTATTTTTGTATTAATAAAAATAAATCTCGGAAGTATATTTGTAGAAACTACATATACTTCAGGACTGCCTTTTTCTAACCCAACTATTTTAGTATAATCAAATGCTGTTATTGCATAATTAAAATCATTGGCTTTAAGAGATTTGTAAACAGATTCAAAATTTACTTTCAAAGGTGGTTCATTATTGACATTACCACCACTATCATTGTTTTTAACATTTTTCAATATTATGGATTTGAACATACCTAACAATTTATCAAAATAAACTATCTTGTATTTATATGGCAAATAATCTAAATTAACAGCATATATTATCCTTTTTTGTAATTCTGCATTATATCTATCATCAATAACAAAAATAGGACACCATAATTTATTACCATTATAATTGTATCTTATTAAATAAAATTTACCTGTTTTTATATTTCCATTAAAAGATTTAGTAAATTCTAGATTACCATTTTTTGTTAAATCAAATATGATTCTTGTGGATTCTTCAACTAATCTTTTGATGTTACCACCAGTCATAGAAGCATTGTATTCACCCATTAATTTAGTACAATATGACCCAAATGATTCTAATCCTTTATATGATTCCATATTTTAAAATACTTTTGTTAGATTATGTTCTTCGAAGTATTTTTCTGTCAAAACTACAAATTCTATCCCTCTTTTGTTACAATATTCTTTTGCTGCTTTCCATTTTGCCAAATTCCTCAAAAACATTTTCATCCTATATTCATAATTTTCTAATGCTTTCAAAGTATCTTTTTTTGGAGCAACTGGTGGTATGGTTTCATTATAAGGTTTTATTTCAATAGCTGTTTTTGAAATACTACCATCTGTTTTTTCTATTTCACAATATGCATCAGGGTGATATCTATGGGTTTCCCATTTACCATTTATTTGAATTTCATATGGTATGGTCATACCTTCAACATTCCATTTTAAAACTCTTGGTTCATTGTCCAAATAAAAATACAATTTATATTCCCATGAGGATCTCCAATATATTACACTTGGATCACCTAAATATTTTGAAGGGTGAATAAGATGATATTCACCATGTTTATATCTTTCAGTACCATCTGCTCTTTTAACACCATTTGGTTTTGCTCTATAACCCATTTTCTTTCATTTTCTTTTTTAATTCAAACCATTTATTTAAATTATCTTTTTTCCAAAGTGGTTGAAGATTTATTAAAGCATTAACAATAAATCTCGCCAAGCATAATAATATGGTCTTAATTTTTTATCATCATAATATTTTTTTCTTCTATATTCATTAATTATTTCTTTATTTGTTTCTCTCCATTTTTTTACACTATCAGAATGTTGTTTTTTGTTATTTTTATAATATTCCCTACTTTTAATTAATATTTCCTCCTTATTTTCATTGTAATATTTTTCTGATTTTTCTTTGAATTTATCAATATTATTTTGATAATATTTTTTAATTCTATCTTTAATTAATTCTTTATTATTTTCTCTATATTTTTTTTCTTTAATTAGAATTTCGTTTTTATTTTTTTCATAATATTCAATATTTCTTTTGTCAATTTTTTCTTTGTTTAAAATATAATATTCAGCATTTTGTTTTTTAATTTTTTCTTTATTTTTTTCTTTATACTCTTTCATTTTTTCTTTATTTCTCATCTTTTTCTTTATCTTTTTTTATTAAATCAATAATATATTGTGTCATTGTAGTATAATTATCTTTTGATTTTTTAGAAATGTAATCATACAATTCTTTATGTATCCGAAAATTGAATAATATTTTTTTATCTTTTAACATTTTTCTTTATATTGTCTTTACATTATATATTAAATAAAAAAGGTCAAAAATTTCTATTTTGAAATAAATGACCTTTATTTTTCAGTAATTGTGGAAGCCTTCACCATCATTCGATGAATCAAGACTCACTATTACAACTTTTTCTTGGTTAGCTTTCTTTTGATTGATTTCATTATATCCAGCTGCCATACCTCTTTTAAATACTTCTGAAAAATAAGGTAATGCTAATCTGTATTTTTTCTCATTAAAATTGTACCATTTTTGGAACATGTAAAGGAGTCCAGTTTGAAGACAATCATTTTTGTCATCTGCTGTTTTGTACATATTGTTCTTTTTTCTGATCATGTTTTCACCTATTAAGACAAGCATTCTTTCTGCTTTTTTGGTCAAGGTTCCTTTACCTTTGGATAAAACAATTTCATAAAATAAATCGTCGTCGTTTAAATAATTGGCCATTTCTTAAAAAATTTTTTTTTTTAATTTTTTTAATTAAATTTGTAACTTGGGGAGAAAATGCTCGAAATGCTTGTAGATGCTAGAATCTTCTTGAAATGGCCTTTATTGCTGTAGTTTGTATTTAATCCTTATAGATAGTGGTCAATGAAAAGTTTAAAAAAAAATCCCATATAACCTATATGGGATTTTTTCAATTTTACAAATTATTAAAATCTGATAGAATCATCTCTGGTATATACACCATCAACATAAAAAAATATTTTTCTTAATTCATCAACATTATATATGTTTTCTATAATAATCAAAACATCTTCTTTAGTTGGAAGATGGTAATTATTTCTATCGTAAAAATAATATAAAATATCATTTAATTTTCCACGATCATCTTTATATAATTGTTTGATTTTATTGGATATTTCAGTTTTATATTTTTCTATACTCCAATTTAAAGGTTGATTACCAAAAAGTTCATTAAAGTCATTAAATTCAAATAATCTTTTCATATTTCTTATTTTTTTTTAGTTAATCATCGCTTTTTTATATTGTGTTTTTTGATCTCTAGTCTTATTCAATTCTTGATATAAAACATGTCTGTGTGTCAAAAGATTGTCGAAAGACAATTTCAAATCTTCATTTCTTTCAATCAATGCTTGATGATTTTTCATTTCATCAATTGCTTCATTAACATCTTTAATGTCAAGTTCAATAGATTTTTCTCTATCTTCCAAAGTTTTGATTTGTTTCATTTCTTTTGAAAGTTTGTTTTCATAGAAATGTGTTAAATCATAATCCAAATCTTTCTTAACATCATTGATAAGTTCGTTAACAGATTCATATTGATAGAATGAACTACCTGTACGAATATCTCTGCTATACAAACACATTTTGTTCTTGTAATTGAAAGCGTAAGATTCCAAATAAGGATTCAAAATGTTTGTGATTTTCAAAGCTATATCTAATTCAACTAAATTGTTGAGGTTTTCTTTAATTGTATTAAGCAATAAGAAATAATCTCTCTTCAAGTAAGGAATAATTGGTGAATTGAAAATATTTTCAAGTGATGTTTCAGCATCCAATTTTTCTTCATTAATGAACAAAGATTTATCACTTTTTGTTGAAAGACTTAACATAACATTTTCATCAATTTTGAAAGAAATTTTGTTATCTTCAATTGTTGACAATTTCATACATTGTTCCAAAATTCTGATTTCTTTGATTTTATCTTCATCTTTGATGTAATCTTCAGCCAAAACTTGTTTAACTTCATTTTCATCGATTAAGAACCATCTATCTGCCAAGTAAGCCATATAACCATCACCAACTTTTTCAACTATGGTATAAACTTTTTCACCTTTACCAGAGTTTGACATATTTTGTCTTTCCAATGGGGATCTAGTTAAATTAAAAACAAATTTCTTAATTTCAGGAACCCAATCATACATACGGAGTTCATTAAGAATAGATTCCATTCTAGCATCATCATTATCTTTATTGATGATTTCTAAAATTGTGTGTAATGGTTGTCTGTACAACATACCTTGGTTACCACGTTCTACCCTTTTGTAGAGGTCTTTCAATTCATACACTAAAGGATATGATTTCATTTCAGAATCTAATGATTCCAAAAATCTTTTAACATCAGTATCATATGTGTACTTGATGAGTTTTTCATTAACAGCTTTGACCAATTCTTTTTCAGAATAATTATCACAATTGACAATGAATCCTTCTACCAAACTTGAAATATCAGTTTGATCGAAAGTCAATCTGTTCTTGAAATTGAATAATTCTAATTTAAAGTTTTTCATATTATTTTTCTTTTTTTTTATTTTATTTTAATCTTTAAGTATTTAATCAATTCATTGTTTTTCCAAAAAGTATATGCATATTCACATGATTTTTTCAATTCGTTTATTGTTATTTTAGCTTCATCATTATTCCATTCTTCATTAATTAATGGACTTTAAAATTTTTTAAATGTTTCATAATGATTTATTTTTTTTTCATATTATTCAAAAAAGCAGTGTAAGCAATTTTTAGACTTCCAACAGAAACATTATCTATATTTTCTAAGATATATTTCTTATACATTTCCCTAGCCTTTTCAACTTCTTCTTGGTATTTTGATGCTTCATTAAATTTTTTTAAATGGTTCATAGTTTGTTGTATTTAATTTAATCTTCTTCTTCAAAATCTTCTGGAAATCTTTTTTCCAATATTGATCTTAGAAACATTATTTCTTTTTTCAATTCAAGAATAACATCCTATCCAAGGCTGGATTATTGATATTTTCATTAAGACTCAATTTTTTTACGTGTTTCATAATTTTATTTATTTTTTTTTGTATGTTTTACATTTTGAAAAAAATAGACATAATACAGTAATATATATTAACCAAAAAAACCCATTTTTTTCTAAAATAGGTTTTTTAAGTTCAAATAAATATTTTTTAATTCATATAATCATCGATTTCTGATATAGAAATTTCTTCAACATAATCATATTTGGATCTAAGGTCATCCATTATGTCGTCGATGTCCAATTTGTTATCATAATAATAATCTATGTCGACAGGTTCTTTACCTGTATACAATTCCACTCGCCAATCAAAATCATTGACAGCTTTGATGACGCATTTCTCTCCCTGTTCCTCAAGGAAAATGTAATAGATGTCTTTAGAACTCATGAATATAGGATTTTTTTTTCACCTATATATTCTAATTCTTATGTCTATTTTGAAAAAACTAACTTAGGGGCTAAGTAGCAAAAGGTAATAACATAATTTTCTTGATCGTTTTTAACACTATATTGGTTAAATTTAAAATTCTTCCAACATTCAGTACTATTTAAATATCTTATGATATTCATAATAATTCTTGTATTTGGATTTTCTTTGTAATGAATTTTTAGAATTTTACCATATTGGTCATGTTCCGTCTTGATTATGTTATCTGAAATACCTTTGAATTTAGGCAATCCACATTCACAATCCATAAAATGAATTTATTTTTATTTAATAAAATTTAGGTAATAATTTAACAATTTGTTTAATCTAATTTTTGATATGCTCCACCTGTTGAATTCAAGTGTAATCTTGGATTCCCAGGTATATAATTTCCAGCATTGCTTCCTAATCGTCCTGTAGTTGGTGTGTAGTAACTAAAAGTATCCAATGAAGGGTATTGTTTGTACATTACAGGTTTTAAGACCGTTGTAACAGAACTATAAACAACTTTACCATCATCAACATATGTAGCATCATTCATAACTTGTTTATTCTTATATAACCATTTATGTTGTATAGCATAATCGATAAAAAGTTTTTTATCTGCATCATTTACCGTATAAATTCTATCCATATAACTTCTACCTGTAGGTTTTCTCAAGTTATGCCAAACCAATGCTCTACCTTTTATTTTTGTTCCATCATCATTTAATAAAACTAAAAGATTACATACTTCTGGATTTTTACAATAAATATCAAAATAAGGTTGAGCTTTAGCACCTTTCATACAAGAATTGTTTATGTCACCAGATGATTGGGTTGTATAATGAGAATCTAAATACCAATATCTAATTTCTTCACCAGAAACTAATTTTAAATTTGAGAATGTTTTACTCATTTCACCTTTAAAATCATTAACAAATATTTCTATATCTTTTTGTTGGTATTTATCTGGACAAAGTTTATTAACTAATCTACCAACACCAGTTTCTTGTCTCATTCTTGAAGTAAAATTATCATTGCCTTGTCTGCCTAAAACATCATCTGCATCAGTAGTTATTTTACCAGCTGGCATAAAAGAAATTTTATCTATTTTATCTTTAGTATCAAAACAATCTAAATATGATATATCAAATGGTTTACCTTCAAGTGCTAATATTTCATCAGAAATATTAAGATTTAAACTTTTTAAAACCTTTTTTAATTTAGGTGAAATTATCAAAGGTGCCTCTGCCGCTTCAAATAAAAATTTGTTATAACTATTTATTTTCATTTCATCTTTATTTGTTTTTTATTGCCATTCGATATTTTTGTCTTTATATATTTCTAGTTTTTGTAGTTCTTCAATTATTTTATTTGTGGCATCCCTTATAGATCCTGATAACATATGGGCATTACCATCCTCATCTGCATAAACATCAACATATGACAATATTATGTCATATATTTTAAGTCGTAAGTCATGTTCAGGAAAATCCCAATATGGTTCCAATTGTTCATTAAATTTGTCTATCATTTGTTTGTACTTAATCTTTTAAATCCTCCTCCAATTTTTTGCAATTGTAGTCTTTCAAGGGGTTCACCTGTTTTTGGATTTAATGTTGGTTTACCTCTTGAAGATGATAATCTACCTGTATATGGTGTGTAATAACAAAGAGTATCCAAATAAGGATATTTAGGATATTCTCCAGCGTGTTTCAATCTGGTTGTTATTGGTTTATCCATTATGACATCTTTAAACCAAAAAGTTGTACAATCTTTTGTTTGATGTGTTTTACAGAACCAGTTTTTTTCTTTTGCATAATTAATGAAAATATTGACATCAGATTCTTTTGTATAGTAAATTCTATCCAAGAATGTTCCCTTTGTTGGGTTTTCTGGTTTATCAACTACATAAACATCCATCCAAACTAAAGCTCTACCAACTAATAAATTATCTTTATTTAACATAACAAGCATTTTAACATTATCTGGGTTATTTACATATATGTCAAAAAAATCTTGTTTTTCAGGTTGTTTCATACATGATTTCATAAGGACTGTTCTTATGTCAGCTTGACCTTCTGGTGGAGCATCTATAACACCTGGATTAGGATTAAAATAACTTTTTATATGATAATATTTCCTTATATCTTCACCATCCACCAAAACCATCCTATAGTTTCCTTGATCCAATGCTCCTTTGAAACTATTTCCAAATTTTTCAAGTTCACTTGTTCCAGCATAATGAGGTAATGTTCTAGCTACAAATCCACCTATTTTAATAGGTTGTCTACCATATTCACCCCAAGCTGGACTATCTGGACCAGGACTTACCAAATCTTTTTCACTAAGTCCTACAATTCTATTTAATCTATTAGCTGGTAAGTATGATAGAACATCTACATCTTTTGTTAAATCAATGTATGAAAATGCAAATTTATCATCTTCACTTTCAGTTAAACTTAGTAATTCTCTTGATATTGGTGAATTTATAGATTTCAAAATTTGAGTCAATTTAGGAGAAAAAAACATTTTCACTTCTTTGACGTTTATTTCGTTTTCAAATAAATAATCCTTATAATTTCTAACCACAATTAATAATTATTTTTTAGTCTACTCTTCCATAACTACCATCAGTAGCTTCTAATTTCAATCTTCTTTTCCCAGGAACTGGATTACCAGCATCAGAACCAAGTCTTCCTGTGTCTGGATTGTAATATTTCATTGTATCCATATAAGGATATCTATTGTATTCTCTAGGTGTTAGAGCTATAGCCATAGATTTTTTGACAACTTGTCCATCTTCTACATATCCTGGGTCTCTAGCACTTTGTTGATATTTATACAACCAACCTCTTTCCATAGCATATTTCTTGAATAATTCTTCATCAGATTGTTTGATTACATATATTCTATCCATGAAAGTTTTGTCTGTTGGTTTTCTTAATCCTATCCAAACAAGAGCTCTTCCTAAGAGTTTTCCATTATTATCTAATAAAACTAATAAATTACATTTATCAGGATTTCTAACATATATGTCAAAAAATGGTTGACAATGTGGATGCCTCATACATGAACCACCTAAACCACCACCAGCATTACCTTGTACAGCATAACTATTTTCAAGGTAGTATTTTCTAATGTCTTCACCTTTTACTAATTTAAAATTATCAAAAATGAACAATGCTGCAATTTCAGCTTGATAAGCGTTTCCGAATTTCTGTATTGCCATATCAGTGAAATCATCAAATAATTTAGTAACAAGTTTGTTAACAGCAAATGTTTGTCTACCACTGGCTTTCCAAACTGGTGAATCATCAGTTGGTTTTACATTAGCTTCTTCTTGAGTTTGAAAATTCATATTTCTCCAAGCTCTAGCTGCAGGCATAAAAGAAATTTCAGTGCCTTTATTTCCATCTACAATATCCAAATAAGTAAAATCAAATAATTCATCATCTGATTTAGACAATTGTATAATCCTATTTATGACGGTTTTTGTTTGAAAATCACCTGTTTTCAACATTTTTGCGAAAATACCTAACAACCTAGATGAAATAAATAATTTCATCAATTTTTTTTCACCTTTTACAAAAGCAGGTTTACCTGACATATCTGGCTCTAAATCTTCTTTTATATAATTTTTTCTCATTTTTTATATATGTTAATTTTTATTTTTAATCAATATTTCCATGTCCACCATCTTGATGCCTCAAATTATATCTTCTAAATGTCCTTGAAGGGTTGTTTGGGTCCCTTGCTGGATTTCCTGCAGTTGATGATAATCTACCAGTTGCTGGAGTATAATATTGCATTGTGTCCATATAAGGATATAATGCATGATCAACAGGTTTTACTCTAGTTGTCACAGATGTTGTTTTTCTTTGTCCGTTTAACATAAATGAATCACTTTCTTTATATAACCAACCGTTTTCAATAGCATATTTTTTAAATAATGGTGGTATAACAGATTGTTTTCCAGATGCTGGATAAACTCTATCCATTAACCAATAAGGTTCTTTATCTTCTTTTGTATCACCACTAGGTTTTATTAAATTATTCCAAACTAAACATCTACCATAAGCTCTATCTCCACTTTCATCTAAATATACTAAAAGTCCGCATTTTTCTGGGTTTTTTGTATAAATATCAAAGAATTTTTGACATTTGTCATATCTCATACATGAACCCATTTCACCATTATATTTTTTCTCATGATACCAAATTCTAACATCATCACCTCTCATTAATTGGAATCTTTCATCTCCCTTATCATCTAATTGTGGACGATATCTATCATAGAAAGCATCAATGTCAACATTTGTAAATTTACCAGGAAATAATTTATTAATCATTTTTCCCCAGTTTCCACTATTTCTAAGTGATGTAGTCCAATATTCAGCAGGTGTACATCTTTTAGATCTATCTGTTGATAATGCTGATACACTTTTGCTGTCATCTTTTACAATATCTAACCAAGAAACATCACTCAAACTTTCACCTTCTGATTTCAGTAATTCTTTCGCAACTGATGTTGTATCTATTTTTTTGAGAATAGTTTTTAATTTTGGCGAAAAAACAAGAGGACTTGTTTCTCTAACAATTTCTCCCTCATTTAAGAAACTATCAAAACCTATAATATAGTCTTTTTTCATAAAATGCTAATTTAGTTTTTTTTATTTATATATTATATTTTTTTTTTCATTTTTTTACTTTTATATTGCTTTTAAGTAAATATCAAATTGAAATTGATCGTTTGATTGAAATATGTTGAAAAAGTGTATTTTATTATATTGTAATTATATGACCAATCACTATCTAGACCAACAGATGTTACAACTTCAGATGATACCCAATCAATAAGATTAAGTTCTGGGTCATTACCTACTATTATTTTTCCATTTGTTCCATAATTTGTTGGGGTTATGGCTGGATAACCCAAATATAAATATTTTAAAATGGATGTTGGTCTCATTGTAAATGTTTGATTGGCTTTTCCTTTTATTAATTTACCATTTGTAAGTGATGTAGTTTGTGATGCATTTGTATAAAATTGACCATTTAAAAAAGATGATTGAGTTTGTTGAGGACTATATTGACTTAATATCCACAAATAAGGGAAATATGCATTTATTGATGTTGATGCTGTTATAGGACCCATACTACAATAATATTTAGCTGTTTCTGTCAAAGTCCAAGAACTTTGTTCATAATCCAACGGTTTAAATTCTATTACTGGTGGTGGTTTTCCATTTAAAGTATCATAAGTTAACATATAAGGTTGTGTGTTCCAAGTACTTATAATATTATTATTTCCTGGATTATAAGGTGGTACACTTGTTTGTATTATGTCTAAATTACTAAAAGAAGTTTCTTCATTTATAGTTGTTTCTCCAGTGACATTGAAACCAGATGGTTTTGAACCTATTTCAAATTCATTTTGAACTACTCCATCTTTTAATATGTAACATGTTATTGTTGCACCAGATAATTCCCTAATAGGTCCTACATCTTTTATCAAAGTTTCATCTGAATCTTTAACCCCAACTTCATTTATTGCATATGCCCTAAATCTATATGTTTTTCCTATTGTTAATCCTGTAACAGTGTCAGTAAAAATATGTGTTATTGGATTAATTGTACTAACAGGCCATATAGAAGATCCAGCTATATAATATCCAGGTTTTTCTGTACCATTAATATATTCTCTATATGTGAAACCAAATTCCAAAAGATTTGCATATCCACCATAATCATCCACTTTTCCTGTTACTGTTGTAGTAATTATCATTTATTTTTAATTTTTTTTAAGGATTTGTTGCACTAATCATAGTCACTGTTGGTAATTTTTTAGTTGTGAAAGTTATAACATTTAGATTTGTTATAGTTTTACCATAACCATATCCAGCTGAATTCAATGCATATGCTCTTGAATAATATGTTGTTCCACTTATCAATGAAGTCATATCAACACTAAATAACCCCGTTTGAACAGGTATGGATGCTGAAGAGTCAACACCAACAGTTGGTAATGTATTAGTTGAAGACCAACAATAACCAATATCTGTTATTATACTATTACCATTGTATGTAACATATCCATATCCAACTGCTTTTATATTTGTTATAGAACTATCTGGGACAGAATCATTAATTAATATTGGTAGAACAGCTGCAGAAGTAGCAGGAGTTGTAAATGGTTTTGGTGGTGAACCTATACCTTCACCTACTGAATTTGTTGCAAAAGCATAATAATTATATGTTGTATTTGCTGATAATGCACCTATAATATTTTGACTAAAAAATGTACCATTACTAAGTATAGGAAGTGTCATAGGTGGTAATTGAGTATATAAAGGATTTGTTGATAATTTATAATAAAAACCATAACTTAATATTTGTTGACCATTATTGTTTTCTAAGAAACCATCTAAGGTTGCTGAATCTGAAGTTGTTGTTGCAGTATATGTTAAAACTTTTGGTAATCCAGGAATAATTGTTTGAGATGTTGTGAAACTATATAATTCACCATAAGTCATTCCAGTTTTATTAGATACAAATGATTTATAATTATATGTTGTATTTTGAGTTAATCCATTTATTTTAATAGAAAAAGGACCCATTGTTCCACCATCTGTAACAATTATGGTTGTAGGGTCTCCTATTGTTGGATTAATTGGAGAACCTGCATAACAAAATCCTCTACTTAATATCATTCCACCTCCATTATTTGTTACTCTACCATTACCATAAACACTATTTTCTGTGATTGTTGTTGCACTATATGTGACAACTGTTGGTAAATTAACAACATTTGATATAGACAATGGTAATAAACTTCCTTCAACTGTATTTACTGACATATAACCATTTTCAAAAACACCATCAAGCCATAGACCATCATAAAAATGACCATTTTTGAATGTACCATTTATCCATAAACCATTGTACCATTTTCCATTATTCCAGATACAATTTGTATAATATGTAGAACCTATAGTAGAACCAAAAACACCACCATACCATTCACCATTATTAAAATTACCTTTATTAAAATGTCCACCATACCATTTCCCACCATTAAAATTTCCTTTAGTCCATTGTGATAAATTATCATTTAAGCTTGGATATGTATTTCCACTAGAATCCATGTTTAGGCCAGAATGAAATTCACCATTAGAAAAAGTTCCACCTAACCAATTTGATTTATAGGTTGTACCAGTATAAGTCCCAAATCTACTTTTTATATCATTATTTGTTTGATCAAAATATCCAGCATACCAATCACCAACAATAAAATCACCACCATACCAATAACCATTGAACCAAGCATATCTTGAAAAAGTACCATTATAGAATTTACCATCACACCAATAAGAATTCTCTATATTACCATTATAAAAGACACCATTAAGCCAAATAGAATTTTTAAATAATCCATTATGGAATTTGCCATCATAAAAATATGCACAATTTATAGTTTTACTTAAAATAGTATTTTTATCTAAAAATGATGTGAAAGTAGAATCTCTATCTCCACTAAATGTACCATTATAGAAATCACCTTGATACCATTTACCATTTCTGAATTCTGAATATTTTTTGTCTTCTTCTAATATTACAAATTTTTTTGACATTACCATTACTAAATCAAGTAAATAAGAATAGAATTTACCATTTTTCCAAAACCCATCATGCCATATTCCTGAATACCAAGTACCATTTTCCCATTCACCACATATCCATTCACCAGAATACCAAACTAATCCATAAGAATCTTCACCTATTATACAATTCTTAACACTAGCATTCAAGAACCAATTGTATTTTATTTTCAATTTTTCTATTGTTAAATCATCTGTCAATAAAATATTATTGAGATTTTCTGAAGTATCTGCTATTTTAACTTTAAACACTCTTTAAGTATTATTTTTTATTATATATTATAGTTTAACAACCACCTTTTATTTGATGAAATCAAATCATTTCTTGAATATAAAGAATATACTGAAGGTTTTCCATTATTAACGCCTGATATATTTATTGTACCATCAGTTGTCATAAATGTATCTGCAATAATGAAAACATTATCTATTTCTGAATTAGATAAATAATTATTATATAAATTGATATTTTCCAAATAAATAAGTTTTTCTATATTTATAGTTGTTAATAAACTATTTGGAATTGCAAATTCTTTTAAATATTTTAAATTACTTATTGATGCTGACATAACACCACCAGTTGTACCAGATGGTGAAACATAAAAACGTTCTATTTTATTTAAATCACCAAATATCCTAATATCAAAAATATCAGTAGTTGAGTATATGTGTTGATATATAAAAGGTAATGAAATAGTATGTTGTTCTGTTGTACCATCCCCAAAATCAAAAGTGAGACTAGTTGGAAAAGTAGGTGCAGATAATTCAATCAACAATGTTGAATTACTATAATTAGAATTGAATTGTATATAAAAAGAATCTATTGGTATACCATTATCATTGTCATATTCTGAAGTTACATTATCATTTAATATAGGTATAGGTATCTTTGTTAATTTATCTATCCCTATATCTAATAACTCTATTGGTTTTAATGTTAATTTAGAATCCATGTTTTATTTTTTTCTTTTAGATATTTTTGAAATTTTATTATTCAATTCCTCTTTTGTACAATTTTCTAATCCAATTGGTCTTTCTGTTTCATCACAATACATTTGAATATAATCATTATTGAATTCAACTATACTAATATTTAATTCATTTCCTTCAGAATCATATGTTCTGAAATCAAAATTTCTTTGAATATTATTAAAATCAATATGTTTAATTTCTATATCATTCATACCTTTTAATAAAGTTAAATAATCTTCAATTCCATGAAAATTCCAATTTTCTTCCCCTAAAGGATCAACATCTGAGTAATCTGTTTCAAACAATTTAAATTTAGTTATCATTTATGAGAATTTTATTTTAATATATATATAAAAATAAAAAAGACAAACTATGAAACTTTTTGAAGAATTTATACAAGCTGATTATGAGATGGACAGAATTGTCAAACAACTTATTGAAAGAATAAATTATTGGTTTAAAGATGGTTCTTTCTCTTTAAGTTCATCACCTGTTGATATAACTAAAAGTTCTACACCAAATGCTTCAAAAAGAGCAATCATAACTAATTTTGCAGATGCAGAATTCTATTACCAACTAATCATAAAAATATACATAGAAGATTTGGAAAATTGTGATGTTATACTGAAAAAATATGATCCAAATAAAATAGATGAACCAAATGGTGGCGAACCAATATCACAAATAGATTTGACAAATGATAAACAAGTAAAAATTAATGAAGTTAAAGAAGATTTTATTATAAAGAAAATATCTGAATTGGATGATAAAAAAGAAAATCCAGATGAAAATAAAATAGAAACACCTAAAGAAAAAGAAGAAAAACCTGCACAAGGACAACAACCACCAGCTCAAGGTGGAATGCCTCCAGGTTCTATGCCACCTCCTGCTCCTGGTGCACAAATGGGTGGAATGCCACCTGCTCAAGGTATGGCTCCTCCAGCACAAATGGGCGGAGCACCTGGTATGCAGACCCAAATGTAATTTATATATAAGATAAAAAACATAAATGGAAATTGTAACATCAAGTAATATGATAAGAAGATTTAGAGGAATAAAAGAATTCCAAATGAATCTTGGATTATCCAAAACAACTGAAATAAATAAAGAAGGTACAAAAAGTGGTCAACAGATAATAATAAAGATTAAAGATCCATTTGTTAAAAGATATCTTATGTTAACTGGAAATTATTTAGTAAAAAGTGGAAATATAGGTTCTTTGAATTTCTATATGGATAATTCTGTTGGTTATAATAATTTCCTTATATATGATAAGGATAAAGAATATAAATTTGATTTTAAGGATACTGGAGATATTAGAAGTTATTTATCAGATATATTAGATAAAATACTTAATAATGAATTAACACCAACCAATTTGGAAATGAATATGGAAGAAGAAATAGAATTCAGATTGGATAAGAATTTACCACAAAGAGAATTTTTGGAAAAACAAAAGGAAATGCAAGAGGAAATGGCAAGAATGAAAATTTAAAAAATAAACAAAAAATTATGGAAAAAATATTATTAGAAGATATAGTTCAAGTAGATTTCCCTGAAAATCAATATTATAGGGAAGAAACAAATAAAAAACAAATTGTACTACATCATACCGTTTCTGGTGGAAAAGCTGATGGAACAATAAGTTGGTGGAATCAAGATTCTCAAAAAATAGCAACTCAATTTATAGTTGATGCTAGTGGTGTTGTATACCAATTATATTCATCTAAATTTTGGGCACATCATTTAGGTATTAAAGCAGATTTTATAAAAAAATATGGTTTTACAGATTATGGTAACAGAAATACTCTTTTAAATAAAGAATCCATAGGTATAGAAATTTGCAGATGGGGTGGACTTTTAAAAGATTCTAATGGTTATCACCCAACATATTGGGATGCTGCTTTGAAAAAAGAAGTTTGTCAAACCAAAATAACAATACCTAATGAAAACGTTCAAGTTTTTGATAAACCTTTTAGAGGATATTATGCATTTGAAAAATATACACCAGAACAAATTGAATCTGTTGGAAAATTAGTTACTTACTTAGGTGAAAAATGGGGTATTCCACTTGATTACAATTCTGATATGTGGGATGTTAATAAAAATTCTTTAGGTAGTGTACCTGGTATTTGGACTCATGTAAGTTATAGAGCTGATAAATCAGATTTAATGCCACAACCTGAAATGATTGAAATGTTACAGAATTTAACGGTTTAATTTTTCAGTGTATGCTGATAGTTCATCATCTATATTAATCATTAAATCTTTATCATCTCTGACGGTGTATTTGTCTATTTCTCTACTATCATATCTGACTACTACCATATATTTTGGTGCTCCAACTTTTCTTCCAACTGGTGGGAATTGCCCAGGGTACAGCATTTCTATTTCCATATAAGATTTACCAAATGTTATTCCCATAAAATTATCACTGACATAAAGTTCTACTTCAAATTCACATTTTTCTACATAATCTTTAACATTTTTTAAAAAAAGATCGTTGAATTTATTATCTTCGAAGATAATGTAGTCTTTCTTGTAACCTGCAGGGTTTATCATTTTCATAATAGTTGGTCTATTTGTATCATAGAACACAAAAAAACCACCACTTGTATATTTTGTAGTGTATTGTAAGAGACCTATTTCATACATTTTATTGAAGAGACCCCTATCTATAAATAATGCCTCACCACTAGGCACACCAATAATATAGATTTTGCTATTATCATTAACAAAATCATAATTTTCCTTTATGTATTTTTTCCTTCTTTTCAACATGCAAATATATATAAAATTTTTAAAACATAAAAATACAAAACATAATTTCTTTTTTTTCGTATAAGTTTCATGATTTCAATAACAGAAACCCTAGATATCCATTTCCCATTAGAATTAAAGCCAAGAACACAGCAAATAGAGATGCTTAACTTGACTAAAGAATCAGTCAATAATGGTAAGAAATTCATTCTTTTAAATGCACCAACTGGTTCAGGAAAATCATATTTCACTATGATGTTCATGAACTGGTATAAAAACTTTGTAAATGACACTGCTAAATTTGATATAATAACCAATAGTAAAATACTTCAACAACAATATAAAGATGATTTTGATTTCATATGTGACCTAAGAGGACAATCTAATTATGATTGTGATAGACACAAAACAAATTGTCATCTTGGTAAAGAAATGAACAAAGCTTTGAAATTACCACCTTGTGGTAATTGTCCTTATGATTCTGATAAGAAATTTTGGATAGGTGGTGAAATATCCCTTACCAATTTCCATCTATTCAATAGTTTTGCTTTCTATGTGCCAGAAATAATGGAAGAAAGACATGCCAATGTCCTAATAGTAGATGAAGCACATTCTTTTGAGGAAGTTTTCTGTGACTTTATATCAATTAAACTAAGTGCAAGGATATTCAAGAATTATGGAATAGAAGAGAAAAATGTTGATAGATTTGTTGCAAGATTAGGAAGAATTCAAACAATTAAACAATATATAAATTTTGTAAATGATGAATTTCTACCACATATTAGTAGTCTAAAAGATGAATTTGATATTGCTATAGGTGAAATGACTAATGATAAAATCAAAGAAACTTATGCTAAATATGTTTCTTATATTGATAGTGCAACAGAGAGATTTGAAAGTTTACTTGATGATTTTGAAAAACATGAAGAGAATTGGGTTGTAGATTCTACAAAAGACAAAAATTTAAATATAGAATTAACGGTTCAACCAATATGGGGACATTTATACTTAAATGAAGCTATATGGGATAAATATGATCATGTAATATTTATGTCTGGTACTATTTTAGATAAAAAAATGTTTTCTTACTTAAATGGTTTTGATGAAGAATTAACAGATTATTATGATTTAAATTCAACTTTCCCAATACTAAATAGACCATTATATTATATACCAACAGGTAAAATGACTTATACTGAAAAAGAAGTTACATTTCAAAAACAGATTAAGATAATAAGTAAAATTCTTAAAAAATACGAGAAAGAAAAAGGTATAATTCATACAACCAATTATGAATTATCTAATTGGATAAACAAATCAATAAAAGATAAAAGGTTTGTATTCCATGATTCAGAAAATAGGGAAGATCAATTTGAGAAATTTAAAAAGAAAAACAAAGGTATTATGGTTTCCCCATCTATGATATCTGGTATATCACTTGATGATGATATGAGTAGATTTCAAATAATGATGAAAGTCCCTTATCCAAATATATCAAGTAATAAAATAAAGGCTAGACAAACATCCAATAGAAATTGGTATTCTTGGAGAACTGCAGTAGATGTTATACAGGCTTATGGTAGGTCAATAAGAAGTGATGAAGACTGGGCACATACTTACATTTTAGATTCTTCATTTGGTGATTTACTTAAATATAATGGTAATTTGTTCCCTAAATATTTCACTGAAGCAATAAGATTAGTAAAATAATTTTTATATATAGTTTTATGAAATCTTATGAAAATTTTGTGAAAGAAGGTATTAAACATTGGTTTAGGAAAAATGATTATGTTTTGAATGGATTTATTGGTGAAACAATAAATCTTAGGATAACAGGTACTGATCATACTGAACTCAAGACTATAACTGAAAATCCAACTTATGCTAGATCATTGAAAGATGGATTTTATGGTAATTTTGGTATTTATTTTCATTTTAATAATGATAATGGATTAAAAATAGATGATGATATAGACCCTTTAGGTGAAGAAAATTGGAATGATGAAGAGATAGAAAATCTTATCATCAGAAATGCTCAAACTACAAAGAAAATGGTATATAATTATCCTGGGTCATTTGATTGGGATAACGTACCTTATCACATATCTTTGACTTTTGGAGATGAAGATATACCATTACAAACAGATAAAGCTGGTGTAGAATTGATAGGTAGATTGATAAAAGCTATTGCAGATAAAGAGATATGGACAGATGGTGATAGTAAAGGATTCACTCCATTGTTACACTATTATATCGAGGAATTAGAAAGAGGTGATTCAATTTTTAATATATAAAAATAAATATAAAAATTATGTGGAACAAAATTTTAACTTGGTTGAAAGATAATACAGCATCATTTCTCCTATCATTATTGATAGTTGTAGGATTTATATTAATGGTTGCTTTTTTTCCAAAATGGATTATCATATTGGTAGCAAGTTTATCTTACTTAATTTTATTTGCTTATAAAGTCTGGAAAGATCAACCTTTTTAAAGAGTTATAGTTAAATATTTATTGTTGTAATCTGCCCAATAAAATCCATGCCCCATACTTAAAATATGATTTTTTATTCTGTGGAATAAATCTCCATTTGTACCATCTTTAAATGTAAATTGTATTGATAATTTTTTAAACCTTACTTTTTCAAAAACATTCTTGAAATATTCAAATTGTCCATTATTTGTTATATGTATTACATAGTAATCCATATCATCTGAATAATCATTAAAATATATTTTGTGATCAAAATATAATTCAGAAAAACTTTCTTTTTGAGATAATTTCAATATATTTTCAGATATAAAAGATAATTTCTTACTAGTTCTTTGACTATTTATTTCATGATTTAAAAGTGCCATACTTTCCCAATGAATATTTTGAAATATTCTTTTGAAACTATTTATATCTTTTGTTTTTCTTCTTTCTCTAATTTCATTATTTATTGCTGCAGTATCAGATAAGAAATTATTAGATTCATCAAGTTTTCTTGTTATAGAATCTTCTCTTGTTATGTACATATATAATGCTCTTGGAATATGTAAATATTTACCATATTCTTCCATTTTCATTAAATGCACAAAATCATTAACTATATTTCTTATGTCTATTTTATTATCAGGATTGAAATCTACATTAATATTTCTCCATGATCTACAATATCCAAGAATGAAACAATCGCTGAACATATCTTTTTCTATAGATGGATCATTTTTCTCATTTTCCATCCATCCCCATAAACTTTTATAATTTTCATAATCAAAATAAAGTGAACCACTATAAGAACTTCCTTTGAAATTATTTAATTCTGTTGTTATTAAAACAACATCAGGGTATTTATTGAAGAAATAATTAATTACTTCTAGGGATTTTGGTACAAAATAATCATCAGAATCTATGTGTGTTATTGTATCACCTTTTGCATATTTATGTGGATTCCAAAAAATTTCTTTTTTACTTTCTTGTTCAATATATCTTATTCTACCATCTCTTTTAGGTAATGATTTCACTAATTCGCTGGATTCCAAATTAGAACTAAAATCATCTGTTATAACCCATTCCCAATTAGTGAATGTTTGCCCAATGACGCTCTCATATAGTTTTTCAATAAAATGTATTTCTGTATTGTAAAAAGTGGTAATAATACTTATCATATAAAAAAATTATTTTTCTTTTATATGATAAAGCTTAATGAAAGATTAATTTATTTTAGACACTCAAGTATTTCTTCAGAACCATTCTATGTCTTCTTCTTTTATTATTTCTTTTGGACCACCCAATATTCTCAGTAATGCTGCTTCTGGATCTTTGTAGCATATATTGTCTATCATAACATAACCATTAACATCATTGGCACATGCTTGACAAACAAAGAAAACAGCATATCTCTCCTCGGTTTTTGATATATCTTCTTTTACTTGCTCAATCCAATTATCCCCTGGTTCATCTTTTTCTATGGAAACTTGCATATTTGCTGAATCATAATATATTAACAAGCAATTGTCTTCACCACACTCATTACACCTAGAATCTTTGAAAATCAATCCTTCATTTATGAAACTTGAGTATTTCTTTAGTACCATTCTATATTTTCATCTTTTATTATTTCTGGTGGTTCGGACATTGCTATTATTTTCTTAAGAGCTTTGTATGAATCTTTATATCTTTTACCATCAATCACAACACTTCCACTTGATTCATCTTCACATTCATTGCAAGCATAAAAAGTATTGTAATTGTTGTTAGTCTCAATATCATTTTTTATGTCATTTAAGGTGATATTTTTCATAGATTGACCATTTGAATTCAAAATTGTACCATCTGATTCTATATCGATCTCACCAAGTTTTGTTGACCTATATATTATTACTATAGTATTATTTTCACCACAAACAGAACATTGAGATTTAAATAATCTACTCTCATTCAAAAATTCTAGGAAATTCCTCATAACTTAATTTTCGTCTATATTCATTATCTACCACGGGGACCTACTTTACCTAAATATTTATTAAATCTCCATTGACGTTTACCAATTTGAACATCATGATTTTGTAAATATTTTAATACCTTTTCAGCAATTTCATCATCTTCTTTTGGTGGATCAGATTTAAATAATCTACCTTCATTTATAAATGTTGTATAATTCTTAATTACTCTTTCTTCTATTTTCTGAGGTTGGACTTTTTGTACTTGTGGTTCTTCTTCAGGTGATTGTCCTTGAATTTTTTGTTCCATACCTCTATTGTTAGGTATTCCTTGAGGTTGGTTTTGTGTTTGTGGAATAACTTTTTGAAGGGTTGTATCAACAACTTCTTTAGATAAATCAACATCAAATATTTCACCACCCCTTATTTCACCACCTTCTATTTTACCTCCTATGAATCTACCTCCAAAAATAATTCCATTTTTAAATATACCATTATACCAAGTACCATTATACCAGACACCACCTTCCCAAGTACCATATTTCCATTGACCATCTCTGAAAACACCATATACCCAAGTACCATTAAAGAAAACACCAGCATTAAACACTAATGTGTTTTTAGTTATTTCTAATCTAACATTTTCAACTTCACAATCTAGGAACCAATCAAATTTACATTTAATAAGTATTTCCTCAATCTTTGCTGTTTCAGTATAGATTTTGTCTTGATATTTCAGTTCTTTATAACGATTCATAATCCTATATATTAATTTTTTAATTCATTAAATAAATGGTGCACAAGTATATCTTTTCATTGGTAATCTATTATAACCAACTTTATCTCTAACATTTTCATAATTGGACAGAAAATATTTGTTACCTTCTGTGTAGAAATACCTCATAGTATCCATATATGGGTTGAATCTTGGATGACCATAATTTCTTTTCACATAAACTTTGAATATATTATTAGGTGCCCAACCTTGTTTATCATCATACATCAACCATTTGTTTTGTCTGGCATAATTAATGAACATTTGCTGAACAGCATAATTAGAATAGTAAATCCTATCCATATAAGTTCTTCCTGCTGGTTCATCCAATTTCCATACTATGGCCCTACCCAATAGTTTATTATTGTCATCTGTCAATATCAACAAATTTATCTTATCTGGATTTTCTGCATAAATTCTAAATTTTAATTGTGAGAAAATTCCCCTCATACAAGAACTATGTAATGGTGATCCTCTATCTCTATTTGTGTAATTCCATCCTAGATACCATCTATTTATAGCTAAACCATCAACTAATCTAAACCTACTATTTTCTTTATATTGTTTATAAAAACCTTTGTACCTATTAACACACATTTCAACATTATGTTCATTAAAAACATCTTTTGGAAAAAAGGTTTCTAGGGAATTTAAAAATCTCCCATATTTTATTTCTTGTCTAGCATTAGGTTTATCAACATGAATATAAGATATTACATCATCTCTATCTGTGATTTTAAGGTCATATATCTTTCCAGTTTTACCAGCTAATTTTCTCAATTCATAAATTTTTGAGAAAACATTGTCCCAACTGACTTTATCAAAAGTGACTTCATGAAATAGGTCTTCTTTTGGTTTTCTTTCGAATGTTCTTTTTACTTCTTCCATGAAACTATATATTAAATAAAAAATTCAAACTTTATATTACATATCATATAAAATAAAATAAAATCATATTTATGCTCGAAGGTAAAAGATTTCAAAATAATGAAAATGGTGATATAGTAGAGGTTATAGCAGATACTGGAATGTTCTACAACCTAAGTAATGGTTCAAATATTAAAAGAGATATATTTTTTCAAAAATATTCAGAAATGGTAGATCCAACTAGTTTTTTCCAAAAACAAACGGTTGCAGGTCTTTCAAATTTGGCTGAACAATTCAAAAATTTAGATTCTAGGAATGCTGTAGATGGTGATATGCCACCAACAGTTAGACATATATCAGAATCAACAGGTAATTATTCACCACCAACACCTGAACAAGACAGACAAGAAATGATTAGGAGATATAATGAAAATCAAGCTAAAAAAGATTTATCACAATATAAAGTATTTGATAATGAAGATGAAGCAGCATCTGATTTTGAGAGAAGACAAAAAGAAATTCAACAAAATCAAATACAACAAAGAAATAAATCTTTAAGACAACAAAAATTAGAAGAAGAAGAGAGATTTTTAAGGGGAGAACAAAACATTCAAAATGTAGAATATACAGAACCAACACCACAAGAATTTACACAACCTGCTTATGTATCTAAAGATGAAGAAGCTTATAGATTTTTCAAATCTTTTAAAAGAGTGTATCCTGTAAAGTTGTCCATAGATTTTGATGAAAAAATTGCAGAACCTAATTTTTTAAAAATGATGGTTACTAATATGGAAGCTGATATTATTCAATATTATACAAAAGAAATTATGAATAGAATTCATAATGATCCTGGTTATTTGGAAACAAAAATATATGAAAAACTTAGGTCTATAGTTTTTGAAGAAGAACAAAAAAAACCTAAAAGAACTATTAAACCTAAAGTTGTTAAAGAAGAAGTTAAAGTTCCAACTAAAAAACAACCTAAGAAAAGAGTTATACCTTCTGTTCCACCTAAGGATAGAGAGAGATTACAAGAGGGGGTTGAATAAAAAATAATATATAAAATTATGATAGATAAATTACTTGAAGACGCCTTTAAAATATTTGGGTGGGAAGTTGAATATTTCATTACAGAACAAAGTAAAGAAGAAACATTAGATAATTATAAATTAACAAATATAGTTGATAAGGTATGTATTAAAGTTTTAATTGATGATAATATAAATAATGTAAAAAACTTTAAAATAAAAATTTTAAAGAGTACATTTTTAGAAAACAAAAAACCTAGTGTAAATGACATAATTTATATACCAGGTGTCAAAAGACTTTATTATGTTGAAAAAGTATTGGATGAAGATGAAAATATGATGTCAGGAGGAATTTGCTTTTTTAATGTTGAATTGTCTCAATATGAAATTAAATTTAAAATAAATGGATAAAAAATTTATAGAACAAGCTAAGAACATTAGAAGAGAATACATTAAAAGTGTTAATGACATATTGTCTTGTGAGGATAAAATAAATTATTATAAAACTAAATTATCTGAAGTTCAACTTAATATGCAAAGTACTAGTAAAGATGATATACGTATTAAAATGATGGATATAGAGAAAAATATAAAAGTTATTGAAAATCTAATGAATCCTCATACAAATAAAGTAAAATCTCTTGAAAAAGAAGCTGATATTTTGTTTGAAAATATAATGGAAAGACATCCAAATTATACTAAGGAAGATATTCAAAATGAACTTATTCCACACCTAAAAGAAATCAAATTTTAAATGGAAGAATTAGACTTAACCTCTTATGATGATTTGATGAAATCATATCACCTTGTAAGAAAAATATATGAAATTCATAATAAATTCAAAGATTTGGAAGATGATCCAATAGAATATAAATCTATTAATGTTAATTTAGATTTACTTGATATAATAATGGAAGTAAATTTTGTATTTTCACCAAAAATTGGTATATTGAGTAAGATTGATAAAGTAACAAAAGTGGGTGTATTACTTAATATTGAGGTTTTCTTGGAACCAGGTTTAGAGAATAAAGTAGTTTTTAATGGAAGAGAAAACTATGAATTAATAGTTAAAATATAATTTTTTATATCAATAATTATGTTTATATTTGTATAATAAATAAAATTTTTCAAAATGGCAACATTGTTCAGACCAGTTGGGTTAAAAGAACTTCTTCTGATAAAAAATTCTGGCTGGACAAAATTTCCACCTAGATTACCAGAACAGCCAATATTTTATCCTGTCTTAAATGAAGAATATGCTACACAAATAACTAAAGATTGGAATGTTAAATCAACTGGTTTTGGATTTGTCACAAAATTCAATATTGATGATGAATATTTTAATACTTTTGAAATACACAATGTTGGGGCAAAAATTCATAATGAACTTTGGGTTCCAGCTAGACAACTTAATGAATTTAATAAACATATAATAGGAAAAATAGAAATCACTAAATCTTTTAAAAAATGAAATTCTTCGATAGATTTATTTTAGCACCTTATATAATGAAGGCTACATCCCTTATAGGTGTTCATCGTAGATGTGGTGGAAATCAATTCAGACACCAATTTGCAACACTTGGAATTTTATTGGACTATAAATATTTTGATGATAGTGTCTTACTCAAGGCTTCACTCATTCACGATTTACTTGAAGATTGGGGTGATGAACAAATTGAAGCAATAAGAAACCTTGATGAAGATGGATACCAAGTTATTGAATTGGTTAAAGAAGTCACCAAGAGTAAAGATGAACCTAAAGAAGTGTATCTTAAAAGAATACTTGATAGTGGTTCAGATAGAGCTAAAATCCTTAAATGTGCAGACAGAATAAGTAATTTAACAGACTTACATTTAGATACACACACATCAGGAAAAATAGCATTATATTTAGATAATACTGAAAAATTTATTATTCCAATGGCATTAGCTGTATCTAATATAGATTTTGTGAAAGAACTTGCAGATTTAATTATAGAAAGAAGATTATTAATTGAAACCAAAAAATAAATAGATATGAAAAACAAATATTTTGAAAATTGGACACCTAATGTTATAAATAGAAATTATAATGAAATGTATGTATCATATTTGAAAAGTAAAATAAATAATTATCCTGAAATTAAATTAAAATATGATAATATTGATTTAGATTCAATGAATAAAGATGATATTAGTATTGAAGCCAAGAAAATAGATGAAATGATAACTGAAATTAAAAATAAAAACAAATGATTGAAAACACAATTAACACAGACATCAAGAATGCAATGATGGAAAAAAATGCAATGAGACTAGAAGCTCTCAGAACCATCAAAACAGCAATTCAATTAGAAAAAGCTAAAGAAGGAACTGAATTGACTGATGAACAAGTTATTAAAATTATACAAAAACTAGTCAGTCAAAGAACAGAATCAGCAGTTCAATATGCAAGTGCTGACAGAGTAGACTTAGTTGAACATGAATTGGATTTGGTTACGGTTTTCAAACTTTACTTACCAGAACAAATGTCTGAAGCTGAAATCAATGCTAAAGTAAAGGAAATCATTACTAATGTTGGAGCAACATCTGTAAGGGATATGGGTAAAGTTATGTCTATTGTAAATAAAGATTTGGCTGGAAAAGTAGATGCTAAAGCAGTAGGACAATTAGTAAAACAATTATTAACCTTAAAAACTTAAAATTATGATTTTATTTATTGCAGAAGTAATATTGACCATTTTTGCATGGAGAAATGGTTGGAAATGGTTGGCTTTGATACCAATGGGTGTTATTTTCTTAATTGGTATGATTATTGGTTCTAGTGTGGCTATGTCAGGTGGGTCAATGGACAATTTAGGAGGTCTCTTTATGTTCGATCTTATGGCTATTGTGGTTTTGATCATTATGGTATGTAAGAAAAGAAAAATTTGATAATTCAAAAAATTGTTGTATCTTTGTTAAAATTATAAAATGAAAAATATAAAACTTTTATTGGCTGGATTAGTGATAGGATTTGTGGTTTCTGAAGCTGTCGTTCAATATAAAAAAATGAAAAATGAAAAAGAAATTGAAGACAAGGAAATCAGTGAATTACTCAAGTTGAAAAGAAAATACCCTAAAGTTTAAACTTTTTGGAAATATGTGACTATTAAGAGATAATATATAGTAATATATTGTTCTTTGAAAATATTTAAAAATTGTGAAAACGAAAGAACCCAAGACCCCATCGCATAGGGGAGAACGCAACCTTAGGAAAAACCGAATGGTGTCGGTAGTCAGAAATGACGAAACTTAAGCAGGCGGATTGAAATGAAGATCCTTAATATTATGTGCGAACTTTTTTTAAATATTTTTAATTGTTCTTTGAAAATATGGGCTCGTATGGCTTAGACAGCGATGCGAAATAATGAATAAGCAAGTATCGTACTTTCTGTGATACGATTAATAAATTGGCAGGAGACAAATAAATGCAAAAACATCAAAAATAGTGTCTGAAGATATGATGAGTATCTTCACTAGCGTGACAGGAAAGGTTTCTGAAACCTTTTACGCGAAAGAAAGCGCCGAATTGGCCTTGGCATAACAGGAAAAAATCAGATACTCTGAATATTGGAGAGTTTTAACAGAGGATAAACTAAATTAAATAATTGATGAATTGACAATTTTTCAGAATACAAATTGTATATGAGTTGATACAGAAATTATCAAATAAACTTGTAGAAATTTTTTAAAATCATTGTTGGAAGCGGGTTCGAATCCCGCCGAGTCCACAAAAGGAATGACAATTCTGGTTGTGATGTACACATAGATCAGTCAAATCATTCGCGTTTTAAAACGAAACCGTGAACATAGCCAAGATAAGGAACGGATAAAATTTAACCAATCATTTTGATTGGTTTTTTTATTTGGAAACATTTAATTAAATTTGCAATGTAGAATTAAAAACAAGGATGTATATTTTCAAGAAATTATTCTTAACAACTACATTACCATATGCAAATTCAATATAAAGATGAAAATATAGAATGGGTTTAAATTATGTTCAAGAATATTTTAATAACTTTTTTAAAAGATAAGTACCCTAATTTTGATTTCATAATTTTCCCTTGGTCAAAGGATGATATGGATATCATAGAAAAAAAAGGACTTGGTAGAATGGATCCAAGGTACACAATTAATATGTATTTGGAGCATGCTAGTCAGGTTTATGCTCGTTCATCTAGAGAACAACAGACTGAAATTTTGACACTGGCTGTGAATAGAGTGGATAAATTCATAAAAATGAAATGTAAAATAATTGAAGAATATAAAGATGAAAACATAGAATGGGTATAAATTATGTTTAAAGACGATGAATACAAGGATGAAAATATAGAATGGGTATGAAAGAGGAATTCCTTAAAAAACTGAAAGAAAAATATGGGTTTGAAAAAATCTCACTTGATGGTAATGACTTAGTTATAAACAAGAACCCTAAAGCATTGAATGACATTAAAATATGGGTGGATTTGGATTTTGCTAAATATATGATGGAATTGACTGGTTCCAGCATGGAAATGGAAATAAAATGTCAAATGATACATGTTGATTGGGAACTCAAAAGGATGGATTATTTTTCAGAAAATCCTAAAAGTTGGTGGGTTGACAAAAAAGATATTTATGAAGATGAAAACATAGAATGGGTATGAAAATAGCGGATTATTTGTATAAAAAATACTCAAACATCAGTTTCTATATCGTAGGAAACCGCCACATAAAAGAGTAGGAATAAAAAATAAATTTAAATTATATGGCAAAAAAGAGTGGAAAAGATTTCCAAAGAGAAGTCTTAAATGACCCTGAATGGGTAAAAGAACATGGTGATGTTGATAAATTTGAGGATATAGATTCGAAAGTTAATACCGAATATTCCTCTAAAAGAAAAGAAAAAACATCACTTATAAACAAAAATAGATCTGGTAAATATCAATATGATTCTAGGTCAGCATTAAAAGGTGATACATTAATGTATAAAGGAAAAAAGAAAATAGTTTCTGAATATAAAAATTATGATAGTGTAAGAAGCTTATTTAAACCACCTTCCATTTATGATATGAGTAAGTTTATGAAAACTAATGACTCAAACATTAGATATGCATCTGAACAAAAATTAGATTTTATATCTAATGATACTAAAAATTATTATGATAATTTTTTCAATCAAATCTTCAATGGTCCTAAAATTCACACATTAGAAACAACTAATGAACCTATTCCAATTGGTTTTCTGGATTATGATTCTTTTTTAGAATTAATATGTTCTATTGAATTAGGGTTTGCATATAAAGAATTTGGTGTTGAAAAAATGAAAAATTTTGTTTGTTTGGACAATACAAATAAAAAATATATGAAAGATCTTGATTTAACAAAAGTCATAAACAAAGGTGATATAGTTAAATTAAGTATTTGGATTGATCCAACAACTAGATATTCTTACCTAATTTACACTTGTAATGATGAACCTATTTACATTCTTTCACAAAGAAAAAATGTTGCAAAAGCAAATTGTGCCTTTATTCCAAATTCTAAATTTGTAGTAAATGAAAAATCTAGAAAATCCATCTAAACAAAAAACCCCCTTAATTGGGGGTTTTTTTATTTCACCAAATTCTTGAATATCGCTTCTAAAACATTAACAACTATTGAATTTCCTGCCAATTTTATTAATGCACTATCACTCATAGTCCCTTCAACTTTATTAAAATCACTATCTGTGAACCCCATTAATTTCCAACATTCTCTTGGTATAAGTTGTCTTACTTCACCATTTTCATAAACCTTTATTCTAGATAATGCACCAGTTGCAGTTATAGTTGGAGATATACTATCAGTATGATAAACCTTATTTTCACTTGCAAAATTTGTATAACCAACTAAATCAAATCCTCTTATACCATTCTTAGTTTTTTTAGTTTCTATTACACTTGGATAATATTTCTTAAAATCAAAATAATATTTCTTATCAACATTTTTAGACATAATATCACCAATAGTTAAATTAGTTAATTCATTTTGTTCTGGAATAATATATTCTTGATCATCTATTATAGAAACCATATAAGCTCTTTCTCTATTCTGTGGTATATCAAAATAAGAAGCTTTCAATTTGAAATCATAATTCCTATATCCTAATTTTGTGAGATTCTCTTTCCAAGTTTCAAATCCTGTTTTGTGTTTATCACTCATTATTGATGCGACATTTTCCATTAATAAATATTTTGGTAATCTATTTTCAACTTTTAATTCATTAAGTAGTCTATCTACTTGCCACAATAAAGAACTTGATTTACCTTCAAATAAACCTCTACCACTTCCTTGGTTACTTAAATCCTGACATGGAAATGAATATGTTAATAAATCATGGTCTGGCATATCAGTTGATTTGAAATCTAATATGGAACCAAGATTGTTTATGTTTTTATTAGAGACATAAAGTTTCTTTGCTTTTTCAAAATTCATTTTATCAGTATTTGTAGGTGTTTTAGTATCTAAAGAAAATGTAAATTTTTTAAGATAATCATATATTTCTTCTTTTGAATCTGTAGTTTCTTCATATGAATGATGGACAAGGTTATATGACATTATGGCATTGACATCCCATTCTGATACTGCAACTACTTCAAAGTCAGCTTTTATATTTTTAAGTGCTTTGTGTTGAGAACCAATACCAGCAAATAATTCAATTACTTTTATCATAAAATATTTTTTATTTTATATAAATAATTTCAAGAGGAAAGTTTAATATATAGTGATATGATTAAACTATTTGAGGAATTTAATAAAAAGAAAGAAATAGACCCTTCAGATGCTTCTAAATGGAAAGTTGGAGATACAATTATTTGTACAAACAAAGGTAGAGGTAAAAGATTAGAAATAGGAAAAGAATATAAGATATTTGACATAACTAAACCTTCTGGACAAGCAGTAATGATAAAAGGAGATTATACTTATTATAGTACAAAATATTTTATTAAGAAATTCAAAGATAAAATAAAAGAAGAAGACATAGAATGGTTCTAAATTATAAAAAATATAATGAATCTATTTACGAAGATTTTAAAATTGGTGATAGAGTCATCACGAAAGATTTATGGAAATTTAGTAATAAGTATGCAACTATTGTAAGGATAGATCATGGTGGTGATAAATATTGTATAGAATTTGATGAATTTATTGATGGACATAGTTGTTCAGGTAAGGGGAAAAAAGGACATTGTACTAATGCAAGTATTAAAAATTTAATTAAAATTGAAAAAGAAGAACCTATAAAAGAAGAAGATATAGAATGGTTTGAATCACTTAAACCAATGAATGAAAGTTTTGAGATAGGTGACATAGTGGTTTGCTTGGAGACAAAGAATGACAATAAAGGTAGGTTGAATTTCTTGGAAGGTAAAGAATATCAATTGTTAAGGGGAATGGGAGACAAATATTTGTTTATTCAAGGGGAACAGAGAAACCTTGAATTATTTAGAAAAGATACTATACACAAATATTTTAAAAAAGTTGATATAAGTAATATAAAAGAAGAAGATATAGAATGGTTCTAAATTATAAACAATTTAATGAAGGTAGATTTAATCCTTTTAGAAAAAAAATAAATAATTTTATACCAAAACCACCAAAGTTTGTTAAACATTCAGATATAGATCCATATGGGGAAGAAGATTGGAATGATGGTAAATATCAAATGGGTGAAGATCTTGTTGCTGTTAGAAATTTATATTATACCAAAGATGATGCCCCATTAATAACTAAAAACAAAGTATATAAAATCATAGATAAATTTGTGGAATATGAACATATAAGATATACTTTTATAAGTGATAAGGGGATAGAACACACATTGACAGAGGATTCAATGAAATTGAATTTTAAAAAGATACCACTTTAAAGTCTTTCCTATATATTTTGGCATATTTATTAGGAAAATCATATTTAGATTTTATCACAATATAATCATCTTTTATTTCTACAACATTAACAATATAAAGTCTTTCTTTTTCCATAGTAGAGGTTCCTTCAATTTTATCATATAAATTTCCAGTATCATCATTCCAGACTGGTGAATAAAAAATTAATTTTATATCATTAAGTGGTACTATTTCATTTTCTCCTCTAACGACAACATCATCATCCCAATTTTCTTCATCAAATGGGTCATTCTCATTATATTGTTCAAATGTTTTAATCTTTGATTTCATATTGATTGTCTTTTAGTTTAAAATAAAAGTTATTAGCTTTGAATATTGTATATTTTCCAGGTTCTGTGTAATTTACAATTTCATGGTTTGTTTTTTCATATTTTTTAATTACTTCAGCATTCAAATATTCTAAATAATAAATTTTAGTGTATTCAATATGACGACTTCTTTCACAATCATCTATAGTTTTATAAAATTCAATATTAACAAGTCCTTTTACATATACATGTTTTGGATTATCATCCCAATTCTCTTCATCATAAGGATCTAATTCATTGTATACAGATTAATTTAAACCAAATTCTCCTTTAAGAAACATAATTCCATTTCTATAATAACTATTTCTATTTGGATTTTTATCAAAAAATTCCTCTGCATCATTTCTAATAATTTCTATTATTTCTTCTTTAGTTAACCAATGTCCTTTCCAAGCATATTGAGGTTTAATTTTAGGCCAAGATTCTTCTCCCCAATTCTCTTCATTATATGGGTCTATTTCATTGGATTCATTAACTATTCTATCAAAATGAATATCAAAATCATATTTAGCAAAAACATATTTATATGGGTGTCCTTGTACAATTCCTATCATAACAATATATTGATTATCTTCTTTGAAAATTTCATAATCTCTGTTACTGTGGAATATCCAATGTAAACCATTAGTAGTATGAACATCTCTTTTACAATGAGCATAATGTTTTTTGTCTTCATCCCAATTCTCTTCATCATAAGGATCTATTTCATTATGTGTACTTTCAATGAAAAGTTCAGGATTTTCCATATATTTACCATTTTTAAGGTCATTAAAAGAGTTTTTGAGATATATCCTATTTAAGGAATAGTAGATTTCATGAATGAAATCCTGTTTTTGGTTCGGTGTCAATCCAATTGTATCAGACAATGAATCTAGGTAATGCTTTGTTTTTATGTAAACTTCAGTTTTATCGATTGTAGTCATGTATTCTTCTTGAAGATCGAATAGACCTTTTATTTCATCATCATTCAAACCTATTCTCCTAAGCCAATTTACTAATCTTTCTTTATATCGTCTTGGTTCATATTGACTTTCCCTCCAATTTTCTTCATTGTAAGGATCTATTTCATTGAAATCTTCAAATAGTTTAATCATTTCTTTATAAAATACTTTTTAGTCTCCTCATCACTGAAAAGTAATTCTTTACCCCTATCATTAAAAACAGAATTAAAATGTTGTTTAGTATATTGAGCAGGAACTATTCTATCTATCATATAAGTATTACCTTTTGTAAAATTAAAATAAAACTCTTTAGCAATTAGTAAATCACCTTCATTATAAGTTTCATCACCCCATTCTTCTTCATTGAAAGGGTCTACTTCACTAATTCACATTTGGTTTCATATAATTTAATGTCTTATCCAATTTTTCTTTATCTAAATATTTTTCTATTTCTTCTTCGGTGGCTCTCCTGTGCCATCTATCATCATAGTTTGTTTGGCAAGTTGGTACTTTTCCTTTGTTTGGAGACCTTTTGTCAACTTCCCATATGTACCTTCTGCTAGCAACACCATTGTAGTGCATATGTAGGACAACATGAATCATAGGTTTACATTGGCCAAAACCGACTATGAAAGGGGAATACATAATGTAAAAAAATTCTTCATCATCATCCCAATCATCTTCACCATATGGGTCAACTTCACTATATACTGATTCTTTGAACATTTCTGGTTTATCTATATATCTTCCACCTTTTAAATACAACCAATGATTGTTTACATAAAGTCTATATAAACTTCCAAAAATATCTGTTAAAAATTGTAATCTAGGATTACCATCAGTTAATATTGAACCATATAAATCTAATTTATCTGCTAATGTATCAACATATTTCCTGAACCTATCATATGCTATGTCATATGGACTATTTTCTTTATTATAATAAAGTTCATATTCTTTAAAAAGATCTTTTATTTCATCTTCATCAAGTCCTATTTTTCTTAACCAATCTATGACTTTTTCATCTTTTCCTTTAGGTATATAATTATATTTCCAATTTTCTTCTTCAAATGGGTCAACATCACTATGATTTTCATTTATTCTTTTTGTGAAACGTGGATCAGTGTACCCACCATCATACCAATAATGATCTTTATTTTTTATTTTTATCATTAATACGCCTTCGTCATTCACATACTTGTTTTCTATTTCATAGATATCTTTATTATTGAAATAACTATTAGGTGTTGCTAACCATTTAACTTTGTCACCTATTTTAAAATTATCATAATCTATGTCATCCCAATCTTCTTCATTATAAGGATCTACTTCTTCTTTGTTTTCATTTATAACATTTAAAATTGTGAATGAACTAATAGGTATTTCATAAAATTCCATTTCTCCTGCTGTTTTAAATTTATCAAAAGTGAATTCAATATAATCTCCTTTTTGTTCAGTTATATTAATAATATATTTTTGATTTCTGTTTAAATGTAGATAATTGCCACCATGATAATATACATAAAAATCCTGGTCTTGATTATTCCAGTTGTATCTATAGGCAGGTGTTTCTTGATCTTTCAACATTAAAATTTCACATTCTCCAATAGGTATTTCAACATCATTCCAATCTTCTTCACTATATGGGTCTACATCTAAATGACTTTCATTTATTATTTTGGTAAAATAATTACCTATATTACCATAATGGAAAATTACTCTAGCATTAGCATCATTCCTCACATAAAGATAATGATCTGGATGTAGTTTACTAAGTTCAATTACTTCATATGTCTTACCTACATAAAAATGTAACCCTCCTATTTGTCTGATACATTTCAATTTGTCACCGACTTTGTATGTTGGTCCATATTCCCAGTTATCAACATCATCTATTTTTTTACCTAAAACCCACCATTTATCATTACTTTCATTGAGTTTTTTGATAAATAATTCAGGATGCCAACCTCTGTCAATATCAAATTTATTATTTTTCTTAACTGGTTCTACATTAATATAATATGTTTTAAATCCATGTGGTTTATAAACATCAAGTACAACATAATCATATCCTTTTTGTAAATATTTTGGTCCCATATTATGTCCATCAATACAAGTGACTATATCACCTATATCAAAAGGACCTTTTTCTTCTATTTCATTCCAATCTTCTTCACTAAATGAATCGACATCCAAATGTGATTCATTGAGTTTCTTTTTTTGTAATTTGAAATCGAATTCAACAAGTTCCCACTTTTCAATCCACCTACCTTGACTGATAAAGTATTTTATAGTTTTGTAATATTCTGGGTCCCTTATTTCCTTTATTTCCCCCATATATACACCATCCCAATCATAAATTATATCTCCTATGTTTATTTCAGTATCTATATTTATTTCAGATATTTCTTCATTTCCATCCCAATTATCCTCACCTAATGGATCAATATCCAAATGTGATTCAAGTAAATCTTCAATCCAATCTTCTTCACCATATGGATCATTTTCACTTATTACTGAAGTTGGTTTTATCAATATGTCATCTAAATTCAAAAACCTTTCACGTATGGTTCCATATCTACTTTTGTAATTTATTCTTATGGGGTATTTAATTAAATGTGTTGACCCTACTTCTTTATCTTTAGTTTTTTCAAAAGAAATTGGAATTATTTTTTCATCAACAAAAAGTCTTATGTTATGTCTGTCCACAGGGTGTTCTTTACCATAAAAATGAACTTCTTCTAATGTAAAATTTTCATTTAAATAATATATGACTTTATCCAAATCTCCAAACTTATCATAAATGTCCATTATCTTGACTTTCATAACTCGTTCTTTGTCAAAATCAAAACTTAATTGAGTTTCATATGTTTTGAAACGTTTAATCATAAACCTATATATTAAATTTTTTAAAGAACTTTTTTAATTTTATATATACATATAATAAAAAATAATCAATTTAATTATGTATATCTGGAACGACATTATATCACGCGATAAGCATTCTAAAATATTTGAAGTGGACATAAATCAATATAATCCTAATGATCCTGATTTCCCAAATAGACATTTTGTTGGATTTAAAAATGGTATAGTTAAAATGACAGAAGAAGAAATAGTTGAAAGAATAAAAAATGGGGAAACCTTCTATACACTTGATAAAAGTGCTAAGGTTTTAATTTATGATGAAAAACATATTATTTCTAAAAAAGATAAAAAATTGGATAATAATATAAATAGATTACCATTAATGGATTAATCACAATTTATTGGTATTTTCTTTTATAATTTTTTTAACTACATCCAATTGTTTCTGATAATCATTTTCATCAAAAAACCATTCATCATCAAACCCAAATTTCTTATTCAAAATATTATTTATAGAATCTATATCTAATGTTAAATTACCATCTCTATCTATATAGTTTTTATATTTTAGGAAAGAAAATACTCTGAACAATTCTGAAAAAGAATCAACATAATCTAAATCTCTAACATTAAAGAGATCTTCTAGTAAAAATAATTTTAAATGTTTCATATATTTTCTTTTTTTTAGTCTTCCAAATTATCTTCTCCCAATGGATCTATATCTGAATGTTCAAATCCAAAAGGTTCATAAGACAAACAATTATCATGTCTACTGAATCCAGTCATTTTACCATAATCCCCCAATGCTTTACAAGAATACATTGGACTACTTCCCCTAAGGAATTTATGTGGACTATTGTCATATGTTGTTATGTCTGTTATTTTCCACAAGGTGTTTCTATAATTGTCTTTGGCTTTGCTGTCATCTTCAATTATTCCACTATCATAAGCATTCCTACCTTTGAAATATACTACATCCCCAATCTTGAATTTAGGTATTGGAAATTCAGCACTTTCATTTGTTTTCTTTAAAAAGACACCATCTAAAGTTTCTTGATAAAAACCATTATATTTAGGACTATCATCATCCCAATTCTCTTCACCTAAAGGATCTACATCTATATGATTTTCATTTAATTTTTTCTTAGCAAATCTTTCCTTTGCCCAAAATTTGTCAATACCTCTAATTTTCAGAAATTCATGTCCTAATCCAAATTTTTCAGTGTCCACAACCTCATAATCTTTACCAGTTTTCAACAAATTTTCTGTTCCCCTCGGTACATTGGATTCATAATCATTTACACAAGTCACAATGTCACCAATTTCTATATTACTTAAATCATAATCATTCCAATCTTCTTCTTCAAAAGGATCAATTTCTGTGTGACTTTCATTCAATTGTTTCCTAATAAACCTATTATTGTTCCAATATCTATTCAAACAACCATCTATATCTAATATGACATGTTTACCATCTAGGTGAACTTCTAATACTTCATAATCATCACCATGATATAGTATATCATCAGAACCTGCACTATTTATACAGGTCAATATATCACCTCTTCTGAATGGATTGTCATCATCCCAATTTTCTTCACCAAGTGGATCTACTTCATTATGATTTTCATTCAATATTTTTTTGAATCTAGATGGGTCCCAATAACCATCATCACCTTTGATTTTTATTGTTGGTTCACCTATAAAAATAACTATATCATCTACTATATATTGTTGATTTTTAAATAATCTTATTCCGTCATAAGTACCTCTAACACAAATAACAGAATCACCAACTTCTATTTCATCCCAATTTTCTTCATTATATGGATCTATTTCTGAGTGAAAATTTTCAAAAGATTTTATCATAAACCTATATATTAAATATTATTTTGGAAAAATGAGATTAAAAATAAATAATATATAATTTGGTAGATATAAATATTTGTTGTATATTTGTATTGAAATGTGTTCTTAAAAATATTGAAGATTTAAATTGACTGAAAACGACAAGCTTGGAAACAAGTGATGACACTGAACTTAGGAGAAAACTGCGGTCTTGTACGGTTTTTTGTGATTAACCGGTGGTCAAGAGGTTCCTGGAATTGCCTTAACTGCCAGCGTTAGTAGTAAAACGAAAACTTACTATATGGGAAAATTTTTCCTTGTTACAGCGGAAACTCACAAACTGGCTGTAACTTTTTTATTTTACCAAAGGACCATTTGGATGTAATTTCACTTCTCTATCTACAGACCCATCTATGTAAGTTTTACCTTTCATTTGAGTTTGCATTGTTATGTTATAAGTTTTTGGATTCACTTTTTCAAATATGACTATAACCGTGTAAAGTGAAGCATCTTTTGATTTTATCATAACTCTACTCTGATTTCTTATTTGATTTGTGTCTATCATAAAAGTTATGTGATTTATATTATTGTAAATTATATTAATTCCTTCAAATGGTCCAGGAGTGAGATATCTATCTGCTTCATATTCTTTTCTTAGGAATTTAACATACCAATGTTGTGTTGTATATAAATCATAATTGATAGATCTTATTTGTCCAGTTTTTTCATTTTTATAACTTCCAATAAAAGGATTTATCTCATCTAACTTTTTTTCAACAATATTTTCAATTTCCCTTAGTTTCATTTTATTTTCACTTGAAATAATAGTATCTTTATTATAATATTTAAAGTCAAATTGCTCTAAAATATAATCCCAATAAGGTCCATTTATAACCTGAATTATGACATTATTTTTAATAAAACTATTGTATTCTAGTAACATTGAAAATAATTTGTTTTTGTTATATATTAAATTTTTTAATCAACATTTATCGATTATCTTTGTATATAATTATAAAAACTATGTTAAAAGTAGAAGGACATTTTCTAAATATTTTTGCAAATGAATTCTCTTTAGGAGTGTATACTTTGAATGGAGAAGATGAAACTGGGTACTTTAGATCTATTAACATAGGATTTATAATATTTGAATTAAACATTTTTAATTACCCTGAATTATGACAAAAGAAGAATTAGATGAAAAAATCAATGAACTTAAACGTTCACATTATGAATTGATAAGTTCAATCGAAGAAGATATCAAACTCGAAGAAGAACTTTGGGAAGATACTGATATTAGTGATAAATTGGACATATGTCCTAAACAAATGAGACAAATGAGAAATCATTATGTTCCACTCTCAGATATGTATCCTGATATAAAAATTATAAATATACCACCTGACAATGGTGGACAACCTTCTAAAGATGATTTTGTAAAAAAAATTATGCTTCAACTTTATACTGAAAGAATGCAGTTAAAGAAAAAAATTGAAGAAGGTGAAAGAATCCTAAAATACAACAACGAATTACTTAAGAACTCTGATCCAAATGGTGATTGGGATTAATATTTAAAATTAATGGAACTCAGTAGTTATCAGATAAAAGCTATTTTAAGACACATACCAGGTATTTTACATGTATTGTATTTGGGGAATAATAAATATGTTTTCAATTACAAAAAAGAAAATGGTACAAGTTATCAAACTAGAATGATTATTCAAAAAAAACAATATGTACCAATTCATCTTAGACATTTGAGTATGGAATCTCTTTTTTTTGTAAAAACAGAAATTGAAAGAAGTGTTAGAAAACATATAGAGATGCGTAATATTTTTGGAAGAAAAGAAGAGTATAAAGAGGAGAACATAGAATGGATGTAGGTATTTACAAACCAAAAGATATGTATTATGGATTGGATTCTGTTAAAATAAAAAAAGTAGTTTATTTTTTAAGAGATCAACATGATTGGACCAATAGGAAATTCAAGACTTATGAAGATTGTTTGGAATTCAAAACACATTTCAGTAGTGATGTGTGGGATGAATTTGTTAAATATTTAGAGAAATATCAAAACATAACTATTATAGAGAAAATCAAAGAGGAGGATATAGAATGGCTTTGATATTGGAAAACATAGCGATTATTTCGAAATATTTGAAAAGTGCCAAAGTGAATTACACTGGTAACAACATGTATTCAATTATCATTCGCGATTTGTATGTCAATGTTTTGATAGATGAACACTTATATGATTTGGAATTAATGACGATGGTCAGGTTTGCGTTCAAAGAAAAATATGGAGTTGATATTTTGAAGACAACACTTGAACATAATTTGAAACGTTTGAATGATAAAGAAACTTATAAAGAGGAGGATATAGAGTGGTTATGAGACAAACTACAGTTTTGATACAAAATAAATTACCGAATGGGTTCAAAGTTGATTACCAACTAGGTGGGTCTCAATTGATTGTTTATACACCAAATTGGAAATCTGTAACAATTAGATTGAGTTCCTTAGAAATAAGACATGCGCACAGGTTGATAGATTCTATTGTCAGAAGAATAGAGTCAAAATTCAAATACAAACACAACATTTATCTTAATGTGGAACCTAGGTACATTGAAACATATAAAGAGGAGAATATAGAATGGATATAAGTCCTAGAAGAGCATGTGAATTGATAAAGGACAAGCTTCCTAATGGATATGAAATCAGTTATAAAATATAACCAGGATGGAGAGGCTGAGGAGAAGCTGGATTTTGGATTACTTCCTTATCAGGAAGTGGGGTTTTCTCTATTGTTACCAATGATAAAAAATCAATTAAAGTATCAGTTTATTATCATGAAATAATGCAATTGGAAAGCAATTATATATTGGAAAGTGTTATCAATAGAATTAAAAAGAATTTTGAAATAAAATATGAAACTTTAGCTCCAACATGGCTCCATGAAAATCTTGAAAATTACAAAGAGGAGGACATAGAATGGTTATGACAAAAGATGTTCTAGAAAAAGTTAAATCTTTACATGGAATAAATTATATTTTTCATGATGGAATGTGTAGATTGGAATATAATGGATATATGGTTCAGTTCAAACTCTATAAAAGTTATTCTAGTACTATTAAAATAATTGGATTAATAAAGAAACATTTTTATCAAAAACATAGATTACATTTCAATATGAGAGATGTTGCAGAATTATTTAAAAATGGTATAGAACATTATAAAGAGGAGAACATAGAATGGCTATGACAAAAAATCAGATTGCTGATATGATAGAAGATTCTTTTGAAGGGACATTGGTGAGGTTCTTATCAGATAATGTCATAAAACTCCATTATGATCTTAAATGGGGTAATCGAAAAAAAAGGACTATTGTGATAGGTATAGATTCTTCTTTTAAATATGAAAGTAAAGAAAAACTTTTGGTTAGGATAGAGAAAATTTTGGAAGAATATAAAGAAGAAAAATATGATGAATCAAACATAGAATGGTTATGATGGATCAATTGGAAGTATTAGAACAAATAGATAAAATGCATGGAATAGAATCAGTTAATTACATTGGTTTAAATACATATTCTATACATATCAAAGACAACAGAAAAATTTCAATAAAAATAAATCATGAAAAAATAAGTTTGACTCATATGGATTTACTTAAAGAATCTATATACCGTGATTTTAGGATGAAATATGGTATCAATTTACACAACATAGAAAAATATGATGATTCAAATATAGAATGGTTATGAAAAGAGAATATTTAAAATACGTGAAAAACGCTGGTGAAATTATACGTAGGAATTTCAACATACCAGAACTTGACAAACCTTTGAATAGATTAAATGAAATGTATAATCAAAGTGGTGGTCAAATTTACAATGAAAATAAGGTAAAGCTGGATCCTTTGGGAGAAGAAGATTGGGGAGATGAAAATGAAGAAAACAACATAGACATAAATGAAGTAGAAACTATAGCCAAATACTTTGAATATGTAATTGAAAATAGAATGAAAGATATGAAAAAAAATGTGGTTTTGAAAGAAGCCATAGAAAATAGATTTGACTTATGATAATTATACCTAGATTATTAGCATTTACATTTAAAAAACACAAAATGGAACCTAAGAAAGCATTAAATAATTATGCTAAATATTCAAGTATTGCAATACAAATGATAGTAATTATATTACTTGGTGCATTTGGTGGGATAAAACTAGATCAATGGTTAAATACATCACCAATATTTACGGTTATTATTTTACTATTATCTGTTGTATTATCTATGTATTTAGTAACAAAAGATTTATTGAAATTCAAAAGTTAATATATACTTCTATGAATATAGAAAAAGTTAAGGAAGATGCATTCAAGGCACATTCTGATATCAATCATTTATATGATGGTAATAAACCATATAGTTTTCATTTAAATATGGTTGCTTTGAATGGAATATCTTTTAAGAAATTAATACCAAATAAAGATTGGTTGAATGTTCTTGCTGCTATTTATCATCATGATACACTTGAAGATACTGCTATGACTTATGATGAAATAGTATCTACAACAAATGATATTGTTGGTGAAATAGTATTTGCTTTAACTAATACTTTTGGTAGGGGTAATGATAAGTATTATGAAGGTATGAAAAAAGTTGAATATGCAACTTTTGTTAAATTGGCAGATAGAATAGCTAATGTTCAATATAGTCTTGATCAAGCAAGAAAGACAGGTAATGACAGAAAATTAAAGATGTATAAGAAAGAGAATGAACATTTCAAACAAATGTTATACACATCTGAATATGAATCTATGTGGAATTACTTGGATTACTTGTTTACAATGGAATTCACTGAGTTTTTAACTTTAGATGGTGATAAGTTATGGTAACACTTATTGTTCTTTCTTTTTTTTATATATTATTCACTGGATTCTATTTCTATATGATGTATACAGAAAATGATTTCAGTGAATTCAAATGGCTTTTGTTAACACCATTGAATTTGATGTTTACTCTTTTTTTCATAGCAATGTTCATTAAAGAGAAAATAGATGATAGGAAGAATAACAGAATAAGAAAACATATAGAAAAATTGAAAATTATCGATAGGGAAGAAAAAATAAAATCAGGGTTATTGAAAACCAATCCACTTGATCCTTATTTTGAAGAAAATTGGGATGAAAATTAAAACTAAAAAATATGAGAACGGTAGAATTTAAAGCAGAAGTTTGGGTATCTATAGATGTAGAAGATGATGAAATGACTAATGAAGAAATAATACAATCATTGGAAGATGGTGTTTATGTTGCTGATTTGTTACATATAGGTGATCCTATTGTTCAAGAAGGTGATGTCATGCAATCTATTTTATTAAAATCTGATAGTCTTATAAGAGAAGATGATGATATAGTCTGGCAATATAATAAATAAAAATTCATAAACATTTTTTAATATATATGGTTATGAAAAATTTCAGTAATTTTTTAAATGAAGATTTTATGGATGTGAATGATCATCTATTTATGGGTTATTATCAAGGTATGACTTATGAAAATGCATTCGAGGAATTATTAAATGCTGTTAATATTGATGATTCAGGTAATTACAACACCATAAAAAGTGGTGCTAGATTAGCTTTTGCATTCACTGAGAAAAAAGGTTCTGATAAATCAGCTTTTGTTATAAAACATAGTTCAAGTTATTATGTATTTGAAAATTATTGTGGTAGTAAAAGAACCTTTAAAACCATAGATACTAGTCAACCTATGGAAAAATTATCTGTTTTAAGAAGTGTATTAGTATCTTTTTATGATGATAATGATTTAGTATCTTCTGAAAAGAATAATAAAATGGTTAAGAAATTTGATAGATTTTTTGGTATAAAAAGTTATATAAGAAAATTTGATCCAATTGTGGATCCATATGGAGAAGAGAATTGGGAAGAAGATGATTAATTAGCCCAGTCTTCCTCACCATAAGGGTCTAATTTACTGATTATTCTTTTTGGTTCAAAATTTATTTTTTTACCTGCCATTCTCAATCCTAATATAATTCCACTTAAAAAACTATATGTCGCATCCAATCCTTCTGTATTATAACCACAAGTAAAACACATCTGATCATTTTCAACTTTAACTTCTATTTTACCATTTTCAAGAAACACCTAGTTTTGGGTAATGTTCCCAAATCGCTTTACATACTCTTTTAAGATCATCTACTGATGCAGATTCATTTAATTTTTGATATTTTTCATATTTTAGTATCATATTGATATATTATTTTTTATTTTTGGTTTTTTTTCTTACATTTGTAAAAATTGCAATAATTATGACAGATAGAGAAAAAATAGAGGTATTTTTAGCTTATGTTAGGAATAAATTATTGGATAAATATCCTAATATAGTAATTAATACAATAATTTTTGAAGATGAAATTACATATGGTTTTACTTTTTTTGATATTGAAAATAAAAGAATGATGGGTCAAAATTATGTAGGTCTACATTGGTTATCTTCTCATTGGGATTCTTTAGTAAATCATATGGAAAGGACATTAAATGTTCATTTTTTCAAACCAAAAACAAAACAAGTTTTCTGTGAAGTTGATCCATTTGGAGAGGAGGAATGGGAATGTTAACAAAACCTCAAGACATAAAGGATAAATTACAAGGTAATTATCCAAATATTTATTTTACATATGATGATATCATGCCAAGTATTACCTGTTGTAAAATTGAAAATACTGAAAAACCAAAAGTACAAAAATTTAAATTGAGACACACTAATAATACTTATGATCTTGAATTGTATTATGCCCTTATCGTTAATTACTTGATAGATATAAATTACATTAAAAAATCTGTTCAAGAATATAAAGAGGAGGACATAGAATGGTTATGAGAATCCTCATATTAATTTTATCTTTTCTGTCATTATATACATATGGTCAGAAAAGAATTTTTGTGTTTGGTGACTCACATGTCTTTAGTGGAATAGGTCTTTATTTAGGTGAGGATTTGAAAAAACAAAATAATATTTATGAATATTATGGTGTTAGTGGTTCTAGTTTTACCAATAATTTTATGGGTAAGAAAAAAGAATTACTAAACAGAATAAACAAATTCAAACCAGATATTATTATTTGTTTTATGGGAACTAATGAAATGTACTATAATAAAAGTGGTTATAGTAATTTATTAAATAGTGTTAATTTATTTTTAAAGGATATAGATAAGAAGAAACTTATCATAGTTAGTTTACCTTATTATGAATATAAAAGTGCTAAAAATGTATCTGAGGGATTAAAAACATTTTCTAAAAAAAATAATATAAAATACATTGATATTTTTAATAAAAAATATTCAGAATTAAACTTATTAAGTGATAAATATCATTTCAATCAACAAGGATATAAAAATATATCAGAACATATAAATACTTTATTAAAATGACATTAACAGAATTTAGAGATAAACATAGATGTGGACCAGCTTTCATTATTTATTACCTAGATAGAGATGGTAATCGTGGGGATATGAATCTAAAAACAAGGACAATGATGCTGAGTGAAGGTAACATCAGACACAATCAAGATATAATAAGACATATTAGTGAAGATCAAAATTTTGAGCGTTTCTGTGGTGACACTGCAACTGATATATTACTTATTAATGGAGTGATGGATAATCCAGTACAATTACCAATTGGGGTTAGACTTAAACCAGTATTTCCTTCTATTGCAGTATTATCAAATGAATATGATGACAAAAACATAGAATGGGTATGACAATAGATGTGTTTCGATATAAATATAGTGGTAAACCAATTCCAGCTACAACTATTTCTATTTATTATGAAGTTTATTCCACTGGACCTGGTGGGACTACTGAAGATGAAAGATCTTTCAAGTTAACTTACAATGATCTTAGTGAAAAACTGAATGAAACTAAAGAGTATTTAAAGTATATTGAAAACAGTCGACATTTTGTCAGATGGAAAACACCTACAAGAGTAATGGACATCCATTCTTTGAAAATTGAAAGAGAAATATATGAAGAAGAAAATATAGAATGGGTATGACATTAGGAGAATTCAAATCAATATATTCTTTGGGAGAGTACATCCATATAGTTTATAGGGAATATAATAATCTTTATCATTATGAAGAAATGAGGACCATAAGAATACCTGTTGTTGATTTGGATGTCAATCTTAATTATTGGAAAGCAGATTTGAAATATGTTGAGAAAAGAGCATCTTTCAGAAGATGGGAAACCCATAAAACTGTAAATGACATATATAGTTTGACTAAAGATAGTTTGGAAATTTACAATGAAGAAAATATAGAATGGGTATAAATTATTTTTTTTATAATAAAAAATGTATTATATTTGTATAAATAAAGTTGTGTTATGGATGAAAAAGGTGGAATAATAGTTAAATCTAGAACGGTGAAACATAGATTGGAAATACCATTTGGTATGACGGTTCATTATGTTTATTTAGCCAGTAATTTCATAGATCTTAATGATTCTGAATATAAAAAAGAAAAAGAAGGTAAAAGAATATTTAATGAAGTAGACCCATTTGGGGAAGAAAATTGGGAGGTTTAATATGGCACTCAAATATTTGATAGTAAATAGAAGTAGAGTAAGAAATGTAAGGGGAGAATATATCCTTTATAGGTATACTCTTCAGAATTACAACAATAAATTAATTAGGTATCATGAGAAAGTTGTTGATCATGATTCATCTAGTTATTTGATTAAACATATTGTTATAACTCAAACATATGTAAATAGATTCCAAGGACATATAGACAAAATGGCAAAAATAAAATTTTGGACACCTTGGACATTAAAAAAATATGAAAATGAAATAATAAATTTCACATATTTCGGTCAACTTCAAGAAGTATTAAACATGTTTAAATATTTGGATTATAATGAAGTAAAAGGGCAAAAATTCATACCGGAACTTGACCCATTCGGTGAAGAAAATTGGGAGGGATAAAATTATGATGAGACTTAACTTAGAAATGCGACAGAAAATAGGACAACTGCAAGCTGTCTTAAATGATTTGAAAGATTTGCAAAGCAAATTGGAAGAAAATGTAATTCATTACAAGATTAAAAATATTGAATATGATCAGGTTAATGAACTTATAAATAAAAATATAGAAATTTTAGAAATTGAAATAAATTTCTTTAGTAATTGTTCATATAAGTATAGTAAAAAAATAGATGATAGAATATCTATGTTTAACCATACTAAAAATGGATTACTTGAAAATTATAATTATATGTTTTATATGGAACCTAAAGGTCAAAACATAACTGATGAAGATCCTTTTGGTGAAGAAAATTGGGATTCAGATGATGATAATATTTAACATAATACTTGGTAGTGTAATTCTTATTGTTTTTGTTTCTCTTATTTCTCTTTATTTATATTTTAATATGAAAGATAATAAATTTAAGAAATATATAAAATATTTTTTTAGAGAAGAAAGATATGTGAATAGTTTGAAACGTACTTTTACTTTAATTAATGAAGATTTAAAAGAAATTGAATTCAAATTAGTAAATGTTCGTTATGATAAAGATATTATTGTAAAAGTATGGAATTTAGAATTCAGTATAGCTAGGACTCTTAAAGAATTTAATGATGTTGATTTTTGGACTAAAGGAAAATATTATAAGTTTTATGAAAAATTCAAAAAATATGAAAGAGAATTAATAGTAATACGAAAATTAAATGATATTTTAAATGATAACACTCCAAGAGGTCAAAGATTTATACCTATTGATCCATTTGGAGAAGAAATTTGGGAAGATGATTAAACAAATTCTGAATACTCTGAAAATTATGGCATACACTTATCTGCCAGCATATGTTGTCATATCTGTGTTTTTTGAGATTATGGGTTGGCCAATAAGTGTATGGTGGTCTAGCGCAATAAGGTTTTTGTAGCATATTCTTTTTACCTTTGGATAAATCATATTGTTGAAAAAAAGAAAAAAAGAAAAGAATTAATGAAAGTTGAAGGTCGAAGAATTAGTTCAATAAATCCACTTGGAGAAGAAAATTGGGATAAATAAAATAAATATGAAAGAGAAAATTAAAATATGTGTAATATCTGATACTCATGGTGAACATGGTGAACTTGTTATTCCACCATGTGATATCATTGTACATTGTGGTGATAGTACCTCACTTGGTAAAGAACATAGTGTTAGGGAATTTCTTAAATGGTTTACTGAACTTGAACAATGTAAAAACAAAATTTTCATTGCAGGTAATCATGATTTCTTTTTTGAAAGGAAGGGTGAATATGCTAGGGGATTGGTGCCAGAAAACATCATTTATCTTGAAGATAAAATGGTTGAAGTTGAAGGTATAAAATTTTATGGAACTCCTGTTACTCCAGTATTCCATAATTGGGCTTTTAATAAAACTGAAGAACAATTAAAAGATTATTGGAGGGATGTTCCTGAAGGAATTGATGTTTTGGTCACTCATGGACCACCTTTAGGGATATTGGATGTATCCCCTTGGACAAAGAAGAATTGTGGTTCTACAACCTTGAAAGAGGAAATCTTTGGAAGAATCAAACCAAAGTATCATTGTTTTGGACATATCCATGATTGTTATGGTATGGAAGAAGTAGATGGTGTAACATTTATTAATGCATCAAGTTTGAATGAACAATATGAAGTAGCAAATGAACCTATACTAATAGAAATATAAAATGGAACGAAAAAATTTAGAAAAATTGACAAAGAGGGAACTGATCGATTTGATGATGGAACACTATGATTGTCTGAAAAGAGTTGCTAAACGACATAAAGATGATTATGATAAAGGAAATTCTGATATGAATGATTGGAATTTTACTTATTATGCTGGAAAAAATTTCTGTGAATGAACACATCCTGGTCGGAAAGAAATATCCCGATGCAAATAGGTTTAGGAATACTTGTGAAGTGAAAACTTTAAATAGACAACATGAAAAGAGTTAAAGAAATAGTCCTTGATTTCAACACCAAAATGCACTTGTTTTTCCCACAAGTAACTAAAACATATATTGGTGGTAGGAAATTATTGGTGGAAAATTTATATTTCTCTAATGATGATGATGAATGGGTATCTATAAACAAAAAAGGTGAATTATTTACTTTAGAAGAAGCTAAGGAATTTCTAAATAATATAGATAAATATTTAGGGAGTAAAAAAGACATAACAATAATATATCATGAATTGTAAAGTAACTAGGGAACAAGTAGAGGATTTAAAGAATTTTCATATGGGTATAGATGTAGTTCAAGCTCTTGAAGCACAATTGATTAAGGAGTTAACTGAAAATATTTCAGAAAATATAAGAGTTAGGATTCAAACCATAAGAAGTTATGATTATCCTGAGTTAAAGAAATACAAACAAGTGTTTAATGAAGTAGATCCTTATGGAGAAGAAATGTGGGAGGAATAATTATGAAAAATGTTATGATAGTGGAAAACGTAAATCCGACCGGCGAAATCGTATTGAAAGGGACGTTCGTGACTTTCTCAATTAAGAATTCCGGTAGGTTCTATGATGTTGAGATGTATAAATCCGCGTTGGCCGAGATATTGGCCAGAAAAGCCGAAAACGAGGAAAAGAAAAAACAGGCTTTCTGCCAGGTGTTCAGCGATGTGGACCCATACGGGGAAGAAGAATGGGAGGCTTGACATGGCATTGGTTAAAATGACGAACGCGACGCAGGAATTCAAGGACAACCTGACGGCGCAAGCGAGGTACCTCGAAATAGAAAACACTTACTTAGGCAGCGTGAATAGGGATTGCTGGGTATGGACTGGCAGGTGCTTCGCGCAGACTCTGAAAGGCAAAAACTTGAATTTGGATGGACACCGCGATTTCGGATGGATGAATTTCAAGGGATTCTCAAGAATAGACGGGTGCCCGGTTTTCTTAGTGCCTGAGAATTTCGCTGCAGGGGATAGATATGCTAGGATGATAGAAGTGTTCGGATTGATGACTTTGAACGCGGACGGAACGGCGAAGCATTATCAAAAAAACGATTTGCGGTTCCAATTGATAGAGCCTGTTTTTGAGGTGAGATATGCGCCCGGATACAAGCCTCTCCCTATGAAAAAATACAAGCAAGTCTTCAGCGAAGTCGATCCTTTCGGCGAAGAGAACTGGGAGGAGGATTGATAGACGACAGGGAATACGTGAAAAGGCTGAAGTTTTTCAGGGAGCTGAAAATGACAAAGACAAATGGGCATCTTTCAGCGACGCAGAAAGGGGCCTGCTTTTGGAAAAAATGAGGGAAGTCTCCGATTATTCCGCGAATTTCAGGAAAAACAGAAAATTTAAAAAACTGCAAAAATATAAAGAAATAGACCCTTACGGGGAAGAAAACTGGGAGGACGATTGATATGGGCGGGAGCTTAAGGATTACGACTAAATTCAACAAATATGCGATCGCGGAATCAAAAGGCATAGACATGCTGAAAATAATAGAAGACGATTTGATAAGGCAGATGAAAAACTTAGGTTATCACAAATACGAAGTGATTAGGCACGATGATTCTATCGTCGTTCAATCCTGCACCGGAACAAGGATTTTTTCAGAAGTCGATCCTTTGGGCGAAGAAATATGGGAGGACTGATGGCCAAATACGAATTCGAGACCACCGACGCGAGAAGGGAAATCATGAAAAAAATAAAAGCCAAGGACACGAAAACGGAAGTGGCTTTCAGGAAAGAATTGTGGAGGCTCGGAATAAGGGGGTACAGGAAAAACAGCAAGAAAGTCTTCGGAAAGCCGGATCTGTCTTTTTCGAAGAAAAAAATAGCGGTTTTCATAGACGGGGAATTCTGGCACGGATTGGAATTTGAAAAGACGGCGAAGATAAAATCGAACGCCTCTTATTGGTTGCCCAAAATAGAAAGGAACATCCAACGGGACAAAGAGGTTAACGAAAGATTGAAAGAAGAAGGTTGGACGGTCTTGAGGTTTCCGGAAAAGAAGAAAACCAAAAAAGACATTATCTCGGCGGCGAACAAAGTGATCGAGGCGCTGGGACAAAAAATAAAAGACGCAGATGGGATTGTTAAATGTTGAAAAAAAAGAGGAAGATTAATCTTCCTCTTTTTTTATTCTATCCAATACATTTTGTTTTTCTTCATTAGTATATTTATTCCATTTGGATATTTCTTCTTTTGTTCGTTTACAACCTATGCATACACCTTCTTCTAAAATGCATATATGTTGACAGGGACTTTTAACTTCCATTTTTATTATCTGGTATTTCTATTATTTTTGGTTTATCTGGTATTTCTGGATTATCTGGCATTAATGGAATTTCTTCTACATCAGGTTTTTGTGGTAATATTTCTACACTTGAAAATGTAAAAAATTTTCTAGTTAATTTAGCAGGTATAGGTTTTCCTTCTTCATAAAGAGTGTTTATTTCCTTGTGTTTCTTAATAAGTTTCTTTAATGCTTTTATATTTATTTTCATTTAGTTTTTATTATTTTTTAGACAATTTAGCCTTATATCCAAAATCAAATGGGGAACCTTCTTGCCATTCTTGTGTTTGTCCATTATAAACTCTGGGTATTTCATTCATCATCAATGAATCTTTAAATAAATCACAATCTACACCAACATTAGAATTCAAATCTAATGTATGTTCTTCATCACATAATTCAAGATTCATTTTTAGAACTTTGATTTCTTCTTCCAATATCCTCTGACTACTGGCAAATTTTTCTAAAATTGCAGGAGATTGTTGAAAAGATATAGTTTTTTCAACTAACCCATTCAATATTTTTATTTCTCTCTCTTTCTTAGCGATTTCTTCAGAAATACTAAGTGATACTTCTTCGTAATTAATTCGGTCTTTCATAGATTTCGTATGTATAATTATATTCGTTTTTTTCGTCTTTTTTATGTTCTTCCTTGAATGTTATTCTCCAATCATCATCATTGATATAAGGAAAATAAGTATCTCCTTCAATATTACAATCTATCCTAGTTATATACATCTTATTTGCATAAGGCATAAATTGTTTATAAATAGAACCTCCACCAATAATGAAGATTTCATCTTTTAATTCACCCATTTCATTATTAATGAAATTAGCATCTTCTATAGCATCTTTGATACTATTAACTACAACACATCCTCTGATATTCTTATCTTTTTCATCACTGATAACTATGTTGTACCTATTGGGTAAAGCAGACCCTATGGAATCAAATGTTTTCTGACCCATTATAACAATATGTTGAGTGGTCAACTCTTTGAATCTTTTTAAGTCAGCTGATTGTTTCCATAGGAGGGTGTTATTCCCTCCTATGCAACCATTGTTTGATATTGAAACTATTATACTTATGTCTTTCATGATAATGATTTATATAAATTTAGAATTTTTGTGTCATAATGTTTGTCTATTTCCCTAGAATCAAAAAGGAATTCAGCAGTGTTCAGTGCTAATTTCATATCAGCAATTCTTTCACACATTGTGTTGTAAGATTCAGAGTATTTGGTGTAATCTTCTTTGAAATCAATGTTTTTATGTTCTTGTATTGTTACAGATAATTTTAAGCAGTTATCTAAAATTTGTTCCAGCATCATAGCTTCACCAAATTTCATTACTAAGTCTTGGGTTAAATCTTTGTTGTTCATAATTTTTTAGTTTTAAATTAGTTTGTTAATTTTCTTTAAAATTATATGTTACAAAGATAACATAGTTTTAAAAATATAAAAAATTTTATTTAATATATAGTTTTATAAAATTATATATAGGGTTATATGAATAATTTGAAAACATACAATAGTTACTTGAATGAAGGTAGGTTAATGGCTCAAAAAGAATATGATGAAGTGTTGATAAAGATAATGAATAATATGAAAAAGTTTGTGAATGTTGCTAAAATTGAAGTAACTAAAACTAGTACAGCTAGGTATGATAAGATAAATTATTATTATGAATATAACAAAAGTGATTATAAAGAAAGAGCACATATGGATGTTGATCCCTTAGGTGAAGATGATTGGGATGATGACAATGTTAAAAATAGGACATTGAATTTGAGAGCAAAATATGAAGAAGATGTTGGGTTTTTTCATAAAATAAAAGAATATGATTTTTGGATAAACAATGAAAAGCTTCAAATATCAACCTATCTTATCAAGGATTTTATAAACTTATTGAAAAAGGCTAAATCAGATAGTATTAAAAAAAAATTTTTAGAAGATGTATAAATTAAAAACATATGAAGAATACCAATTAAATGAAGCTAAGTACTTCAATAAACAAATGTATGATCCATTAATCACTAAAATTTGTGACATACTAGAAACAGGTGTCAGGTTGGATAGGTTAAGGGTGAATAAAGATAGTCAGGGACTCCTGGGCATGAGAGTGTATAATAGAGTTTGTAATGATCATTATCAATATACATACATAAAAAATGATTACATTAAAAGGAATCACACAGAAAATGATCCTTATGGTGAAGATGAGGAATTGAATCCTGCAGAAACACTTGTCATAATAGCTAGAAAAGTCACCACTAGAATTTGGAAAAGAAAACTTCAGGAGTTTGTGAAATACCCTAGTTATAAGATGAGTATAAATGGTTATGATATCAGAGTTTCAAATTACTTAGTTAAAAGGTTTATATATATAATGGAGAATGCCAAGAAGATAAAGGAGAGAGAAGATAAGAATTATCAAAAACAAAGAGAAATTGAAGCAAAAATAAGAAGAGAACAAGAAGACCTTGAAAAAAGGGATAAATGGATGAGTTCAATATGAAAAACTTGATAACATATAAACAATACCTCAATGAAGGTTGGTTCAGTGGTAAACATGATGGTATAGGCAGGAAAATATATCAATATGTCTTTGATAGAGATGATATAGAATATGTTTATAGTGGAGGTGGTGATTATTACACTTTTTATTTAAAACCTACTGCTATACAAAACCCAGAGGCTGATCCTTTAGGTGAAGATGATTGGAATGAAAATATAGATAATCATCCTATACGAATTTATGTAAGTGGTGAATATAAATTGAGATTAGATGGTGAAAACATAGATGTTTCTTCAGGTATAGTTAAAAAAATATACAAAGAACTCAAAAATAAAGCTAAAAAAATAGCAGACAAGAAACTACAAGATAAAATAGATAGAGCAGAAAAATTATTAAGATAAAAAAAAATATTAATATGAATAATCTAAAGACATATGAAGAAATGGGTTGGTTTTCTAAAAAACCAAAATTTCTTGTAAAACCAGATGATGATGTTGCAACTAAACTTTTAGATTTTATAGTTAAACATTGTGATGAAATAGATTTACGAAATGATGCTGGTGATTACAGAATAAAAGTTTTCAGTATAAAACAAAAATCAGAGAATCCAGCAGATGATCCTTTAGGTGAAGATGATTGGGATGAAGAATCAACGGTAATTGTAAAATTAGACTCTAGATATGAAAGATTGACTATTGATGATCAACTTCTAGATGTTTCTGTAGACCTTAAACTTAAAATTAATGATGCTTTAGATAACATATTAACATTGAGAGCGAACAAGATAAAACAGGCTAAGATAGACAAAATGCATAATCTTTTAAAAAAATTTGACTAATGATGAAAAATTTGAAAACATATGATGAATTATATGAAGGTTGATTTAAGTCAACTCCGAAACCAGATGATGCTGCAGCTGAAAGGCTCCTACAATACATAGTAAATCATTGTGATGAAATAGATTTGATATCAACACATGGTGGATATCATTACAATTTTGACATAAAAGAGAAAATACATAATGAAGAAGATCAATTAGGTGAAGAAGATTGGGGAGAAGTTATTCCAGTACATTTTGAAGGTGATAGATGGCTTTCTATTGATGGAGAAACATTGGATTTGTCTAAGAAAATGGGTTGGAAAATAAAAGATGCTTTGAAAAATCTAGATATATTGAAAAAAAACAAGATAAAACAGAGCAAGATAGATAGGATGGATAATTTAATAAAAAAATTAAATAAACATGAATAATTTAAAGACATATGATGAATTAAATGAAGAACTGTTTTTCAAGAAAAAGAAGAAGGAAGATGATGTATTCGGTCAAAAATTGTTGGATTTCATAGTGAATCATTGTGATGATATAGATTTGAAAAAACAAGGACGTTATTACACTTTCATCTTAAGAGCTGACAACAGAAATGAAAATGATCCATTGGGTGAGGAAGATTATGATACTGATGTCAAAATAGTATATTGGGATTCAGATAGCACTTTTCATGACACCTTGGAAATTGATGGAGATGAAATAGATTTGTCAAGAGATATGAGGCATAAAATATTAAAAGCCCTTAAAAACCTTGATCAATTGAAGAAAAACAAGATCAAGAGAGGCAAGATGGAGAAAACAGAGAATTTATTGAAAAAATTCGATTAATTATATTTAATATATACTAAAAAATAATAAAAAATTATGGCAAAAGAAACCTTACACAATATGATCAAGTTCAGCGAATTCGATCATCTACAACCGGTTCAGAAACCTACAAAGAAAACCGAAATAGGTGGATTTGCAGTATTGGAAAAAATGTCTATAAAAGACCTTCTTAAAATAGCTAAGAATAAAACCGGTCAATCAAAGAAAGAATTAAAGAAACTTTCTCCTAAAAAATTGAAGAAACTTGTTCTTAAAGATATGCCTAAAAAAGGTGAAGAAAAAGAACCAGAAGAAAAAGAAACTTCTGAAGGTTTACTTTATGAGAAGAAAAAAGCTTCTGCTAAACAAAAAGCTGCAAGAGCTAATTTTATGGCTATGATAGGTAAAAAGAAGAAATGTAAACCTTGTGATGATGAGGAATAATTTAAATATAAAAAATAAAATATAAAAACATGGAAAAATTCACAAAGAAACTCAATACATTTGATACCCGTAAATATACGGATAAAACAAAAAATGAGATTTATTCTTTAATAAAAGAAAATATGACCGTTAGAATTGATGGAAACATTGGTTATATTGATGGTAATGCTGATATCTCCTTGAATGGGATTGAAGACTTAACAGATGTTTTGTATAACTATGTACAACAAGAAAAAGCTAAACAAGAAGTTCTTACTTTGGAAAAAGTTAAATTGAACTTTGCTTTAGGTAAAGCTTTCAACATCAAAGAAGTTAATGAGCACATCGAAATGATTAATGAAAAATTAAATAGCTAACAATGAATAATTTGAAATTGTTTGAACAATGGGTTTCTCAAAATGAAGGACTCAGCTCTTCGATAAGTGTCGATAAGTTGAATCGTTATTTAAATGATCCTAAATTTGTTAATCCAATTATGAAATCTTTCAATTCACTTGGTGGTAGATATAAAAAAATATTATTTGATTTTGCTAAGAAAGAAACTCTTGATCTTCCAAAAATAACTAGAATTATTAAAAAATTCAATTTGATTGAAAGATTGAAAAGTAAAAAAGGAGATTTGAATGACAAAATAGATCAAGTTACTTCAGATGTAAATAGTACAAATGAAGAATTTTTTATTGAAGCTTTTTTTATATTTATTTGTGTTGTAGTAACAGCATTACTTTTAGGTGGTGGAATAACTTTGATAATCATTAATAATGATGATGGTTTTTTAATAGGTATTGGTATATTTTTAATATGTCTTTGGATTCTATTAAGTGGTGTTTTTTATGAAATAAATAAACAATCATTTTCAAATTCAAAAGAAAAAGAAAAAACTGAAATAGTAACAAAAAATACTGACAATATGGCAATAGATAGTGATACTACAATTGTTAAACAAGTTAAAACAGATGATGGTAAATTAATAAATTTAGTTATAATAAAAAAAGGCAACACTTACCTTGTTGAAGAAGTAAAATAATAAATATTATGAATAATCTTAAAACATTTGAACAATTTGTATTTGAAGGATCTGGTGATGCTTGTGCTGGTGTCATGAAAAAGAAAAAGAAACCAATTAAAAAAACTTCTCTAAAACCTAATAAATGGATGAAATGGGAAGATGTGAAAGAAGATTTTGATTTTTTCAACAGACCTAAAATGGAAAATACCATACATAATATTTTCAAAAAAATCAAAGATGAATTCAAAACTGAATTTACAGTTAATAAATTGACTACTGGATATGAAGCAGGAGAATCAAGATTAAAATACTATGAATACATAATGCAAGGTGGAGATAGAATATCTGTTAGTGAAGGTGGTGGTGAATATCATAGAAATCCAGTTTTATACTTAAATAACAAGAATGTTTCTGAAGATGTAAGTAAAAATACAATAAAAATCATTTATAATTTCTTTGATGATAAATATAATAATATTGAAAGAAATCCTATCAATATAATAAAAAGAATAAGAAGAGGAGATACAATAAAATCTATGGAATAAAAAAAACCACCTTAAAGGTGGTTTTTTCATTTAATCTTTATCTTCCGCTGTAGTTAAGAATGCTCCTATAAATACTACTAATCTTTTATCTATATTTCCAGAAATTGTAATATCATATTCTGGAGTTAAAGAAATTATTTTCTTCCTTGCAAATACAACTATATTTCCATTTGTGTCATATATTTCAACCGTTTTAGTGAACAAATTCAATTTTTTTGACTTTGCAATAACCCTTCCAGTTGCATCCTTTATAGAATAAATATTATATACAGATACCAAGGATTCCAACACCTCTTGTTCCAATGAACCTATCAATGTACCCCTAGCATCTGATATCTTTATAACAGTGTATAAATTTAAAGGTTTTTGATGTGCCTTTGCTATCAAATTACCATTTGCATCTAAATATTCAAAAGTTTTACCTATTGACAAAATTTTCTCATCTATTTTACCTAAATCATTTCCATTAGCATCCTTAATATCCATTACTGTTCCTATCGATATTATTTCCTTTGTTAAAGTAAATTTATTTGGTAATTCTGCAGATTTAGAAGTTGGACTCCATGATGATTCTGTGTCAGGTCCAGACCAATTTATGTTTTTAAGAATGCCTTTATTTCCAAGAGTAATTGCCCCTGCAGCTATACCTAAACCAACTAATCCAGCAGCTAAAGTTTTTTTACCTAACTCTTCATTAAGACTATATTCTTCATATGATTTTAGTTTATTCATTTCCATATATTTCATTTTGCATTGCTTCCATAGCCATAACTACAGCAGCAAAAGTTCCTTCTATAACATAACCATAAAGACTTTCCACACCTACTTCTTCATCATAGAAATCATTATCTGCCAATATCTGATCTACATCATTTTGGTATTTCAAATAAAAATCAAAAATGTCAGCATCTTCAATAAAACCTTCAAGTACTTCTTCTGAATCCTCATTAACATAACTATCTATGAAATCCTGTACTTTTGTAATATCACCATCTAATTGTTTATCTAATAACTCTAATATACCTCTTTTAAGAGATGTATAAGTGTTGGATACCTTATCCCTTAACTCATCAGTGATAGCTTCATTAACAGAAGGATTGACCTGTTTAAATGACTTCAGGCCTTCATTTGAATTCATTATTTCAATGAGACTTTTTCTTAAATCCATAGTTTTGAAAGTCTTTTTAGGTTTTTCTTCACCATCATTCCAATCTTCTTCACCAAAAGGATCTCTTTCATCATAAACTCTTTGAGATTGTGATATAAGACCATTGAATGATTTGACTTTTTCATCCATTTGTTTAATATTAACCATAATCTCATAATTCTTTATTATGTCATATAAATTCTCTATATCTTCATAAACACTATCTATTATTTGATCATTACCTTCTTGATCAGTAACTTTCTTTTTTACTGCATTAATAGTGTAGTTTTTCTTACCTTCTCTATTAAAATTCAATTTGAAACCAGTTTTGGTTTCTTTAAAAGAATCAAAATAATCACTTTTTATAACATCATGGTTATAAACATAATCACATACTTCCTTAGCTAGACTAAGTAGATCACCAAATGAATGATGATTAGTATAATGTTGTTCGAAAAATTTTGAAAAATTTAGTGTCATACAACTATATATTATATTTTAATATTCATTTTATTTAAACACTGAAGCTTTTGTATCCCATCTTGTATATAATTCACAATCACTTCTTAATATTAAATATCTAATTTCACCAACAGAGTGTTCTGCCATACAATCGCGATCAACCACAATAGATAAATTACCTAATTGGAATTTAGGATAACTAGTATTCATACTTTTACCATTTTCCATACAATACATTTCTATATCATCTACAAATTTATCAGATACTTTATTTCCTTTTATCCATCTACTTATTTCATTATCATCTTTACCAGACCATAAAACTCTAAATGTTGCTTGATCAATACCTAATTCATGTAGTCTATTAACTATATCTTCTGGTGAATGTTTTTCATAACCTGATACTAAATTAAGTGATAATCTAAGTAAAAATCCTTTTGATTTTATTCTATGACACAAATCTAACATATTAAACCTAACATTTTTATGCATTTGTATTATACTTGCATTTACATCATCATCAAATATATCTGATACTGAAAGTGATATAAGGTAAACACCTACTTCATTTTTTAAAAAATCAAGATTAGCATCATTAAGCATAACACCAGATGTTTGTATTTCTAATTTAAAAGGATTTTCTAATCTCCTATTAAATTCTCCTATCATTCTAAGAAATGGTTTGTTTTGTATAGGTTCACCTGTACCTGTGAGAATTGCATAAGTACAACCCATTTTACTAACTCTTTCAAATTTTTTGAAATATTCTTCTTTGAACATTTCTTCTTTAGAAAGATCTGAATATTCGTCTTTTAATTGAGATATTTTAGAAACACAGAATTTACATGAATTAACACAACCATGAGTTGGAACTAATATTGACATGGATCTTACATCAACATTATATCTAGGGGCTTCTCTAACACCAACTCTATTTTTAGCTCTACGCATAGGTTGTTCTTCCATTTCTACACCTTCAGATATATTCCTAACTTTTATCATATTAAGATAATTATCTAGACAATAAGGACATATGGTGTTTTTATTAACATATTCATTATATTTATAAATCATGAAATAATGTTTTTTTATTTTTATATATATATATTAAAAAATATTTCTATTAAAATGAATAACTTAAAAAACTATGATGAGTACCTAAATGAAGGAAAGTTTAAAAATCTTGCATTAGCTGCAGGATTAGCTACAACTATGGGTTTAGCAAGTTGTTGTGGTGGTGGGGATCATTTGGCTTATGATGTCACCAAAAATCAACCTATAGAGATGTCAGATAGGGAAAATACAACTATATATGGAAAAATACTAAGTATAAGAGATGAACACATATCTAAATATACCCATTATGCAGTTGTTTTGATAAAAGGTAAAGATGGAATAACTTACAAAGTTGTTCTTGATGATGCTAGGAAATTTTGGGGCTGGAATGAATGGCCATTAAAAAAAGGTGATGCTGTAGCCATAGTTGTGTTGAATGGTGCTGGTTACATAAAATTCTCAGATAAAAAAGGTAAAGAAGGTGAATATTTTCCTTTATTAACAGATGTTTGGGGTTGTGTTGAAAATGATGCTGAGAAACAATACCAAGAATTACCAAAAGAAACAAAAACCAAAGACCAATGGTAATTTAAAAATCATCTGGATCATCGAATACATCATCAGCATTAAACATAATACCTAAATCTGGTGTATCGTCTTCAACCTCTTCTTTTTTAGGTTGTTTTAATTTGAAATCAAATAAAGAACCAAGTACAGACATTCTTTTATTTACCATAGGTAAATCAAGTGCTTTCAAAAAACCATTACAAATACTTAAAACGGTTTTATCAAATTGTGCATCATAATCAAATTGTACACCTTCTTTTTCTGTTATCTCATTTGGGTGCATACCTCTAACATATCCAAATACATTATTCTTGTCATGTTTACAATAATAATATTTTATCTTACCACCTCTAATAATATCATATTTTGTTTTGTATTCAGAATTTTTATTAAGTATGTAATTATAAAGACCTGCAGCTTTTATAGAGAAATGTGCACCCTTAATTGTTTCTAACCCTGTTGTATCATTCATTATTTTTTCATTATAATTAGTACAACTTGTTTGACTAGAAATATTGTCATAATCTTCCAAATCAAATTCTTTTCTAATTTGTTTAATGATTTTGAGAATGTCTTTAATATTCAAATCATCTGCATTAGCAAATAGATATTTTATAAATTCCCAAATACCACCACTTTGGTCTTTACCTCTAACAAAATTAGGTGTTTCACTTCTAACAATTTTAATACCAGTTGGTGAGAAATATGTTAAATCATCAAAGAAAATACCTTCTTCCCATGCAACATTCTTCAAGTAGTTTTTCTTTTCAAAGAATAATATGGATTTACTTATGGTTTCAAGTTCAAAGTCTTGTATGTTCTTAACCCCATATCTTTTAGCATATACATCTAAGAAATCTTTATGAAGTTTTTTCATTGCAACTTTATCAAAATGTAATATAAATTCCAATTCATTACCTTCATAATTTAAAGATTCCATTAATGGTTTATAAGAAAAGTAATAAGAGTCTGTATCACAATATTTAGTAACACTATTATTACCTGCATAGAATACAACACCAGTATCTAAATCTTTTACCCATTTTGGATTAGTATCAAGTTGTTGAATATTATCTGTATCAAATAATTTATATTCATACATTAATTCATAATCACCAACAATTCCTTCAATTTTCTTTAGTTTACTAATAGAAATTTTCCTTGAAAGTAATATATCTCCTTGTTCATGTGTATTAAAATGTGGATATGGTCTGTCTACTTTAACATAATTTTTATTAAGGAAATAGTATTTACCATCTTTATTTGATTTTGCAATATATTCTGTTCCAAGTAATTTATGTAATTCTGTGTCAAGGTGCCATTTATTATAGAAATAATCTTCTGATGTAACAACCATATATCTAATTAAATCTCTACCCATACCAGTAATTGCATTAGCAATTTTGGAATTGGATAATACAAAATATTTATTAGCAAATGCACCATAGGTTGCATTCAGAATAGTTTTATAAGCAAGTTGAAGTGCTTTGTTATAAGAGTATGCTGCTGTTTTCTCAGTGATTTTCTTTTTTATCCCAATGATGTTATTGAGTTTTTCAACTATTAGGGTTGGGTATTCTGATCCTGGTTTTAATTCAAGTGCTTTAAGATAAAGTGACAATGCATCATCATAGTCTTTTATCTTACAAAGTTCATCTGCTTTCTTGACTGATTCATTATATGTTCTATTTATTAAAGCTATTTCCATGTGGAATATATAATCTTTTTTTTAGGAATTGTTTGAAAAAACGAATTTTAAATTTAAATATATATGTGCATGAGATATGTAAAAACATTTGAAGAGTTTGATATTCTAAACCTATTCAAAGGAAAAGAAAAAGTTGTGGCAACTGCATTAAATTATGATAATGACACTATTTATCTGTCTAATAATTTAATAAACACATTGAAAAATGTTGGGAATAATAACATATGTAGTTTGTTTTTCACACTTAAAATGATAGAAGAAGACAAATTGATTCCTAATCATGCCAATTATTTGGATGTTGATGGTAAAGGAAATGTTTCTTATTTAGATGGTAAATATCTTCTTGAAGAAACTGAATTTAATCCTGAAGGATTTACAAATCCTAAAAGACAAAATATTAAGGTTACAAAGGTATTCACTAAAATATTGAAGCCAGAGTATTTACCAACTGATCAAAGAGATATAGAATCTTTCATAAATAGTTGGAAAGGTATATTTGAAAATGAATTAAGAGTTGAAGAATTTACTGGTGAAGATATATTGAGAGCATATAATTATAAAAATGAAATGCCATCTAGTTATGGTTCTTGTGCTGTATTCACAAAAGGTAGTAGTCATGTGAAAAAAGAAATGTTTGATATTTTAACAAAGAACCCAGAAACTTTTTCAGCATTTGTTGTTTTCAGAGGAGACAAAATTATAGCCAGACAAATAGGTATTAAAGGTATACAAACTAAAACACATGGTGAATTGAAAGAAGGTGAATATTACAAAATTCTTAACAATTATTATGGTGAAGGTGGTACTAAATCTAAAGCTGGAATGATGATTTTGAAATATGCAAAAAATTGTGGTTATAAGTACATAAATTATGGTAATCTATATGAAATAGATTCAGATTATAAGAAAATGGCCAGTAAGGATTCTATATTTAGGGTACATGCTAACACTAGACAAAAATCAACATACCCAGCATTTGATGGTTGTTATGTCAATTTTCACACTAATGAAATAGCAACAAGAATTCCAAAAGAGAATGGTAATGGTAAATGGCAAGGGATGTATCATGCAAGATGTCCAGTTTTTCTATAAATAAAATTTAATCCATATTAGGTTTTTAATATATAAGTAAAAATAATTTTGAAATGAGCCCGCACGAACACGAGATATATGACAGATTAAAACATATTGTTGAGTTATATAGGAAAAAAGGTCTTTCTTCAATAGAAATAAGACAGCATTTTTTAAAACCAAAAAATTTCAATGGTAAGTTAATACATAATATGAGGGATTTAAAACATATTTATGATGAACAACATTACCCTTTAGATTTTGAGACAACCGTTTATAATTGTTTATTTTATAGAGTATTGATGGATAGGATATATTATGAGAAAGACAATCCACAAGCTCAAGATGAATCTGTTGTTAAGAATTTTAGAGATTATTTGAATGAATCAAACAAGAAACTGATAAAGGAAGCAAAGAAAATGAATATGGATGATTTAGAAAAAATGAGGATGGATAACATCTCTACAAGGCAATTAACATCAATAATTGCAAATTATGAATTTAAGGCATCTAAGGCAGATGCTAAAACAGCCAAGAATTACAAAGAGATGGCTAAAGTTTATAAAGAAGAATTGGAAAAAAGACAAGGGGAATTACATAAAAAAATGATGTCTAAAATAGATAGTGAGGGACGATGGATAAAATCGCCTTGAAGGTCATTGAAAACAATGATTAAAGAGATCAGAAAACTAGTTTTTTGATCTTTTTTATTTATATCTCAAATTTTTCAAATAAATCTTTAACAGGTGGGAGTACAGTGAATATCTTCATTAATAAATCTTCTAAATGTTCATATTCATATATTGTTGTAATATTTAATAATTCTGTAAGTTTTTCATCTGTGGTTAAAACGTATTTAGATTTTGAATTGAACCAGAATATCATTTGATATATTTTATCATCTATGTTAAGTGATAATAACACTGCAACTCCGTTTTTAACTTTACCAATGTAGTCGACTATAGATATACTAACTTCCATATTTAAACAAGTAATTTTTAATATATATAGAAAATAAAATGTTCGTTTTTTACAATGATTAATAAATTCCATATGTTTGAAAATAAAAGAAGAGACATAGATCCTTATGATGAAGAAATTTGGGATGATGTAGATTATGAGATGATGTTTGTAAAGTTCCTAATTCAAAATAAATTGGTGAATAAATATGTACCAAATTTATTGACATCTAAATTAGTCAAAGTAGAGACAGTAAAAGAATTTATGGATCAATTCCCACCAGAAAGATGGGTAAGAAACGCTTTTCGTTGGACAGACACTTCTCAAGATTTTATGTTTTGGAATAATATAGATATAATGTGGAATCAAATATTGGTCAATCACAATTATGATTTTGAAGAACATGCATATGAATAATAAAATAATATAATTATATGGTACTAGATTTTAAAGATTTATACATAAAATATGATGGGCACCCTAGGTTTCATTCTGAAAGAATAGTTGAGGATGATGTCTTAGAAGTTATTGTCCAGAAATTGGAAATGGTTCTTTTTACTATGAAAGGAGATTTATATGGTGGACAAAATTTAGGTACTAATTTAGAATATTATTTATGGGAAACCAAATTACCAGTTGGTGATATTAAAAATGTAGTTGTAGAACAAATAGATAATTATATACCTGAACTTAATGAAATAGGGTATGATTTTACAGTTAATTTGTATGAAGGAACTTATAGAGATATATTATATTTGAATTTTGTTATTAAAGGTTATAATTTCGAAATGTTATTAAAATAATTTAATATATATCTTTATGAATAATTTAAAATCTAGAGATCAATATATAGTTGAGATGCAAATAATAAGGAAAGAAGTTCAAAAAGAACCTGAAGAAAATTTCACTCAAAAAGAAAAAAGAACCTTGGAAAATTGTGAGGGTATGAATTTTGATGTCATACATAGAAATAAAGCAGTTTTCCAATATGGTAAATATAAAATTTCTATTTATAAAAGAAAAGTAGATGATTTTTTCTATAGAGTTAGGAATACATCTAATGCATTCAACAAAGTCATGATGGAAGGTATTGGTAAAGACCTTAATACTTGTCTTTTTGATATAGATAGTTATATGTTCGATCTTATTAAAGAAGATAAAGCCAGAGCTAAAGAAGCTGCTGAACAAGCTAAATTAGATAAATTAAACCCACCTCAAGTCTTTGGTGGTAAATCATTTGGTGGAAAATTTAATTATTGAAAATAATATACCTTATGATGTTTTAAAAGATTCTTGACTTAGGAGTAGAACTTTTTTTAAATTAAATATTTTTATATATGAAATTAGAAGATTTTATAAAAATAGTGGAACCATACTCTATGACTAGTAGAGATAGGATAAGAGAATTGTTTTTTTCTTTAGAATACATCAGAATAAATGACATAAAAGGGGACTTAGTTGAATGTGGTGTTTGGAAAGGTGGAAATATATTGGGTATATTGGAATATTTGGAATTTTATAAAATGTATAATTTTAATGTATGGTTATATGATACATTCAAAGGAATGACAGAACCAGAAGGAGTTGATGTTGATTTTCAAGGAGTCAAAGCTGATGAATGGAAAGAAACCTGTTATTCATCTTTAGAAGAGGTTAAAGGAAACCTATCTAAATCATATTTCAAATCAGAAAATATTAAATATGTTGTTGGAGATGTTGAATATACACTGGATGTAAAAGAAAATTTACCAGAAAAAATATCATTGTTGAGATTAGATACAGATTGGTATAAATCCACAAAGAAAGAATTAGAAGTGTTATATCCTTTTCTGAATAAAAATGGAATATTGATAGTTGATGATTATGGTCACTGGAAAGGATCTAAAAAAGCAGTAGATGAATATTTTGAAAAAAATAACATAACTAATTTTGAATATATTGATTATACTGCAATAAAGATAATGAAAAATAAATGAAATATTTTGGTAAACATTTCTATTTCATTTCCATATATATTTTATGAATTTTATAGATATAATAAATAGGATATTTTACTTCAAAAACCAATATTCAGAAGTGTCTGATGAGGATAAGGTGGCATCTTTCTTTATGATTAATCGTAAATTAGGTAAAGGTTGTCCAGAATTAGCAATGAAATTCAATGATAAGAACATAGACAAGGCATCTGCAGTTGATATGTGGTTTGAGCATTTCAAAGATGTTAATATAATACCAGATTGGTATTGGGATCCTAAAAATAGAAAAACAAACAATAAATCTAAAAAATTAGGAGATTATCAATTAGTTAAGGAAAGACATGAATTAAGTGATAATGATATGGAATTCCTTGAGAAATATTATGAAGATGATCTTAAAAGTGAAATGAAAAAGATTAATAAGTTTGAAGTTTGATAATTTTCAATTATATTTGCATATTGGAATTTAATATATAAACTAAAAACTTTTTTTAATGGAAATATTATCAGACAAACCACAAGAGAAAGGTGCTAAGAGTTGGATTAAACTCAATCAATTAAAACTTCAAGGTAGAAAAGGTGAACTCACTAGAGAATATATGAATTCTAAAGGTGCTGTTGCTGCTGTAGTTTATGATACTATCAAAAATAAATATATTTTTGTTAAACAATTCAGACCTGGACCTAAGAAAGAAATACTTGAAATTGCAGCAGGTATGAGAGATCATACTGGTGAAGATCAAAGTAAGACTATGATTAGGGAAATAGAAGAGGAATTGGGATATAAAACTGATACTATTAATATTATAGTTAAATCTTATTATACATCACCTGGACATTCAAATGAGACTATGATTATTTATTTTGCAACAGTTTCTAAAAAAATTGGTGAAGGTGGTGGTTTAGAAGAAGAAAATGAAGAAATAGAAATTGTTGAATTAACTAAAGAAGAAATAAAGAGAACAGAATTTGTAGATGGTAAAACATTACTTGCCTTAGCAGTTTTAAAATTAAAATAATTATCAGAAATAAAATCTAATCTTATGAAAACATTTGAAAATTTTAAAGAGGAAAGCATAATTGTTGAAGACTCTTTCATTATATTTGAAGTCCATAAAAAATTTAATGGTGTTACAGATAATACTCTTGAGTTCATGGTTAAAAAAATGGCTCGTAAATATTTGCGAATAAGAGGAGAAACCATATATTGCAAGGACATTGTAATCAAAATGACAGGTATAATGAATCAAGATAATACTTACATGAAAAATTTGAATTTTGCCTATGTGGACAAAGATTCAAATGAACATGGTCTACCAGTAAGGGAAAAAATAGAGGTTTTGAGAATAACTTCTTCAGTGGATCCATATGGTGAAGAAGATTGGGAATAAAATTCACAAAATATTTTTTATTTAAAAATATTGTTTCTATCTTTGTAGAAATAAATTACAATGGTTGGACAGATAATAATGTGGTTATTTGTTGGGTTTATCTGTTTTCTTATTTTTATTTTTCCATTGATACTCCTTGTATTACATATTTGGAATAAAATTCTGAATAAGTTTGATGAATGGGAATATAGGAAAAATATTTATAAGTTAAGTAAAATATATATAGTTGGGTTTCCTAGTGGTGAAATTATATTTTTAGGACAATATAGTGATTATGATTTTTTAACAAAACATAGTTTAATTTGGTATGATAAAGAATATAAATGTAATATGTACCAAGACCATGAAAAAAGATATATAAAGAAAATTTTAAAAAATAAAGAAAGATAATGAAATATACAAAAGTACAAAGAAAAATGTTGTTTAACATTGTTGAAAACACAGTATTCAAAAATATGGATTCTAATGTTGTCAAGAGAAATAAAATTGAATATAGAGATGAACAATATGAAATAACTATTAGAGCACCAAGGGATTTATTTTCAACTACATTATTCATTGATTTAAAAGAAATACAAACTGGAAAAGAAATACATTTTAATTCTTATGATTATTTTTTCCAACCTAAAGATGTAAGTGCAATGTACAAAAAAGTACGTTCAATATGTTTAGATACTACAAAACATATGATTGAAAATGAAATTAAATTAATAAATGAAGTATTAACAAATTATAAAAATAAATAAGAAATCATGGCAAAATCAAAGAAATTAGGGAGGTGCGAATTCAAGCACAATGGGTACAAAGTTATGCCAATATTTGATGGTAGTAAACCAACAGGTAAATATGGAGTAGTAGCAGGTAAAAATTTAGTAAGTGAACCTATGTCACTTAAAGATGCAATTGAAACTTTAAAAAGTGATAATTTTACCCCAAAGAAAAAAATTAAAAGATAATTAATTTTAATTTAAACTTTTTTAAAACAGTAATATATTCTATATATGAAAAAAGCAGAAAGGTCAATGTTATTGGTCTTTCTTTTTTTATTAACAAATAAAAACAATTATTAACAAAAAAAAAACAAATTTTATGAAACAAGTGATTAAATTTATCAAACAAACTGCCATCGTGATGGCAATTTTTGCGATGGCTGTATTTGCTACAAGTTGCAAGAAAGATCAACCTACCACTCCTACAAACGGAGACACCGAATTAGTTTTTGATATTAATTCTATTTTAGAAACAGGTAATTTGAAATCAACAACTGTTGATCCACCACCATGTAGTCAATTAAAAGCAACTACAGTTAAAGTAACACTTAATGGTCCTAGCTACACTACAGATACAGAAGTAACATTAGATGTATTTTATATTAATGTTGGTGGTATAGATAAACCATACACCAAAGGTTTAAAAGTAATACCAGGTACTTATACTGTTAAAGAATTTTTAGTATTTAATAATAGTACTTCTACACCAAGTGTTGCAACATTGTTATCTGCAACACCACATTTAAATGCACCTTATGCTGAATTTTTAAGTAGTCCAACAAAATCTGTTAATTTAACATTTCCTGTAGAAGCTTTCAAGAAAAATGAATTTAAAATGGAAGTAGTTTGTTATACCCCAGAGGTATATGAAAACTTTGGTTTTAATTATTTCCAAATTGAAGATATTATTGTAAGAACACAATATTTTTTTGGTGACCTTTGTATTAAAGATGTAAATGAATATACTGGAACTTTATATTCTACACAAGGTTTGAAACTTGATTTGGCTGCAATTTTCAAAATTAAAGTAAAAAGAGTTACTGCTGGTGGAGTTGTTCAAAATTATGAATATACTAACAATGTTGTTGCAGATATTCCTGGTCTTGGGGTACGTAATCCTGGAGAATATCCTGTTAAAGTAGAATATGGTGATTTCAAAAATTCAACTGACCATTTTACTTTTGAACTTTGGGTTCTTGTCCGTCAAGGAACTGGAACAGATTATAAATTATTCCAAACTTGGAATTTTGATGATATTTCAAATATCACAGAAGGTACTGATAATGTAGTGGATTTTGTAATTGGTAATTGTGTACAATCTGAAACAGATTATCATTTTGAACCTTATATTAATTTGCCAAATACTTGTTCTTTCTCTGTAGTTATGGGAACAAACTCATATTTAGATGCAACTCTTGGTAACTTTTCACCTGCTGGTAATTATGATATTTATCCAGGATTGAATCAAGTATATTGTGGTGACTTGGGTAATTTTGTTTCTCTTAACACACCTTATACTATGAAAGTTTATTCTTCATTATATACTCAAGATATTCCAGCAATTTACACTATTGCTAAAGGAATGCACTGGGGTAGATTGAATTGGTTGATTAACAACCTTGATCAATTCCCAGGTCATACATGGCAAGATGTTCAGGCTGCTATTTGGAGACAAAACAACAACTGGACTGGTCCAGCTCAAAATGGTATAACTTATAGTACAACAGCTCAAAATATGTACAATGAAATGGTTATTCATGGTGGTACTTTAGCTGATCCTACAACATGGTTTTCACCATTACCAGGTGGATGGGCTTGTGTAATCTTCATTGATTCTAATGCAGGTAATGCAACTCAATTGGAAATTATAAAAATAGATCCATAATCCTTGTAAATCTAAAAATTAAAAAAACCAGAGAAATCTGGTTTTTTTTTTGAAAATAATGTTGAATTATTTTTTTTCACGTTGAAAAATGGATTTGTAGATTCTGGAACACAAAGTTTTAATACAACTGTTGCAGGTACATATACAGTATGTGTTACTAATACCAATGGTTGCACTGGTACTGGTTCTGGAACTTTAGTTGTAAATTCTATTCCAACAGTAACAGTTAA